TTACAGATATCTTTTGTTTTCAAGATATTGTTCGAATTGTTTACGTTTAATTAAACGTCTTGTTCCAATTTCAAGCACGAAATTTACAGTTGGATTATCTGCTAATTCCCGTAATTTTGCAGCTCCTATGTGAAAATAAACAGAAGCCTCATCAATAGTTAAGTTGGCTCGCTCCCAAATTGGAATCTGTGGTTTTTCTTTTTTCTTCATATGCGATAATCTCCAATCATTAAATAAGGATTTAATCTACTTTTTTATTCTGCCCTTCAATATGTTCTACAAGTTCTTTGAAATATGGCACATTGTCTAACATCCACTGGCAGAAGATTCTCCAATCCTTTACTGGATGTGTCTTTCGTGAAAAATACATATTTAAAAGCACTTCATAAGTAAGAGAAAGATTTGCTGTGATATTATATCCCATAGGTAGCATTTCAAGAATTGCATTCCAAATATTTTTATCCTTTGTTGCATTGTACTCATCTTTAAGTTCATTTAGTAACTGAATAGTATTTTCTGTGTGTCGTTTAACTTTATACCCAAGCGTATTTTCAACGCCTAAAGTGTCAAATCCATTTTCAAATTCTTCGTGAGCAGATAATGAAAATTTATCAATTATGACATCAATACCTTCATGAGAAAAACTATCTAAGTCAAATTCTTTTTTGTGAATTGTGTGCATTTTAGAGCAACTACATCTTGTTGTTCCAACTTTATATGTATCTGCTTGCGCCCACCATGTGTGATGAGATGTAATTCGTAATCCAACTGGCAGTGATCGTAAAGCCTTTCTATGATCCTTACCTGCTCTTGCAAGTCTTTTAAATAAACCTAAATCTTTTTCGCCCATACAAAAACATGGATGCCAGATTTCTACATTTCTTTCTTTATCATATTCTGTGGTATGTCCAATGTAGCTATCACTTAAGTGCCAACTATCGTATGCGTTTCTAGCTCCTTCAATAGCAAACATCCACTGCTCTGGACTTGGGAATACTGGGTGTTCAATCTTAATCATATATAAATCCTCCAAAAATTTACTGAATATAAGATGAATAAACTACTTTTTCTTTACCTTGCGTTGGAGATGGATATCCACTAATATTTGGTGCATGTCCTGACCAACTAACATAGATATTATAAAAATAAGAGATAGAAGTGGTATATCTTCTCGTTATGATATATGCATACCCTCTATTGATCAGTGGTAGTAACTCTGTAATACATCTATCACTTGATTTGCACTCATCGCACGTCATTAACGCAGTTGAAAGTCTACATTCTAATCTGCCATTAATTTCTGCGGTTCTCCAAATTTCTTTCACTAAATCATCATATAGGTCCTCAAAAACCTCATTAAGTTGTTTTGTTTCTCCATGCTGCGAATACGCTTTCATATCCGCAGCACTGATTAATTCTTTTGTCATTTATTTACCTGTACTTCCAATTCCGCCAGTTCTTTTAGTTGTTACAGCTTCTTTATCGGCTACACCATAAGGTAGGAAAACTCCCTGCGCAAACGCATCACCTTTCTTGAGTTTCAGTGGTTCATTGCCATGATTCTCAACCTTGATAAAGATATGCCCTTCATTGTCTGCGTGATAGTAGTCACCATCAATTACTCCTGTACCGTTACCAATTCTAGCCTGTGCTTTGATGCCCAAACTACTGCGAATGAATACTAATAATACCCATCCTTTTTCAATTTTGCATCTAATTCCTGTTGGGATAACTCGTGCATCTCCTGGACGAATTGTAATATCTGCTGGACTAATAAAGTCATGCCCTGCGGAGTCAATTGTTTTACGATAAGGTAATTTTAAGCTACCATAGATTGATTCTTCTGGGTATCTAACCATCTGTTTTTCCCAGTCCTGTACGAACTGGTCAAACGATACTTTCTCAAACTCTGCAACTTTCATTAATCCGCTTTCTGTTAATAATCCCATATATGTATTTCCTTTCCATTTTCTTTGTGCAACTTTCACAAAATTTAATATTTCGTCATTATGGTATGTAAACTATCGTTTACAAAGCATCAGAGGCAATCCAACTTCGTTGTAGTAAGAATCCTCAAAAGTCATTTCTGTTTCGTCTTTGTACTGTTCTTTTAATTTTTCAACCAATAACTTCTGCTGTTTTTTCACTTCATCTTCAGTGCCATGTACGATTAAGGTCACATTGCCGTCATACACACCGTCATTAAATGTTTCAACTTCAATCATGTATAACTTGCGATCTGTGTTAAGACTTGATTTTTTAGCCGCCAGATACAGATAATCTTTTGGCAATTTATATTTCTTGAGCAGCTTGTCCACATCTTTAATGAAATTAAGCTTATGTTTTTCTTCTTTAATCTGCTTCTGTAAGTCTGTGTTTTCTACGTTTCTTTTATCGTTTTCGGTCATCATTACATTATTTGTACTCATAATAAATTCTCCTTGCGTAGTTCGTTTTCTGTGTATCGGCAATATTCGTCCCATAATCCTTTGGCATGAATATAGTTCTTGCCTTTCAACCCCATCTTTTTCTGTTCTGCTTTCAAGTCTTGGAATGTAAACTTGCGTGAGCATATCTTTTCTTTTAAGAATCTAGTTGCAATCCGCCCTACCTTATACATCTCCTCACGCTTCAAATTTGCAGTTAATTTCTTGTAGGTACTCAATTCATCATCTGGAATTTTATAAGGTGTTTTTGGCAAGTTTTTTGGTGAAAAAGGTGAGATATATTTGTAAGTTCCATCGTCACGGATTCTACTCTTCTGTGCCTTCAGCAACTCGGCAACAGTATCCAGATGTTTCACATCAAATCTAAACAGCACTTCTTTATCAGTTTCTTCTATATAATAGGGAATATCTTTGTCTATCTCTCGAATTGCCTTTATAACATTACGCCCTCTTATTAATGAGGGGATGTAAGCTACAAGGGTATATTCACCTCTATGCTTACCTTTTCCGTAGTAATATATCTGATTACCAAATGAGCATTTTATGTACAAATCATCAAAGCTAGGATCTATTAATCCTGCATCAGTTCTAGGAAAATCATTAGTATCCATGTTATATGCTGCCACAACACGATACTTTCCAAAATATTCTTTACGCTGTAAGAAATTAGCCGTAGTAATTCACTCCTTATTTAGTTGATTTTGATTTAGTTGTCTTAGGTGTAATACCTGTTGGCGGTGCATCATTTGTATTTTTGTATACATCACGCACCATCTTCTGAATTGTTCGCAGACTCAAGCCATATGAGAGCTGCAACTCAATAACCGCTTTGGAAAGTTCTTCCATTACTCTTCGTCCTCCTCGCCTGTAATAATGTCATCATTATCTTCATCAGACTTATCATCTAATTCATCGATCTCATCATCAATTTCTTCTCGTTCCTGTTCGAGAAATTCAATCTTTGCCTCATTGTCATCAATCAATTCCTGAAGTCTAGCAATGTCAAGTTTGCGGATAAGGAATCCGCCTGCTACCATAGCACCAAGAAATGCGCCAATGGCAACAGTTCCCAAATTGCAAAGCATAAACTGCCATAAGTGTAATTTAATCATCTGTATCCTCCTCGTCATCTGGATAATTTTGTAGTTCAAACTCTTCCTCTAACTCAAACTGCTCAGAATCGTAATAACACGGATTGTTTAACTGAGCGTCTGGGTTAGGTGGGTTATACTTAGGATTCATCGTCACGTCCTCGATTTTCAAGGATTTCTGTGCATACATCTTTATCTTTTCTTTTTGATGCTATTAAATCAGCAATATGCATATCCCATAAGTTGTGATATTTTTTTGATCCGAAGCGTTTTGCCCATTTTGTTTCTGTTTTAGTACCGTTGGGTTTCCATTGGAACGGTAGCATGTGGTAATTAATATAGAAAGCAATGTCTCCTATATTATGATTCACAAATAAACAATGCTGATTTGCAACCTCATAGACCAACATCATATATGCACCAATATTTTCATGTCCGTAATAGTGTGCCACACCATTCTCATCGAATGTCTGAGTGTATAATTTACCCATATCGTGATATTTAGTAGCCACTAACACTGAATAATCGTTATGAATCTTTTTTGAAAAATCATAGGCATCTGTCATATGTTTGCCAAGAGATTCCATATGATACGGATTCTTTTGGTCAAAGTCGTTATACTCTTCTGGAACCCATTTGTTTTCAATCTTAAAAATGTATCTGTTTATATCGGTTATATGATCAACAAATTCAATCTTATCCCATCCTTCTTCAAGGAATGGAATCTGGAATTTTCTTGCCTGTTTGTCAATTACATATCCTGGAACGGGATGTTCTCTGTCGATATTGTCTTTCTTACACTCATTAATCGGCTTTACGATAACCACGCAAACTTTCTCGCAATCAATTCCTTTGATGACATTGAGAATGGCTCTTCTGGATTTCATAGTAATATTCGTTGCTTCTGCTACAACGTCAATACCATTTTTAAGATACTTGACAATCAGGTTATGAAATGTCTGAAATACTTCTTTATTTTTTGACTGATCTTCTACTCTTCCACATATATTTTCTCTAATGCCATCTGTTGATATAGTGATAACTTCATTGCCACTGCCTTGTGAAACAGTGTTTATGTATTGTGACTTACCAGATGCTGATAAGCCACACAATAATGTAAGTCTTGGTTTTCTTTTGCTCATAATTCTCCTTTCGTGTTATAAAATTCGAGTTTTATGTAAAAATCCAATCGTCAAAAACCCTTTATTTTACTGGTGTTTTAGCAGATACTCTCTGCTGACATTTTTGAAACTTTGCTGTCCGTCAAGACTTCTGTATACAAATCCTTCTCTTTTAACTTTTGGATTGATAATACTGAATCCATCAGCCTGAAGTTTAATCTCTTCCATCGTGTCAGGCGTTTTGTAGTGTTCGTTGATAATTGGCACATGTTCTAAGTTGTTTTCTTCACAGAATTTTGCCATTTCCTGTGTACCTTTACGAATTCCTTCAACTACCAAATTGAATACGAATAAGCGATTGTCTTTCAATTTATAAGGATTTCCTTGTACGCTACCTGTACCTTCTCCCTGTAAAACAACACGATCGTAATTATTTGCAATAGCATAGTCACTTAAAACCTTTTCAATATTATATTTGTCGGCAAGTTCCCAGTAGATATTTGAGTCATGATAACATTCCTGATCTCTGTCAGCCTGTCGGACATTTCTACTACATACAACAAACTCGAATTTGTTTTTGCCACGTTTCATCCGATCAACAGCATATGTGCAAGACGTTCCATCAATTTTCTCTGTTTGAACCCACTCCTCATTAGATTCAAGATAGAATGGGCAATTTTCAATTCGGTTTTCATCTGTCTTCACAATCCATGATGGGAACTGTTTAGGATTATCTTTTTTCTTACCAAAGAACAAGAATAAAATTTTTCTACCAATGTCGTACCTCATGATTTTTCTGATGATTGGTTTCGAGAAAAATTCTTTATGTCTTGCAGCCATAGCTTTATATTTAGCGTTTGTATCTACTTTATTCGATTTTCTCTTACGATCTTCTTCGGAAGAATATGTAATTCTTAATTCCTTTGTAACATCATCACCAAGTTTTCTATCAGATAATTCTGGGAATAATGTAAGTGGTAATGCTAACCCTTGACTAAAACATTTAAATTTTCCGAGTTTCATTGTTTTGACCTTATAATGCTTCTTCTCTAGAAAAGCAAATCTCTCATCATCTGCTGGGCATTTGCTGTCAATTTCAACAAATACAGCTTTGTCCCCAACTTTAAATTCATCAATTTTTGCGATTAATACCCAACCAAGAACGCCAATTAGTTCGATATTATCTGCACCATCAATTGGTTTAATCCATGCAATTTCTTCAATATGTGCTAACGCTCTTTCTTTTGCCAAGTTTCTTATCTCTCCTTTTCTTATTTCAAAGTCAAATTTTATTTCTCTTACTCATAATGTGGTTTATAACGAAGGTCCCCAATTTGATTTAACTGCTCAAAAATATCCTTATACACTTCGCCATTTATTACTTCCATGATATCTTTAACCATTTTATTCATTTGGATAATATCTCCATTAAATGCGTCTCCAGATGTTTTAATTTCATACCGATAAAAATGTGGACTAACTGGTTTAATAATAAAATCACCGTCAAACACTGAACCTTTCTGGATCAATGTATACTCACCAGACCAAAACCCGTTGTCAATATGCACATCTTCACTTGCAATTTTTAAACAACAATTTTGATAGCTCTTATCTTTAATATAGTTTTTAAGCTTCATTCTATCTTCAAGCTTAATACATCGGTATCTACCAGTTTTTTCATCACGCACCCTGCTATATTTCTTAACGTGAAACATTACGCCATCTTTAACTTTATAAACATCCTCATAGTCTGATGTAAAAACCTGTTCCATATTTCTCCTTCCTGTGCTATAATAAATTTGCACATAAATCAACTTAGTTTGGAAACGGTGTAATTTTGTATACGAGATACCACTTCTTAATTGAGGTGGTATCTTTTTTTGTACACAAAACATTTATTTTATGAATCCTGTTTTACTGGAACCCATTCAGTAGTCATTCGATTTACTTTCTTCACTTCATATGGCTGGGCGCCAAATTTACTATCCTCAAAATCTTCTAAACCTTGCTGCCAATTAATAGCAAAATACTTGTCACGGAGTTTAACAATCGACTGCGTATCCACGGTAAAACTATCTCTATCTTTTTCAATTTCATAAAATGGAAATTCACATGCCAATCCTTTAAGCTCGCTTTCCGTTAAATCAATTCCTGCTGTAATTTTGTCATACATGATTTCTTTGAAATTTTCGCTATAATAATTTTCGTCATTCCATTTTGTTTTATCTGTAATCATTCTTCTATCTCCTTTTGTCAAATAATTATGATTGATCCATTTCTTTAACTTATCATTTGCATTCATGATCCTACCTTCTCTACTACCACGTCTGATATAAATGTGCATACTGGGCGAATATTAAAATATCCGCTACAAGTGCATGATGGAACAATTGATCCGTCAATACGAACGCCACAAATGCCGTCAGTTTCACAATTCGTTGTTGGCGTTAATAATGCCCACTCGGCTAATTTATTATTTGTTTTTGGATATTCTAAATACTCTCTGTATAGTCTATATTCGTCTAAAGTTAGTAAAGAAACTTTATCAATACTTATTTCATTCGCCATTGTTCCATCAAGTGCCATTAAATCACGTTCCATATACTGCAACACATCATGATGACAATTATCTTCAATTTCACATCCGATATATTTTAAATCGTGACGAAGACGACTAGATTCCCATCTGTTACAATATGTGTCGAATGGCTTTGTATCACCCAAAAAATCTTTCATAATGCAAAAACAAGTTTGAGCATATTTAAATTGATTTAACACGATCCATTCATACCCTGCTACCTTAAAGGCATCACCAACATTTAATGTTTGAAGCTCTACTTTTTCTGAGGTACAATCATTTTCTTCCGACTTCATCATGTCTTTATCTTCAATTACTTTTACGACTGCCTTGGCAATGTCATAAATATCTTCTTTATCTAACGTCAAGTTTTCTCTCCTTTACAAATTCTCTATATTGTTTTGTATACTCATAAGAATCTTTAAATATATTACAGATACCGTTATACATTCTTGGTTCAAATTGTTTTACGATATCAAGTTCGTTTTGATAATCTTTACCAAAAGGACACCCACAACAGCCTGTCCTTTTTAATCCATATCGTTCATAACAATCCGAATGGCTAATCTTAAAATATGCACAATATTCTGATTTGTCGCTATCCAAATACCAAAAAATTGGTCTGTATTGATCACACTGCCCGACCTTTTCATCAAAACAACTTTTATATCTTGATGCTCTTACTCCGCCTTCGGCTTTCCGAACACCTATAATACTTAGATCATATCCATTGTCTTTTATTGCTTTATGAGATACATCTTTCTTAGCATAGTTGCAACACTTCCCAGAAATCTTAAATTGCGGTGGGTTCTGGACTATAAATTCTTTTAAAAATCTGTTATAGTTAATGTTAAAACTACTCAATCTTTTGCCATTATTTAACGTACCGTGTGAATCACACCACCACATAAGAGCAGATTTGCACTTCGGATACTTCTGATATAAATCATCAAATGGTTTGTCTTCCCATTGGAATCCGTGGCTTTGCAATCTATACATCATTTCGCTGACATGCTTAGACATGAATGGTTGTCCATAAATCTTACATGATAATGGAATTGCTTTAATTGCTTTCTGTTGGATAATCTCAATATCATATTTATTTTCAAGATATTTAAGATGGTCTTTAGTTGCTTGATACTCTAAACCAGTGTCAAACCACATGTAATCAACCTTGTTATGTATATCACATTTCCAGATCATGTCTAACATTACATCACTGTCAGCTCCACCAGAAATTGAGCATAAAATCTTTTTATAATCAGTTCTGTTTATAATTGACCATGCCCGAATCATGTTGTCACAAATTGTCTTGTTTGCAGGGCATGTATCTAATAATTCATCAATATTCTTAGGTTTCTTAACCAAATGTACTTCCTCACGAAAATTTATTTCGTTTTCCGTGAGGTAAAGCCATACTTGGTGAGTGTCTTTTTACATCACTATCACATTACTTTTTCGATACAATCTAACCAACGATCCGTTAAATCATATCTTCGTGAAAACCTTTATGTTCTAAAGGTAATTAGCACAGATGGTTGAAGCCTAACCAATCGGCAGCACAGCGTCTCCGATATATTTCATATCTAAGATTTTGCAATCTTTCATTGGATGATCTGGATTCTCATTGTTATAGTCCCTAACAAACATATCAAGCCAAAAATCAGAATACTCGTTATCATCTTTTGAGTTGAATACCGCATATCTGTATGCATTTTTATAGTTTCCCTTTGCTGTAAAATATGCTAGTTTGATTTGATATACTGGCAATTCTATTCTTGTTTTAATAAAGTTCTTTGGGTGTGTATCACGTAGTTTAGATCGTAATTCTTCATCAAAAATTTCAACCGTATCAAGTCCTGTTCTAATAGCACATTCATCAAAAAATCGGTTAGGATGCACTGCTTTTCACCACCTTTCTGTTGTTTGACTTTACAATATAATTTTATGACCACACTGTGGACAGTGAATTAATTCCACATACCCACTATAATAGCTGTATCCGACAAGTTCAGATTTAATATCTGATTCATCAAATCTCAATTTGGCGCCACATCCATTACACTTCACTTTGCGTTTAGTTCCACCTTTTAAAATCTTAATCATCTTTCTCTACCTCGACTTCGATTGGATGTTTGCACTGTGGGCAGATAATATAGTTTGGTGGGTACACTGGTTTGAGAGTTCTGAAATCAATCGTACGCTTTGGTTTATCTTTAATATCATCTTTCTCATAACTCAACTCTGCACCACAATTTTCGCAAGTGCATTGTTTTCGTGTTCCTCTTTCTAAAATTTCAATCATCTTGACCTCATTCCCTTGATTTTCTTCATTGTTCTAAAATTTCCTAAAATCGCATCGACCGAAACCCTTGTAAAATAAGGGTTTTTTGACGGTCAATTTTGCGATAAAATATTTCTTTTATGTAATTAGTAAATTCCAACTACTTTTCCTGAGACGATCTTTCCGCCTTCGGTGCAATAATCAATTGTTTCAATGTTGATATCTCCAATTGGTCTGTAATAATTTGATTCATCATTCACAACAATCATATCGTCTGGAAGTTTTTCTAATAATTTTTTTACATCTTTTACAGTTAAACATGTTTCCTCAAAAATCATACTCATATCTTTAGCTGTTAATTTTTTATCTGCCATAAATCCTCCTTAACAAATTCTCACAACTCCAAATTCGTATAATCCTACACCATTCTCAAGTGCAATAGTGTCATGTTCTGTCGTAGTAATAAATTCATTATCTATGCCAACAACTGGCATATGATCTGGGTGTTTTGCTAACTCTTTTTTAAGCTGTCCAACTGTTATATAATTTGGCTCTTCCATTACAATCTCACCACTTTCTTGTCTGCAAATTCTTTTACTCTATCAGTCAAAGTTACTGCCACCACATGCGTTCCCATATAAGCATCAAGAGCTTCGCCAATTAAATTGTATCCTTCATCAATAAGAACATGATCATAATTCATTCCATACTTGTTCTTACATTCTTCTACAGTCATAGGCACTGGAATAATTAAGTCAAGATCGTTTGCTTTGTCTAATAATAGCTTGACCTGTGAATGATTCTGCACAATAATCGGATACTGTGTTGTAGCACTCGTATAGAGTAATTGTGTAGTTTTGCCTGTTGCTCTATCTTTAATAATCAGTGTTGTTTGTTTATTTGTCATAGCTAATCTCCTTCTATATAAAATATCTCTGAAGCACATCTTTGAATCTTAGAGGACTATCAACAATGGTCCGTGAATACTGAAATTGTCTTAAAAAATTCATAACAGTTCTAGCATCTGCACCGCTTAAAGGAATAAATTTTACATATTCAGGTCTCCCAGCAATACATACGACTGCCCACGAACGCTCTGAATCATGAAACCCAACGTCAACTGCTACGTCAGTAATTTCGTTGTACATCTTCTTCATTTCTTCATTCTGCTTTGTTGAAATCTGACACTGACGAGCCGCCTCATTGCAGTTGTTTGTGGCAAATCTTAATGTAGTGTTACTTTCATTAATTTCATTTTTTAAGGCATCAATATCTGGTTGCAGGATTTCTAACAACCATATTCTAATTTTCTCTTTTAATTTCTGAAACAATTAACTCTCCTTTTATATTTCACATGATCCATTTAATCCATATGGTTCATAACACAAGCCGCTTACCCAAACCCAGTTATCGTCTTTGTATATGAGGAATTCAACTGTCTCAAAATCACAACAACTGTCACTATCTTTATCTTCACGAACTGCATATACAGTGATTGGTTTCTTAGGTGTTGGAGACCTGCCAATTTCTTGTATCTTAAACATCTGAATCCTCCCATACTACGTTGACTTTGAACCCTAATTCCTTTAAAACATCTGTAAAATCATCAACATCTAATTTATGGTTTTCTATTTTAGTCCCATTGACTTCAATAGATTGCCAGTCGTCAAATTTAATGATCGTAATTGTATTTGGTTCTTTTACTTCTTTGTCTTCTTTATATTCCTCTTTGTACATGTCAAAGTCTTCGCATAAAGCACACTCAAAAGAAGTATACCTATTAGCACAACTTTGACACTGTGAATATAAATTGTCTAAATATCTATTCTTTTCGCTCATATTCCTCCTCGTATTCACAAATGTAATTATCTTTTGAAACCGTCGTTAGCGTATTTGATATACCGTCTGTTCTAAACGCATATTCTCTCATATTGCACATACGTTCTTGAATCAATCCAGCCTCATATTTCTTTCGAATTTTTTTTGCATATTCGGTTCTCTGATATTTTAAAACGCATGGAAATAAACTAATTTCTGGAGAAGAAGCTACTCTTCTCCTTTGATAAAATTTCCTTCATTAATTCCCTGATATAATCGATCTAATGCCACCTCAAATGCTCCAATGCCAGAAAAGAAACTGCTTAACTTAAGATTGTCAAATAGATATGGCATTGCTTTGTATAATTCAACAAATATGTAATATAAAACATCTACAACAATTGAATTCCCTGCCTGTTTATATAACTGACTGTTGCTATTTACCTGTTCAGCAGCCTTGAATGATTTATCATCAAATCCCATCAATCTCCAACATTCTTTTGGTGTTAATTTTCGGATTCTAATATCTGATTCAATTCTGCACACTCCTGTCTCGGTTGCAGTCAAAGTCGGACAAATTTTGCCATCTTCTTGAACTCTGCCTCTTCTGGATTTGGAGTTTGGATATGAAAGATCTGCAACGCCACCAACTTCACACTCCGTATAGCCTTTCTTAGTTGCCTGTTTAATTGCTACTTTTAACCCTTCGCCTTTATTTGTCGTGACCGTTGGACTAATCCCGTCATTGTCATATACATTTCCATTCATACCATTGCCAGATGGATTAACATTTCCTAGCTGCACAATCTTTGGTTCATGGCTACCGCCACCACAAGTATTTAATGTTGGGCTACATCCATCTGTGCTGTAAATTCTCCCAACTTGAGGGTTATTCCAATTACCTTCACATTTTGAAATTGAGCCAATTTGTTTTACAATGTTGTCATTAACAAGACGTGGATCTTTATAATCTCTGGACGTTAACGTAGGACAAAAATTATTATATTCTCTTGATTTTCCTTCTCTTTTTACCTGACATGCATCATATAATAAAGCATCTTTATTATTAAGATTTGTTAAAAATCTTTGCACTTTATCTTTGGAGATATAGAATTTTTCATCCACTTCGTCATCTAAAATATCTTTTAATCGAACACCATTATCAAATGGTTCTGGATATTTAAACTTTCCATTATCTAATTCATTCTTAATAAAGATTAGATACACTCTTTCTCTATTTTGTGGAATACCATAATGTTTTGCGTTAAGCACTTGCCAATATACGTTATATCCATATTCTTCAAGTTCCTGTGTAAATAATTTAAATGTTGTATCTTTAAATTTTTTACCTACAATATTTTTTACATTTTCATAAATACCAAAGTTTGGCTTATTGGCACGAATAACTCTTAAGTATTCAACCAATAAAGAGGATCTTGTCTTTTCAATATCTTTTGAGCCACATTCTGGACACGCATCACGTTCAGACCAATGGACTGTTAATGGGTTATAAGTATGTCCACAGTGTTTGCAAGTCCAAACCGAACCTTTTCCTTTCCCTGCAATACTAAAGTCCTGGCACGGTGATCCTCCACAAATCATATTAAATGGTTTGAGTTTTGTTTCATCCACTTTTGTAATATCACCAAGATTTAGCGATTCATCTACGTTATGTACTGTACAATAAGATTTGATAGCAAATTTATCAAACTCGCAAAAATTTACTAATTTCCATGTTTTATTTCTTGAAGTTTTGTTTTTATTTTCTGTCATTTGAACCTTGTATTTACAAGGCAGCGCACTGCGTTTTACCTAGGATTACTTGATAAAACCTTTCTTATGTATTTGTTTTTGTATTGTTTTACCTACAGAAATTGAAACGTAGATAAAAACAAAATTTTAAAGTCATCATATGGAAGAAATAAGACATGTCTAATCTATAGATATTTCTCCTCGAATAGTCATCAGAAATGTAACTAGAAATGTTACATTATTATTTATAATGGCATGTTAGAATGCCAAGTTCTTCGGTGTCAACTACCATATCGTCTGGTCTAATGATTCTGCATGGCTTGTCACCTACTCTCTTAAATCTGTATTTCTGTTCTACATCAGGGTATTTCTCGTGATCAACTTCACTCAGAAACATTTCTACTGGTCTGGCATAAATGTTAAAATCTCCATACATTGCCTGATAAATTACCAGTTTCTCATTTGTTTCTGTATGAGTCGCAAGGTCAATCACTTTATAAAAATGTCCTTTGAAGTGTTTGTAAATATCATCTTTCTTTGGTAAATCTCTGTTATTCATAAATATCTCTTTTCTTTGTTGCATGTCTTAACGTGATGCCAGCAATAACCGTATCTCCTGTTTGAGTATAAGAACTAAAACTAATGCGTCCGTTAAATTTACAAATATTCCCTTTTTTAAGTTGATCCTTAGACTCTTTGTAAAAAGCGACAAGATCTTCTCTACTAACACCAAGTGCCGAAACTACAAATTCAAGCAATTCACTGTCTTCAAAATCATCACCACGACAGTAATTACAGCTAGATCCAAAATTCTCTTTTTCATATCCATCTAATTCTGCACATGTTTCGCTACACCATTTAGCTCCACAATCACACCAATTGCTACCGTGATAATCGAAAAATACCTTACCGCAATGGTCACACACTAATGGAATATTACTCATTATTCAATTCACTCACTTTCCTGTTCTTTATCTTCTTTTACAAGAATTGCTTTCCAAGTTTTGCTGTTACATGAGGATGCTGAAATTTTGTAACCTTTATTTAAGTAACTGTCTACGCAATTTTTAAACTTTTCAGAATTTGATTCTTCCACAACTACGCATCGACTACCATCAACTACATGATCGATATTTTTCTGCACAATTTTTTTTAAAATATTGACTTGATGTAATAAATCATAAGTTGGAATTGATGTGATGTTATTAATGCTTTTATAGCTCACGCAAACGCTTAGTGTACCAATAACTTCTCTTATATCATCTAATGCTTCTTTTGTCATACCTTCTCCTTTCTAAATTGTCTCCCACCATAGATCGTGTACTTTCTTATAGTCACCTCTGCTTGGCACGTCCAATATTCTCCGAACTTTCTTGTTAGACAGTTTCTTATGAAATCTATAATTCCTACTGTAATCGCTGATATATAGTCTTTTATAATAAGGTTTCTTGTATGGGATTTCATAGAACTCACAATAATACTTGTCTACATATTGCACAGGTTCAGGATACCCACTGATATTTTTAAGTCTCGCTAACCTTTGATGATAACTCTTCCTACGATTTCTTTTCTTTAACATTGTCTTACGATTCTGCTGAAATTTTGTAGGAACATATTGCAGAAAGTCCGTATCCTGTAGACAATCTTTTGATTTTGGCATAATTAGCACACTCCTTTCTATAGTGGGATAAAAGTGGAATTTTATTGCTATATTTAATGTGAAAAATCCCTTATATTTCAACGATTTTCTTATGTCTATTTTAATAATTTTGACAAGAGTGTTTTATTTCACTCATTTTCATCGTGTTCTTCTGTCATGGACAGATTATCCGAAGTGCCTTTCCATAAGACCACCTCATTTTTCTCCAATGATTTTTGTACATCAATTACTCTTTGATTTGTTGATCCAGCCCATGGGTAAGACATATCTTTCAATTCGTCTACATACTGTCCATCCACAAGGACATCTATATAAGGAAGAATCTCAAGTCGGCAATCGTACATAAGATGGTTTGTTCTACTTCTGCGAGAATATTCAGCTAAGTCCAAACCAATATCTTCTGCTTTATTCCCTGTATATAACCAGATTTTTTTGTCTGGCATAAACTCTTTGACAAATTTACATATTGCAGAAACACCATCTCTATTCTCTTTTGCCAACGGTTCTCCACCAAGAATACTTAATCTTGTATATTGCGGATTAGTTAGTGGGCGTAACAATTCCAGCACATCCAACGTTGTTAATTCTTTACCACCATTAAAATCCCACGTTTCTTTATTAAAACAATTCTTACAATGGAAGTGGCATCCTTGAACGAAGAGGGCTACGCCAAGCCCTTCTCCGTTGCTAATGTCCATTTTTCTTATTGAAGCGTATCTCATCTATTCAGCTCCTTATCATCTAAGTGGTAAACTCGATCATGGATATCACCATATCTTCCTTGATTGCCTCCATTCTTAGAAGTCCCAATGTAACCACAGCATCTGAATGCAATATCCATAGTCGAACCATCTTCATTTCCACACTGAGGACATCTCCATTTCAAAATACCATCTTCGTCAACTAATGGAATATCGCCAGAGTATCCACATTTTTCACAATAGCAGCTCTTTGTATTGATTTCTGCATACATAATATGATCGTACATATATTTAATTACTTCCAATAAAGCACTCACATTATGTTCCATATTAGGAGTTTCAATATAACTTATTGCCCCTCCTGGACTGAGTTTCTGGAATTTTGCTTCAATACGCAGTTTGTCAAAAGCATCAATTTCTTCAAATACAGGAATATGGTAGCTGTTTGTAATGTAATTTCTATCTTTGCCATCAATTTTTTTAAAGACATCATTACCAAATCGTTTCTTTAAACACTTGGCAAATTTATACGTTGTAGACTCTAAAGGCGTACCGTAAATACTGTAATCAATGTTTTCTTCATTCTTCCACTGCTCACATTTGTCATTCATTCGTTTCATGATTTCTAATCCAAATTTTTCACCAACTCCACCATCTGAATGAGAATGTCCAGTCATATATTTGACGCATTCATATAATCCTGCATAGCCTAATGAAATAGTTGAGTATCCATCAAATAATAATGGATCAATTACCTCGTGCTTTTTCAGTCTGCTATATGCCCCATACTGCCAAAGAACAGGTGCTACATCTGACTTTGTTCCAAGGAGACGTTTATGTCTTTCTTTAAGTGCTTTATGACATAATTCTGTTCGTTCATCAAACAATGCCCAAAATTCATCCATATTCTTTTTAGAAGACAATGCGATATCTGGAAGAGATAATGTAACGACTCCTTGGTTAAATCTACCATAATATTTATGCTGCTTTGGATCATAATTTTTTGCGTGTGCAATATTGCCAATCCCTTTGTCTGTGAAACGATCGGGTGTTAAGAACGACCTGCACCCCATGCAAGTATAAACATCACCTTTTAACTCTTTCATAACCTTTTCAGAGATGTAATCTGGAACCAATCTTTTTGCAGAACATTTGGCTGCTAATTTTGTCAGATACCAATATTCTGTAGACTCATTACAATTATCATCTTCTAAAACATAAATTAATTTTGGAAATGCTGGTGCAACAAATACGCCATCTTCATTTTTAACTCCTTCATCTCTTTGCCTAATCATCTCTTCAATCAATAAAGCCAAATCTTTTTTCTCTTGCGGTGTTTTGGCTTCATTCAGATACATAAAAATGGAAATAAATGGAGATTGTCCGTTAGTCGTCATAAGCGTGATCAGCTGATATTGTATAATTTGTATACCTTTTTTGACTTCTTCATATAATCTATTCGCTACAATTTTTTCAATATGCTGCTCTTTGTATGGAATATCAACATGCGCCCATTCTAATTCAACCTCAGATCTAATTTTCTTCCTACTCACATCTACAAATGGTGCTAAATGTGCCAAAGAAATACTCTGTCCACCATACTGAGAACTAGCTACTTGTGCAATACCTTGAGTCGTAATATTGCAAGCAGTTGAAAATGAGTGCGGTTTTTCGATTAAAACTTCGCTAATTACAGTTCCATTCTGAAGCATATCTTCAATATTTAACAACCCACAATTATGCATTTTCTGTAAAAAATAATCTCTGTCATGAAAATGAATAATACCTTCCTTATGTGCCTGTACAATTTCTGGTGGAAGTAAATAGCGTTCTGTCGCATCCTCACTAACAATACCAGCAATATAATCTCTTTTTGTTGGATTTAGTACAGAATTTTTATTTGCATTTTCATCTTTAATTTCTTCATTGGAATCCTCGATAAGTCCAAGAACTTCGCTATCAATAGAGTCATAATTCTCTCTCTGGAACTCACGAACACTGCGATAACCTTCATAAGCTTTAGCAGTTAATTCCTGCCCTTTCTCAACAAGTTTCTTAAATACCATTGCTTCAATTGCAGAAATGTCAATTTCTTCTGGTAATTTACTGCAATCATTTTCGATTTCTCTTGCAATTTGTTTTGCAATATCTTCCTTAATTAACCCAGATCCATTTTTCATTGCTTTCATAATCGCTGTGTAAATTTTGGTCTTGTCGAAATCTACAACAGTACAATCTCTTTTAATTACTTTCAATAAAAGACCTCCAATAAATTATGTAATAATATCATCATCTATATGTAACGCACCCGTCTCCTGCTTTCTTGCAGTTCAACGTATATCGTGCATCGTTACCATCACCATCAATCTTTTCGGTTGATACACTTTCAATTATCATTGTCTTACCTGTTTCTACATCCTTAACAAGTACCTCTTTTTCTATATGTAGTTTAGAAACTAAATTTCTAAGCTGATTAATTGTTCTGATCAACTTCCTTTGTTGTCGCTCCTTCCGTGTCTCTAATCTGTCTTTTAAATCTTTCTAGCTCAGCCATAATATTCAAACAAGTCATAGATAAACTTCCTTCATTGTTAATAACCGCGTCGCATAAATCATATGCTTCCTCAAAAACAGATTCATCTTTTTCCATTCTTTCATCAATCGCATCTCTTGTATCTCCACGATCTTTCATTCTCTGAATACGTGTAGCACTTGGAGTATCAATACATAATGCCAAGATATGTTTCTTATGATAATTTTCTTTTAACTGTTTTAATCCTGGAACATCAACTACATATACATCTGCATCATCACACTGACTTTCTGTAGCACAATACCAATTGCCAGTATAATGACTCTCTGCAACCTTGCCTGTGATTCTTGAATACTGAGCTAGGTTTACATATGTATGATCATCAAGTTTATCTGCTCTCTTCTCTCTGGTAGTGTATGATCGTAGATATTTCAGACCGTAAATGTCTTCCAGATACTTTGCTGAGACACTTTTGCCTGCTCCAGATCGCCCAACCAGAGCGATTAAAACATTACTTTTATCTCCTGCCATCTCTATAAGTCCTTTTCTAATTTCTTGATTCTTCTATTGATTTTTGTTACGATTTTGCCGTTATCTTTGCCTCTAGCGATTAAGACGGCTTTTCTATCCTTTAATAAATTTAACTGATCTAATTTTGTCATATAATCATTTTCTCCTTAGGCTATATTTTAGTTTTCAGTTGCTGTTTCTGACGATTCCTCTACGACCTCAGCAGAATCATCATCTACATATTCAATATCTTCTTCTTTTACTTTTGTTGCAGGGTCGAGTCTTTCATAATCCTCTTCTGTGGCTGGCTCTGTTTTAACAGTTCCACATTTTTCGCAATAAGTTGTCCAATGATATCCATTCTCTTCATCATATGCAATTGTTTTTTCTGACCACACATGATCACAGGTTTCATCTGCGTCATCTGGGTATTCTGGTTCTGTATAATCTGCATCGTCTGTATCGTCTGCGGTAGAATTTTCAGTATTTTTTTCTTCTTCTGTTGTTGCCGATACATCATTTGTTGTATCTTTAGAATCTTCTTTGACGGCATTTTTCTTATTATTTTTCTGCTCTGTTGTGTTCTTTGTAGTTTCTGTAGTTGACTTACCTTCTGTTGTTGCAGAAACCTGTTTATCAGTGTTATTATTTAGTGTATCTGCATAAATAGTATATGCTGAAACGCATCCTACTGCTGTTAACATTAATGCTCCAGCGATTAATAATTTTTTAATTCTCATAATATATTCTCCTTTTAATTTATCAATCCATGAACGATGTCACCACATAGAAGGCGATCGCCATTAATACAATTGTTACAATTACTACTACTCCAATTGGTATTACAATATTTGTTATTATCCAAAACGCAAATGCAAATACACCAACAGATATGAATGTTGCAAGAAACCAGACGATGGTCAGTACGATCATCGACAAGAAAAATTTTAAGATTTTCTTTATGATATTGAATCACCTACCTTATGGCATTTCATTGTAAATTTTACTTACATCATCTAATAATTCTTTTGGCAAATATCTTTCTAAAAGCTCATTTGAGTTATCAAGTGTCTTCTTGTAGAAATCTTCTGCAATACCACCGCCAATAGCAGCAATCGTGTCTGTGTCACATGGCAAAGATAATACATTTCTTAAAAATGATTCATAATCTTCGCTTTCCAAGAAACATCTAATTGCCACAGGCACACTATCTTGAACTGTCGCAGACCAAACATAATTCTTTCTATAATCTTCAAGTGGTCGATCAACACCATATGTATACTGACTAGATGGATAAAACCTTAAGGCATATTTGTAAATTTCTTCTTTTGATCTGCCCCAACGAGCCATAAAAGAACAACTTGTCACAACCGATGCTCCTTTGTAAGATTCTGAGTGGCTGTGGGTTTTCTCACATGTATATCGTGCAATATCAATATAAAATTTAAATGCATCTGGATTGTCTGAAAATCCATTAAAATACATCATAATTGGTGAAACTCTCATTGCGCATCCATTGCCAAAACTCTCGTTTACATGGTTTCCATCATCGTACAACCAGTCTTCGAACATTTCTCCATATCCTACGCCAGAATATTTCTTACCATATTCTAAATAGAACTCCCAAGGTTCTTTATTGGTTTCATCTAACAACCACATACCTGTTGCAATACTGAGAACTGTATCATCTGTGTATTTACATTTATCTGTAAACAATTCACAGTTCTTCCAATCTAAATTGTGAGGTCTGCGGAACTCATATTGAGAACCGCAAATATCTCCTAAAATTGCTCCAATCAAAGCCATTTAATCACCTACCTGTTAAAGATGTTTTCTAAAATTGTAAAAATTACTGCGATAATCCATTTTGTTTTCGTTGGAACAATTAGCGGATTTACCACAACAAAATGTAGTAACCAAATAAACAGATTTACGATTGCAAAGTTGACAGCGATTACAACCATTAATCCTAAGATTGTACCTAAGATCGTTCCTGCATGATATTTGTTTTCAACAAATAACGAAGTTAATAATTTCTTCATCTGTTATCCCTTTCATCAAAGATTAATTTTATCTACTCTACGATCATCCAGTCTTCAGCTAACATATCTGTCTGACTTGCAAGCCAAGGAACAACGTTACCCTGTGCTGTTTTCATTGCAATATAAGCACCATATTCGACTAATCCGTCTTTGTTTACAATGCTTTTAGCAATATCTGTGCATGGCGCATAAGCTCCTGCTGGAACATAATATAAAAACATACCTTTCCCATTCCAACCTTTTCTTGCTACTTTTCTTTTATCTTTCATTGCATCAATTGCTGTTCCAAAATCCATAATAAATTCTCCTATCTTCTAAACTGTCGCACCAAACATTCTGCCGCATCCATAATCCATGCATCTCTTTTGACTATTGCAGCCGAAATTTGTTCAGCTTCCCTTTTCTTTTTCTGCTGTATTCGCTCCCAATGTTTCTGTGCTTTGTCCATTCAGCTCTCCTTTATTCTTCCGTATGACATGTATTTGTTAATTTCTTATACACATCTTCGTACAGCTCCTGCTTATCGCCATTGTATGTATACTCTGCATAGATACCATCACCGCTTACTGTCGTAGATGCTAAGCATTTATAGTTCTGTAAAGTCTTACAACTCCAGACGATAAAAACATTACTGAGATCAATTTTCATTGCCAAATGATTTTCTTCGCAATGTTTGTTATACCAATCAACTAATTTTCGTTTACATACACTCTGAAAGTGATCCATTCCTGTAACAATCATTTCGTTCTCTCCTTTACTATTTCTTCTGAATTTTTCTAAAAGATAATCTACTTTGTCATTGCATATTTTGGCATCTGCTCCGTTGCAAAAATAGTAAATATCACAATTTGTACATCTCATTCTTATAAACTCAACCGCCTCTTGCGGATTGAAATTTGTAACGTCAATAAGTTTACCTACCATACCACGGCACCTTATTTACTCTCTGTAACTTTAAATGGAACAATTGATTCTGGAATATAGTTAACTTCATATTTATATTTGTTAACTTTAGCCCCACCTAAATCTTCGATTACATACATGCTATCTCGATTCATGTGGACAATATGTTTCTTATATGAGCCATCTGCTGTTTCGACAATAAGTTTTACTTTCTTACTACCTTCATCTTCTAAAGAAAATGCTCCAACAATTTCAAACTCAACTTTATCTGTTCGTGTATTAATTACAGCAAATCGTCTTAAGACATTAAAATTGTCTGCTTCTTTGGATACGTTAGTTGATACCTTATCGGCTTCAGTGCATCCTGTCACAATACCACCAATACTGAGACATCCAATTGCAGCAATAACCGCCATTCGTTTTTTAATGTTTAATTTCATATATTCAATTTTCTCCTTTTAAATCTTAGGGTGTTTAATTTCTTTTTGTTTTGACCAATCAATTTCTGAAGGTTCTACACCTGTCTGCTGTTTGTAGAATTCATAATCTTCTGTCCAAAACTCTGTATCTTCATCTTTAACGAAGTAACTCTCGTCAAAAACTAGATCCATCTCGTCTGGAGTAGCAAGATATTTTACTTTACAACGTCTACCATATTTGTATGTTTCTCCGTTATAGCAAATTGAACACGGCTCCCAGATGCGATATTCTACATAATTGTCTTTTACAACCAGCTTTTCAATTCGACTTTCTGGGATTCCCCACTTTACCAAACATTCATAAATGGTTAATTTATTCACTCATATCTCCCTTCAGAATCTTGATTAATTCATCTTCATCAATGATCGGAATGCCTAACTGTTGTGCCTTTTTATTCTTACCGCTTGTAGAATTCACATCATTGTTCACAAGATAATTCGTATTCTTTGATACAGATCCTGCAACCTTGCCACCTCTGGACTCAATTTCATCTTTGATAGCATTACGATTGGCAAACTTATTTACCTTACCAGTTACAACAAAAGTCATTCCTGTGAGGTTAACAGCAGATTCTTTCTTGCTTTCTGGCATTTCAAATTCAAGTTCTTCGGCTAATTTCTCAACCATTTCAAGATTTTCTTTGAAATAATCATCCATTGACAATGAAGTATTGATACCAATACCATCAATATGTCCAAAATATTTTCTCTTTTTGATTCTTTCGATAAACACATCATATGGATTTTCGTTATTTGATAGAGAAATCTTATCAATAAGCTTGCAAATATCCTTTGCCGTTGACTTCCCGACAAGTTCAATGCCAAGTGCTGTTACGAAATTAACCAGTTTGCATCTGCGACTTTCCTCGATACTATTTAATAAGGAAGAAACACTTTTTGCACCAAATCCATCAAGGTTCTTCATCTCAGATTTATGCTCTGCTAAATTATAAATATCTGTATAATCTTTCAGCCATCCAAGATCAATAAATCTTTTCAGTGTTGCCTCAGATAAACCTTGAACATTCATTGCATCTCTGGAAACAAAATTCACAAATTTGCTTAATAGTTTTGCCTTGCAGTCAGGATTCATGCATTTCAGAACCTTACTGTCATTCTCATTGATGATTTTTGCTTCGCCACCGCAGGTTGGACAAGTATCTGGAATCTTGAATGTATTGCTTCTTGTCAGATTATCGTGTACTTTTGGAATTACCATATTACTACGATAAACCTGAATCGTATCGCCTACACCAAGTTCTAATCCCTCAATGTAACTTACATTATGTAATGTGGCTCTTGTAGTTTCTGCACCATCAAGATCAACTGGATCAAATACTGCAACTGGATTAATTAGTCCTGTGCGAGATGTATTCCATTCAATATCTCTGATTGTTGTTTCGTAGAGGTCATCTTTATATTTGTAGGCGATCAACGATAATGGATGATGTCCCGTCATTCCTAACGATTTACCATATTGATAATCGTTGTAGGAAATAATTAAACCATCAACAGGATATTTGTATTCTTTTGGCTGAAATGTTGCCATATACTCTTCAACATTATCTCGGTTAACGACCTGATGCTCTACTACGTCAAACCCTTGTTCTGCAAGATATTTAAAGCTATCTGCAATGCTTGGCATTTCTGATTCAGGTGTGTCTCCAAGTTTGACTAATTCAAATACTTTGTAAGCCAACTTCCTTTCTTTTGCCACATTGGAGTCTAACTGTCTAACAGTACCTGCTGCTAAATTTCTTGCATTTTTGTATTTGCCATGTAATTTTTCATTAATCTTAGCAAAATCATCATATCCAATAACTGCTTCACCACGAATTTCAAGATAACGCTTTTCAGGGATTGACTGTGGAACATTTCGTACCATTTTCATCGTGTGAGTGACATCCTCACCAATTTCGCCATTTCCCCTTGTAATTGCTTGTTTTAAGCGTCCTTTTTCATACCTTAGTACCACCGTCAAACCGTCTTCCTTCCACGATAAAACACCAATTTTATCCGCAAGAAATTTTTTGACCTCATTGACATCCTTCGTCTTCTGAGCTGATAACATTGGGCGTGTGTGCTTTACTTTAGCCAGAGAATCAATTATAAATCCTTGAACGTGGTGGATGGGCGAATTGTTCAAAACAACGCCAGAATCTCTCTCAAGTCGTTCTAAAGCAGCGCATAAATCGTCAAATTCTTTATCTGAAATGATCGGATTATCCTCTGCGTAGTACGCATATGAAGCATCATTGATTCTGTCGATCAAGAAATTCATTTCTTTCACATATTCAGTTTTCATAATTTTTGGATTTTTCCTTTTCTTGTTTATATTGTTTAGTTAATTATTTTAATTTGTGTTTTCTATGTCTTTCAGTAACTGCCAATTACTTCACTACATATATTTTTCTGTGCTGCTGCACATTTACTGTTTCGGAATGTGTTGATTTGAACACGTCTACATGCATTCCTTTTACTTTGCCTCCACAATCTTCTGCCACAAAGATTGTATCGCCATATCCCTCAATCTTAACTCTTGTTCCGTAAGGGATAATGTTTTTATCAACTGCAATCGTATGATACGGTCGAGCAAATCTATGCCCTGCATGATTCCAAGAAATCTTAGATCCATATCCTTCCGAACACTCATAACATGGACAATATGCCGTGATTAAGAATGTTCCAAGCGAACTTTTTTCAAGTTCTCGCTTTCGCTTCAGCCGCTGTCGTTTAATTCGCAATCGTTTCTTTCGAAGTTTTTCTAATCGAATCTGTCTTGCTTGCTCTTCATCAGCTTTCTTACATTTCTGATAATGCTCATGAACATCTTTTAATGCAACGCTTTGGCTGATTGGATTGTTTGAAATCACATTGCCTTGCTTATTTTCTGCAACAGTTGTCTCTGTTGATAAGGTTGAAGTCTCTACCGAGGGTCGCTCCTCTGCTTTAACTGTGTGAGTCATAAAGCCTGAACACATTGCTAAAAAACTAAACGAAATAACTTTCATTAAAAATTTTTTTCTCATTTTTTGCATCTCCTTTCATTAACATATTGGTATCTTATCATACTTCTTGCACCCTGTCAATAGGTGCAAAGAATAAAGTTAATTTTTTAGGCTTAACCAAGTGCGCCTCTTATTATGATTTGTTACGATACATCTCTTGAACGCTTCTGGTTCTGCAAGGAGCGCAAATCTTTTCTTAGCTCGTGTTAACATTGTATATAGCATACAGTTATCAAGCAATTTGTAATGTGTGTTGTCAATGATGCCAATTACAGTTTGAGCAGCCGATCCTTGAAGCTTATGCGTTGTTAATGCATATGCCAATTGAAGTTGTCCTAACTGAGCAAAAGAATATTCAATCATCTTCTTATCCATGTCTGGATTCATCATGGCGTGAACAACTTTCTTATCATAATCAATGCCAGTAATGTATCCAATATCTCCATTAAATGTGTTTCTTTCATAGTCATTACTGGTTTGAAGCACTTTATCTCCCACATAAAACTTCTTTGTTTTGCCATATGTAACAAACCTTGCATTGGATTTATTTTTATACAATTCTTTCTGAATTGCTACATTAAGTTCTTCTGTAGAGTTTATGCAACCTGACTTACGAGGAGAGATTACAACCACATTATCCATACCGTCTTGTTTAACACACGTCATGAACTGCTTTACAACCAAATTAAAAATATTCTCACGATTATTTCTGAAGATGTAAAACATATCATGCAGTTCTCCATGAACTTGTTTAGCACTAAAATCCTCAATTGGTGAAATCGCTCTACGCACTTTTCTAGCATCACTAAGAATACCAGACTTTTCTGCTTGTCTCATTGGCTTCGTTAATTTCACAGAAGCCAACTCATCCATTTTGAGCAGATCAGAAAAAATATTGCCATAGCCAATTGGTGGTAACTGCATATGATCTCCGCTAATAATAATCTTTGTACCTGGACGAATTGCCAAAAGTAATTGATAGAACAACCCTGCATTAACCATACTTGCCTCATCTAAAAGAACTACATCTATTGGCAACGGATTGTTGGCATCGTGCATAAATGAATCTACGCCTTGTGCCTCAAGCAATCTATGAATAGTTTTTGCTTCTAATCCTGTTGCTTCTTGGATTCTCTGTGCTGCTTTCGCAGATAATGCACATGCAGCAATGCTGTAATTTCTTTTCTTATAACATCTGATGATCGGCTTTAATAAGGTAGTTTTACCAGTTCCAGCTTCACCACTAATCAAGACGACATTTGTTTGTAATGCAGTATAAATACCTTTGTTTTGTTCTTCACTAAAAGTAAATCCTTCTTCTTTTTCAACTTCGGCAATAACTTGTCCAATTTCGTTTACAGTGATTATCTCTTTCTTCTTGGTAGAATTAGTATCTCTGCGTTCTTGCAACAATGCCAGTATATTCATTTCTGTGTCATGGTACTTTTTCAAACCAATTAGTTCGCCACTAACATAGATGTCTGGAGGAAAATCATTTTCAACATAATCGTCAAATATATGCAGACACTCTCCAACTGTTGTACTAACTTCTGATCGCAATGTGGCAATCGCCATATATGTATGTCCGTCACTTTCGCCAAGATTCGTTAAATAATACGTCATAAAATAATCAAGTCGATACTTGGAATCTCTCAATTCTGGACGGATCTTTAAAGCAATATCATCAACTTTCTTAAATCCAAGACCTCTGATCTTAGTTAAAATGTAAGGATTTGTGTTGATTTTATACTTTAACTTTTCTGAATCTGGCTCAGCTTCTACCAATTTCTTAATCATATTAAAAGTAATCCCATGAGGCTGTAGCATAATTACAACCTCGGAAATCACATAATTATTAATGATCTTCTCTCTGAGCTTCGCCCATGTCTTGTTGCCAAGTCCTTTAATCATAGATGTATCGATAGTCTTGCATTTTCCTGCCATAACATCCTCAATGATATTTGGATATTCAGCAAGCAAGCTTTCAGCAATTGATTCTTTCGCTTGTGTTTTTAAAAACATTAGCTGATCGGTCTGTGTTTTTGGAACATCTGCAACAACCGAAATCGGCTTATATTGATATTCGTGATATTTTTGAGAATAAATACATGTCGCTTTTACATTATACTTTGTCCCAATATATAACTGTTGAACTTCTCCAACAAGTTTACTTGCAACATATTCTTTATCTCCTGAGTCATCAAATTTATTATCATTGTATGGACTGAATTGTGGTATCTGGTCTTTTGTACAAAACGCATAGATACCAAACATTGATTCTTCATTATAAAATATCTGATATGTAGGAATCATTTCAAACTCGCATACCTTTCCGCATGTCTGACTCTCCATTATTTAGGCAGCACCTCATTTCCCTTTTAAATAATTTTTAAAGTAATATTCAAAATACAATCGAATAAACAGCCCAGAATATTTATTATCTGGCATGAAGAATATCGGCACATTGTATTTAAACCAAAAGCTGTGCAATGATCCAATGAATGATTTCTTGTTATACTGCGTGTTATAATTGCCATCTGCAATATCTGAGTAATTGGCGTTTTCAAGCAGAATAACTTTTGTCTCTGGTGCAAGACTTAGCTCTTTTTCGAATCTGGCACGATCTTTTGATAAATTGCCACTGATTTCTTCAAGACTTCCTTTGCGTTCAATACATACTTTGCTGTCAAAATAAATATCTCTCTGAATACCAAGCTTCTCATTTGCAGGAATCATGAAACTGTAGTCTCCATAATTCAATGCTTTCTTTTTATGATTTACGCTTTTTCTATCGAAGTAACCTATGATATGATCAGCCTTTTGCTCCCTTGTGTCGACCAGGATTGTCATCGAGCTGATGAGTTCTTTGATTTCCTTGTCGGTATATTTGTAAAATTGAATTATACTAATTCCTCCTCTACGTCATTTTTAATAGTGAAATTCTTAAGCCAAAACTCAAATTTATCTGGCACATCTTTGTAGATTTTCTTTCCTGTTTTTGTATTGATCTCCCCAGTTGGTTCTTTTTTATGTTTCTTCTCAACTGATTTCAGATATAGAATATCTCCTTCATCGAATGGGTTCTTCTTATATTGGTTTGTCCACATTTTTACTTTCTGTGTTTTTCCAGAGTAAATTTCATATAACTGAATGTTAACGATGGATTTTTTAACATCAAGATCTGAAACATAATATAATCGTTTATTAACTTTTACGTTAGCATAGCTTACAATTCCGAGAACATTTCTCTGATTGTCTAATTTTTCTTTCAAAGACAATTCTCTGTATGGAATATTTTTTATAGATTCAATAAGTAATTGTTCTGAATCTAATTGATTATAAAGTGTTTTTGTCTCATGACCATACTTCAAAAGTAAATCAGAAGAAATGTGATATTCTATCGCCTTTTCTTTGGACAATTGCTTTTTCCCATTTAATAATTCATAATATTTAACTGTTTCTAATAAGGTATTCGCATCTCCGAACTCTACAAAATAATTAATTTTAATTAATTTGTCTATCACTGTTTTATTGAGATGATTCTGCTTTAATACATTGATTACTTCTATGAATGAGCTGTATTTAGCCTGTCCTAAATCATATAGTGAATTGGCGACACCTTCTCCAAATCCTTTAATGCTTGATAAATTGGGATATATAATTTTATGTTCTTCATCAATCGTGACTTTTCTATTGTCTGCTCCAAACCGATAATCTCCCAATTTATATCCCCAAAATTTAATGGCTTCTTTTACTAGAGCATCAATTTTATCTTTCTTATTTTTTTCTTGGTAATGATTAATTGCTACTTCATAGAACATTTTCGTATAATGAGCTTTAAACCATGCCTGATAGGCAGAATCCTCAGCCATCGACCAAGCATGCGGAGAGTTGAAGGCGTACGAAGCTGATGAGTCTATAACTTCCCATATATTATTGAAATTATTAAGTTCTCCAATTTCAATTTGCCAACCATCTTTTAATCTTTCTTTCAGTTCTTTTAACTTTTCAGGATGAGCTTTATATTTTTTTTTCGAGATATTTTTAATAACTCCATACGTTTCGCCCATCTTCAATTGCAGGAAAGATAATACCTTCATAATTGACTCTTGATAAATCATAAAATGTGCTGTATCTTGTAACAACTCATCAATTTTCTTTTCGCCTGTTGAATATGGTTCACGATTTAAAAAAGTATTTAATAAAGATGCAAATCCTGGTCTAATTGCAGCAATGAAACTACTTAATTCTGCTAAATTTTGTGGCTTATATTTCTTTGCTCTATTTGTTGTCGCTTCTTTTTCACATTGGTTAACACAACAAGTAATTCCTTTTGCATAAATATCCCATGTTTTATGATCTCCTTCTATCATCTCTCTCAGTTCTTCAGATGTAGGAACCTCCATTCCTATACTGTGAAAAAATTTATATGTAAGATAAACACTATCTACAATAAGAAAATCTTCTTTTACATATCCAAATTCATCAAGATAGCCACCTTCAATGGCGGCACAAATTGTTCTTTTCCCAGTCGTTTCTGAAACAGCACTAATTAATCCTACTTCTCTACGAATATCTCCGTCGAATATAAAATGTCCACAAGCATGTACTTTTAGATTGATAGTGATTCCTTGGTACTCATTGCTTTGTTTAAATAAATCAACATATTCTTCTGGAATGTAGTCTTCAACATGAATAAAATCTTTATCTTCTTCATCAGCATATTTCAATGCTTTATTATAATCATCAAGATATTTTGAAATTCTATTTGCATCTTCTGAACTAACATCATTAGCTCCAGCATATAATTGCCATGCTGCTTTCTCTTTTAACTTTTCTATAGCCATTAACGGATAACATCCATGCTCTCCAAGAAGTTTTTTTGCAGCTTTCACAAATGGCTCCTGAGTAGCTACATTTAGGTCAATCCTTGATACCCTCGGTTTCCCGATATTTTAATAGGGGAGTAGACTATACCATAATCGTCGATATTATCTCGGATTCCCATTGGTAGTCGTTGCGAGCTTCCCATATTGTATATTTAAACAACTTAGGGCTATCTCTCAGGATTATCCAATCCTTGCCGCTGTTACCATATCATTGCAGTTAACAATGCCACATTTTGATTTCTCTAATGCTTGGTGGACAAGGTTTTAGGACTTCCCCTGATATTCTGGGTTTTCTATATATATCACTACATATAGCGACTATTATAACAGTACATATTCTACGTTATTTACATTGAACTTTTCTTGTTTAAGAAATTGTTTTAGTTCTCGTTGAGTGCAATTTAGTAGTGGATACAATTTTTTCATCATATCTTTCAACAAATAAAATCTTTTATTAGTCATATCTGCATAGATTTTTCGTCCGACATTACATTCGCACAAATACTCAAATTGATTGTTTAATAAATATTCATACATTTCTTTTGTATATAAAACAAAATGATAACCATAAGCTAAATTTTGTTTATTTAATAAGCACCTTGATATTGATGATGTATTTTTAATATGTAATTCTTTTGCAGCATCCTTTTGTGTCTTATATATTTTTAGAGTTTCAACACATATTACAGACTTGGCATTTGGGTTATTTTCATTTAAATTTTTCCCAATCTTTTTTTGAGATAAATTTCTTTTCATTTCTTCAGTCCATTTATGCCCATAATTTGGGTTATTCGTCCCCATAACCATTCTTCGCATTTTTTCTCTATATTCATCTGTAGGATTTGGGATATAACATCCAGATCCACCACCATTCATATTGTAGCCATTTTTATATGTGTTTAATTTTTTAATCCAACTCTTCTCTTTCTCATCAAGATCTTCTCTTTTACACTCTTCTAAAATATAATGTTTAAAACTTTCTTCACCATATTTATTAAAACTACGTTGCAAATAACAATTTGCATGATCGTTTCTTCTTAAACTATTTAGATGATGTTTCCATCGATCATTTATATCTACACTTTGTCCAACATATTTTTTATGATTTACAATATTTTCAATACAGTAAATACCTGTAATAAAAATTCCTCCTTTACTGGTTTATATGCACTATTGTTTTAATCGGGCATCTGACCTGCTAAAACACGGTCTTTTGTTAAAAAGCGTTCTGGATAAATAGGAATATCTGCATTGAATCTATCTACCGTTGTTAATCCTAGCAACTTATTTGTAATGAATGATGCAGCGCTACCTCTTGACGTAGTAGTTAATATTCCACCTTCGCAATTTACTGCATCATCTACAATTGCTTTACTTGTTAAAAAGTAATCTACAACTCCTGAATCCATGACTTGTTTTGCTTCATACCTAATTCCATCTGCTTTTTCTTTTGATTTTTCTTTTTCTTTAGCATAGGCTTTGTTTAATATTTTCTTATAAATAGCACATTTGCCTTCATATGTTTTATCTTTATGAACGCTTGGAATTTTAAATTTTCTGTCAAAAACAATTTCTTCGCATTCTGACATGAACACGTTTGTGTTCATAATAGCAGTTAAGACTTCTTCATCAGAAAGAACTCCTTGCTCTTGAAATCGCTCTATAACCGTTGTTGTGTCTGGATAATCCATATACCATCCAAATTCTTCTGGATATTCAATATGCTTGTACTTTAAAATCTGATCCCTTTTTACTGCCGTCTTATCATCAATGTAATGACTATCAAGCCCACAAATGATCTGAATATTGTGTTCTTTTGCAAGTTTTAAGATTTTTCTGTTAAGTCTTTTTTGTGGATCAGTATTATGAGCCTGCACTTCTAAAAAGAAATTATCGCCAAAATAGTCATGTATTTTTAACCAAATGTCCTCTGCATCTTTATAATGCCAACCAGATAAGCAAGCTGATGTAACAATTACATTCTCTTTTGGAATATTAAAAAGTAATTCTAAGTCAATTCTTGGTTTGTAATAATATCCATCAATATTTGCCATAGAAAGGGCGAAGTTAATATCTTCTCTCCCTTCAGCATTTTTCGCAAGTATCATCATATGACAGTTTGCTTTGTCTTTTTCTTTTCTATCTTTCACCCAGTAGGCTTCAGCAGAATGAATATATTTCAAATGCTCCTTTTCAGCCACTTTATATACTTCAAACTGGTTTCCTTGTGACCCATGCTCCCCTGAATAAAGACATTTTGCACCAAATTCATGAATACGTTTTGCATAATTTTCAATTGATTCTGCACAATCTGGAGTTGATGTATTACTAAAATCTTTATGACAATGGTAGTTTTCAAGATATAGATTTCTTCCATAATCTTCAACAGAATATGGAAATTTAAATTTTAATGTTGGGATAATTTTTGCAATTAAATCTTCATACATAATCATCCCACCTCTTCAAGTGAATCACACACTGCTTTCAGCACAAACTTTCTGCCAAAGAATCCACAATCAAGAGTAGTTACAGCACAAAATTCATCATTCATCATAGAGTGGTCTTCCATATCCTCAAATGATCCATCGTAGTTCCATTTAATGATCCACAATTTATCATTGTTACATGGTTTCAGGACAAGATGTTTATAATTGCTCATCTGACCAATGTCATAGTCGTCAATCTCTTCAATATAAACTCTTACAGGTTTAAATCCTTGTCCAGAAATACGATCAATTTTCTTAATCATGTCAACCATTTTTCTTGTGATGTCTGAAATATCAAGCATAATATCGACATCAACTGTTGTATCTTCTGGCTTATCTGAAAGAGTTTCTTCTATATAAGAGGTGAACTCAGCGAAGTTCTTTCTAGGAATTTCAATACCACTGGCAAGTTCATGTCCATTTGCTTCAGCCAACTGACTGTTATTACACATCTGTCGGAAGTCTTTTACACCAACTGCTCGCATAGATCCTGCATATGTATCTTCATTTTTCTTTAGCACAAGAATCGGCTTCTGGTATTTTTCAAGCAATTTGTTTCCAATTAACCCAGAAATACCATAATCAGTGTCGATAAAAGTTGTGATCATCTTTTTATAACTCTGAGCTTCACACTGTTCCACAATCATTGGCATCAGCTGTGCGACCTCTTCATTTTGGTCTTCTTTGCATTGCTTTAACTGTTTAATATATCCTCGTAACTTTTTATTGTCGTCTTCAAGGAAAGCATTTAGGGCAATTTCATTCTGATCCATTCTGTTTGCAGCATTAACCAACGGTGCAATACTAAAAGCAACTGCTGTGCTGTTGAATTCAAATCCACCAATAATCTTCTTAATCGCAGGATTTCTAATTTCTTTCAAAGCTTCGGATACAATGTAACGATTCTCCATTACTCTCATATCCATCATATCTGCAATCAGCCCAACACCTGCTAGATCGACCAAATCATCTGCATAATCTGTACCATTCTGCTCATCAATATACTTGCAAAACTTCCAAACAACACCTGCGCCAGATAGCTGTGGATTTTCATATTCTCTCTGAGAAGAAACTAATGTGCAATAGTTGTCATAAGGAACATCTGGATCGATGGCATGGTGGTCTAACACAATCACATCAACTCCTGTTTCTTTTAAATCCTTATACTGAGTCTCGTCTTTATCCAAACTATCAACGACAATCAGTAAATCATACCCATAAAACTTAGCAATGTCCTGATTTGCTAATCCATGCTGTTTGCCTCGGTTAATGTATACATCTACTGGATTTTCTGTCATGTTTTTTAAATGTCGTGTAATAATAGTTCCCGCTGCAACTCCGTCAGTATCTGTGTCAAAATGTACTGCAATACGTTTATCTTTGTATACTGCATCTACCAAAAGCTTATATGCTTTATCAATATTTTTTAAGTCATCAAGAGAAAGTAAATCATCTTCCGTAGGATTTAGAAAATGCTCTGGATCGTCAATACCACGCTCCTGCATGATAATTTCAAACACCTCATCTTCAAAAAGTCCTCTGCAATCGTTCAAAATGTTATATTTCTTCTTCGACGTCTTCATCCCCTATCATTTTTATTTCGTTTTCTAATATGTAATTTAACTTTTCTTTTCCCATATCGGACGGTGATACCTTATTGGAATACTCACTTAAATTAAAGTCCCAGTATCCTAACTCAATCTCAGCAAATCTTGAGTATCCTTTTACCATGTCAATATTTCTCATAATATTCTCAATATCATAGCCAACATCATGCATAAATATTACTTTTTTAGGATTTAATTCCAATAATAATTGCACCTGTTTCTTGCTGATTGTTCCACTGCCAAGTGCCACACAGTTTCTAATTCCATATGTAAAACACTGCATTACAGATTTCTCTGCCTCAAATATCAACACAACACCGTTGGCTAAATACTGATAATTCTGAGAATATCCATATAATGTTTGAGACATTTGACACGGAACATCGTAGAAATATTTCATTTCACCATCTTCAACATCATAGTTAAATCTTTCTTTTACACCAATTAGTTGTCCTAATTGATTTCTAATCGGAATTGCGATCCCTTGAGATGATGTATCAAACCGAATGCCAAAAGTTCTTTGTGCTTCAAGTGATATATTATCTTTAAGGAATCTTAAATTCCCTACATTATTGTATTTATCTAATATAGATTCATCATAAGTTTGGATTCGAACTACATTGTGATTTCTAATCCTTTCATAAAATCCGCCAAAAATACCTTGTCTATCAAAGAAATCATAGTAATCAGTAATCCCTAAGATGTTTTTAACAACTCCTAAAACCTCTGCAAAATCAACTCCACGTTGCTGCATAATATATGAGAACAAATCTTTTTGGATTGCTCTAGCATAATCATGCACAAACAACGCTTTGTTATTTTTCAGATTGATTACTATGGACTTCTTTGAAGAGACCTCATCTCGACCAAATGACATATATGTGTTTCTGATCACTACATGACAATAATCAAAATGCTCCAAGACTTCTCTTATTTTTTCAGGATTAGACAATAGTTCTTTTTTTATATTGTCTAACATATATCACACCGCACATTTTAATTATTTGATTTCTCCATGTTTAAATCTTGCCTGCGCAACCTCTCTAAAGATACAATGATCACCATCGAATTTAAGTAGATAACCAACTCCTGTATCTGATGAGTTTGAACCGCTTCGACATTTCTCAACAAATAAAGCTCTCCACACCGCAGTACGATCAGGATGATATTCTTCCTCAATCCATTTATCATTAACTTTTTTTAGCCTAAATGGACGACAATAGAATTTACTCTTTTCATCAAGTTCTTCGTCATATACAGTCCTCATCAAGAAAAGATTCTCTAATACTTCTTTGATCTGTTTAGAGTTTGAAAGAACAGAGCTATCAAGAAATAGCCTTCCTCTCATATACTCTGCTAACTGCACAGATGCCAGCATGATAATGTTGTATTTTTTTGCAAGTTTATCTAACTCTCGACTGTCATGAACCAAAGATAAATCAGTACGATTACCTTTAAAATCTCCTTCTTGAATCTTAAAAGTGTCATACAACACTGTGTCATATCCGTAGCGAAGTACATGTTCTCTAATTTTCTTCTTGACAACAGTCATATCAGCATCGTTGATAAGTAAGAATTTCACTCTACCCTTATACCGTTCTCGCCATAACTGTTGCACGTCTTTTAGTTCTCTTCGGCTTGCATCATCAATCTGTCCAGACATCATTTTCTTTTTTGTCAACTTAAAATAACGATTATGCTTCGCCAAAAGCCAAATCATAAACTTGACTTTAAATTTCTTTACTTTTTCTTCGTTTGAAATGATCAATACTTTCCTATCATAATTCAGCAATGCCATAAGCAAAGTGATAAACCATGTTGATTTACCTGCACTACTGAATCCACCCATCATAGTAAGTGTTCCCTCAAGAATACCCATGATCTGTCTGGATAAGAACGGAAAGCAGTTCATTTCTTCGCCATTAATATCAATCCCTGCCACATCAAATGGAACTCCATTTTCTTCACCTTCCACGCAGGAATCAATAAAATCATCATCAAAATCAATTTCTTCTTCTTCCAGAATCTTACTGGAATATCCCGTACCATATGTACTTAGTCTTGCATCATACCAATCCGTAACTTCCTCGGCGGTCATTCTTCTGAAAAGTGTTACTGGTACGATTTTCTTGCCGTCAATGTCTATCTCTTTGAACAGGTTAAATCCATCATCATACATCTTCAGCATAGTGTTTTCTCTATACAGAATGTCGATATACACATCAAAATTCTGTGTGTTGATAATATCTATCTGATGTTGAATAGAATCCCATCCTCCCATGTCAGTGTATCTTTTTATAGCGTTCTCAGACAGGTTGGATAAAATCGTGATTTCATCCAGAGAATAGAAGCCCTGTTCACGTAATTTTTTGAGCATAGAAAAGTAAAAAAGCCCATCTTTTGTAATGAAATCGTGTTGTTCGAATGTAGTGTCATCCAAAAGCAACATATCTTTAAAGAAACAACTGATTACATTTCCCTCTGCCTCCATACGACCTTTTAATAATTTTGACGGATATTTGTCTTTAACTCCTGCAACAAAATCTGCTATTCTTTCTCACCAACTTCCGTCAAAATATCGTTAATACATCTACGAGATTTCTTTTTCTTCTTGTATTTAGTTTTTTCAGCTCCGATATTTTCATTGATCTGCTTGCTTACAACATGATGTTTAACAATAGCCTGTTGTCTCTGTGGAACTCCATCGTCTGAGTCCCTATAATCAACCAGACTATTTTTTAAAATTGCTGAAAAATATTTAATCTTAGCAAATTCGCTATTGTATTCTCTCCCAACAATTCTTGTTAAATATTCTTGATTGTCATGCAAGTATTCTAATATCAATTTAAATCCGTAGATTTTGCCGAGGGCATTTACTTCCTTATTTAATACAGTATTCGTCACCGTATATCCGAAAATATCATAAATACAATAATATGTATCATTCCTATTTTTGCGGTTTTCCATCATTTTGTTATACTCAGCTTCTGAGCAGTAGTAGGCATTTGGTTTACCTTCTACTGCTACTTTAAAAGCTTCGTTTCTGTCTACTTTTTTGCCGCAAATTCTACATTTTACAAGCATTGCTCAGACTCCTATTTCAGCAGATCATACATTTCTTTTAATCCATCATCGTCGACTTCACTAAGTTTTCCATACTGCTTAATGATTCCTTTGACTTTTGTTTTTAATTCTGCGTCTTCACAAGTTTTACACAACTCTTTTACATGTTCTCTTAAATCTTCTGGATAGTCGTCTGATATATCTTCATCAATATCATCAATAACATCTTCCATTAAATCTTCGTCAGCTTCTGTAATATCGTCTTCAATAATATCATCGATGTCTTCCTCGATCTCATCTTCTGGCTCTGGCTGAGGAGTTGGCTTTTTAGTTTTTTTAGAAAGAACTGTTTTAGATTTCTCCATTCCGTCTTCTACCACTTCAATGAAATCTTCTCCCATATTTCCTTTGTCAAATACCATATATTCAGGAACTGCATCGGAAGCAAATCTACCACCAGCATCAATTAATGTTGTTCCACGGAAATAAAGTTTTCTAATTTCATCTGTAGCATATCTCTTAGCTTTATCACCTTCACCTCTGACTTCAACATTTCTGTCAATTACACCAGTGAAAGTTACATCAAAGATATCACCAAAAGCAGATTCATAAGCACTTACAAGATTAGATGTTAACTGCTGATATCCATCTTCTTCTAAGCCACCTTTTTCTCTGATAGTCTTGAATTTTGTATGAGCAATTCCCCAAACACCGATACCAGCATCTTCAATATCACCCATGTAGGCTTTGATCATATCAGCTGTGTATCTCTGTCCTGCCTGATAACCACCCATTGCAGCGTTGATAGTTTTACATTTTTTCTGTCCTTCTTTATTGCTGATTCTGATTGTTTCTTCCTCAAACAGTGGGCAAATTTCATCGACTGTATCAAAGCAGACCATCTGAATATTATGTTTTACTGGAACGTATTCTGGTTTTCTCTTTTCATTGCGAACAATCTTGCCAGATTTATCTCTTTTAAATACCCTTTTGTTAATTAAGTATTCTTTAAGTTCGATCGCATCTTCATAAGATGTAATACGCAGAGTGTTGATGTTATCTAACATCTTTGTTCCTTTTTCAAATCCACACTGTACGAGAAGTCCACATGACGGATCTCCATATTTTGCAATAATTACATCTCTGAATAATGTAGTCTTTCCAAACTTTTTAATTGATCTAAGATAGATTGACAGGTTTTTAATATCTGGTTTAATTTCGTTAATTACTGGTAATTCCATATGTATAATTTCTCCTTTTAAAGACAGTATTTTGTTTTATAAATCATCAAGCGAGTAAAGAGCTAAAAGCTCTAAACTCTAATCGAATAAGTCATCGTCGTCATCATTATCGTTATCGATTGATTCTTCTGAGAATAAATCTTCGTTCTCGTCAATCTCTAATGCAGGTATTTCCATATCTTCTGCTGTATAAACCGTGTCCTGAACGCCCTCTTTAATACCGTTGCGTGATGGTTTAATTAACTGATACTCTTTGACTTTATCTCCATAAGCACTTCCGCCAATCGCCTTTTGAATCTCTTCCATAGTAATGATTCCACATTCAAGATCATCTCTCTGTTCTTCTGAGAGCATGTCCTCTGTAAGTTCTACACGCTGAGAACCATTGATCATATCTACGACAATGCCGTATTCCATGTATTTGTCTTCATCGTCGACAATGAATTTTCTCTTTAAGCCATTAGCCTTCTTGTATCCGCTTTCGTCTTTTTCTTTATCAGGAACTGGAATAACAACTGTTGTTGGAACGGCTAATTTTTTCTTTCTGCTCTGGATGTATTCAAAGACAAATCCATTAACGTAATATTTACCGTCTTCCTCAACACTTGTTTCGTCTAAGCTCTCAGCTCCAAATACAAAACTCATTGTTGCTGTAGAATATGGTTCATCATCATCTGCTGCGAGATAAATTCTGTTAGGAATTAGATTCTCATAAAATCTTTCTTTGTCATCAGAATATGAATAATCTCCACGCCCCCTGATATGAAAATTGCAATCATCATATTTGCCACTATCAATGACTTTTTTGATAAATTCTGCGTAATCCCATTCAGAGATAAACTCATGATGTCTCTTTTTGCTCTTTTCGTACTCTTTTTCAAGCTCATCTACGGACGTTAATCCAACTTCGGCAAGATCTTTATCCGTAACATCTTTACCTTCTTTAATTTTTTCTAAGTCATTTTTTAATTTGTATCTTCTTCCTGGTTTTTCTAGGTCAAAAACAAATTTTCTGAAATCTGATACTTCTTCCAGTTTTGGAGATGTTAATCTGTCTTTAAAAGGAATCTGAATTTTTTCTCCATCTTTGATTTTCTTACCACTTGGGTCGTATTCTGGTTTGGAATATGTATAGACATCACCGTGTCCATCTTCGAAACTTCCTGCGTCAACAGTTAACATATGTCTACTGTCACCGCATGTCACATTAAATAACAGTCTTCTTCGTACCCAGCCTGACTTTTCATATTTTGTCTCACTGTAAGGGTGAAATTTTTCTGTGTCCTTGCTAATGCTGAGCTTTCCTGTCATTTCAAAATTCATTAAATAGAATTCCTCCTCTTGTTATTAAATTTGTTTAGTTAGTTTTTAGTTTGTAAATAAGTCATCAATTTATATCCACTGTCAACTCTGCCAAAGCCAACAGGAACAAAAAATAATTTTATCTGATCGGCTTATATTGTTATAATCGTTCTATTACGTTTATAACAAATGCGTCAAAAAAAATAATAAAAGTTGTTTGCGTTATTCAACTTTTATAATCTGGAAAATGTTGTTGATCGCATTCTTTTAATCTTTTGTTGTATCGCTTGAAATGATGTACCAAACATTTTTGCGATTTCTTGATATGTATAACCTTTTGATTTTAAATCAACAATCATTCTGTCCTTATTATTTAGTGTGTAACATTTATCTTGAAAATTCAACTTGAAAATAATATTTTTTTCAAAATTTTCTTCATCCTTTAAAAGAAATGAATTTTCATTTTTGTCTTCATCCCAATCATCTAACATATGATTATATGAAATAGTATTCATATCGCCCTTTCTTCTCTGCCGAAATCTGTATTTGTTATATACCGTTATTTCATTTTGTATACATAAATACGCATATGTCGAAAATGATTTAGATCGTGTTTCATCATAATCAATTGCTGCCTTACACAACCCAATAGCAGCGAATCCATAATAGTCATCAAAATCTTGTCTGCGGATACCGCATTTTGTCATAGCAGAGTAAATCAAATTATGATTTTGTTCTACCAATTTTCTCTGTTCGTCATTTAATTTCAACGACATTTTCTCCTTTATTTACTTGTGTTTATGTGTTAATCATGAACAAATGGTTCCCATTCTCTGGGTGGAGCATTTAGCTTCCAATATTTCGGTAATGAAACTCTTACCCTGCAACCTCTAACTACATTATAAAAATCACAATTTAAGCAATTCTCATAATCGACACTTCTACTTCCCATATCATGAACTCTGTTTGCCTTACAGATATTTTGAACTACGCTTAAAGCATCATATATCTCATCAGGTGTATACTCTTTATAATTTTTCTCGCTCACAATATCACCTCCTACTTCTTGAATGCTCGCCATATAGTATCTGGATCATCATCAATTTCCCAATTACAAGGGTCAAGGTCTCTAGGTGTACAAGTCGGGGCTTCGCCCATCATCGTGCATAAAGGACAGGCTTTACAATCTTCGTCTGCTCCATCAAGATGGTATTCGCACGTATCCTGAATCACATGCAGTGCATTTAAAATTTCTTTTGGCGTATGTAATTTACTTTTCTTTTCTTTCTCCATTATATTTCTCCTTAATTGTATCAATTGCAAACTGCAACGCCTCATCTTGAATTGTTGTATAATCATTTATGGAAATCATATCATTTAATACATGGATGTACTGTGCCGCATTGGTTTTAGTAGATAGTAGCTTTTCGGAATCTCGATTCTCTATATCATTCACAGTCAATGTATCGCACGCATTAAGACACGAATCCACCAATTCGTTCCATAACGACAAAACAAAATATCTCGCTGCAATCGGATGACGTTTTAGTTCATCAACTAGCGGTTTCGTCAGTTGAAACGTATCAAGAAAACTACATATATTATAATATTTTCGAAGTATATGATCTTGCTTATTTGATGATTCAACCTCGCCTATTGAAAGTGCTAAACTATTTCTTAATTCTTCTAACTGCCCGTATGTAAATACTTTATTATTTTCTTTTTTCACTCTGTCTTTCCCATTCCTTTCTCCAATAATCATCTTCTTTGATATTGCCAAGTTTCACATATTGATCTGGTTTAATTTCTCCTAAATCAATCATATCAGAACCATAAACAGATAACATCTGCCACGCCAAATCTTCATCATTATAAATAATCAAATATACGTCTTCGTCATCATCAACCAATTGTACAACATCATATTCAAATTCATTTTCTCTGCCAGTTGATTGACAAATGGTATCTTCTTTTACTTGACACCCATACATACCACTATGGTCTGCTGGTTCACATCTTGGGAATAATAACCATCCTTTACCGATGTATGTCCCAGTAATCCACTTATTAGTATCATAATTCTGTGCCTTGCAGTATATACCACAATTTTGATAGGTTTGATTCATTGCTAAATTCCCCTTTCGCTCTTTTGTAATCCGATATACTCTGTCCATAGCTTCCATGTTATGATCATGTACCTCTGGAATAAAAATTTCCCTTCCACAAATCTTACAAATACCATATGTCTCTGCAAACGAAATTCTTTCACCTATCATTGGAACAATTGTAAACCTTGTTTCAAGTTCATAATCAACTAGCTTTCGACAATATGCGCACAAAAGTTTCTTCTCCATCTACATTACTCTCCTAACTCAATCCCACAAATTTCTTTCGCCAGTTCTCTTACCGCAACACGTTCTTCACAAACACAATATCCATCATCTTCATCAATTGTAAGATCATTATTGTACATGAATTTTAGTAACTCTTCTAAGGTATGAATATCTTTTTTGACTTCATTTACCTTGGCATAAAACTCTCGTTTTAGAACCGCTTTTATTTCTGATTCAGTGCGATATATCTCTTCTAAAAGAACCATATATAAACCATGCGTTATACTATCTTGTATCATTATATATGTTAGATCGCCAAGACATTTAATCTCGGTAATAATTCCAGACTTAACAGTATATGGTTCATCGTACCAAGCAAAATACACTTCGTCTCCAACTTTGACATTGCCCATCTTTATCACCTCTTTCTAACACCAAGCCCACAAAATTACTCCAATTAAGCATGATACATGGAGCATAACCCATAAGAAAAATATCCTATATTCAGTTAAATCCCAATTATATGAATCATCACAACCAGTAACTATGAACCAAACCCAAACAATTACATATACCAATACGCACATAGTAATTGAAAATATTCTAATTGCTAGTTTGACATTATCTATCATCGCATCCTACCATTCATCTGCTTCAACTGGCTCTAATTTGTCTTTATTTTTAACAAAATCTAACATGACTTCTTTTTGCATACCTTCGTATAATGTGCCATAATACATTTTCTTTAATTTGAAAAATGCCATTTTTAAATCATCTTCATAAAACTTACCTCTTTGCCCATTTTTAATTTGCCGATAAGGATTTTCAGGATGACAATACTCCACAGAAATTGTTCCATCATCTCTATCGTATGCAGTCTCCATCAAAATACCACCATTCTTAAGCGCCTGATATTCAACCTGATATCCGTCAATAAACCCATACGGATGCCACTCATAATCATCTGGTACAACAGCAGGTTCAATAACATCAAAATATTTTTCTAATTCATCTCCAGACATCACACCAAGATGCACTCCATCTACATCAAATCTAAAATTGATAACATTTTCATCTGTATCAATCTTAACAATCTCGCATACCTCTCCAAGATTATCAAAGCATCCCATTGGCTTCTTTAATTTAATCTTATGATCTATAGTCAATTCATTAATATTAATCATGCTGCCACCTTACCTTTCTTACTAAAATGTTCATTCCATGCATCGACCGCTTCTTGTTGATCGGCAGTTAGAGGATCATTGAATCTTTGCAGTGCTTGTACGATTCGTCCATTTTGTATTTCAATCGTCACTAAGGATTTGTTTGGTTCTTTTGCGTTTCTCAAAAACATGATATGGCATTCGCCATCAATGACTCGATCTATGTAACTTGCCACACAATTATTTTGCTGCACCGCTTCGTCTTTAATGTCTTGAGTGGAGTCTGGATAAAAGAATCTCAGTCCTTTATATGTAAATTCGTATTCTTTATTAATACGGCTCTTAAAGACTTCTTCCGAAAATTCTTTTTGTAATCTTTTGTAATTTCTTGTGACAATATCCATTGTTGTTTTGAAATGTCTTGGATATCTATCAAATTTATGACTGATTGCGTCCATCATACGGGCATAATCACGCAATTCTCCGAGTAACCAATTTATACTATTGGTAACAGCTTCAAATGTAATTATTCTATCTATATAAACAAACACATCTGCAAGATTATAGCCATAATCCTGATTTAAAGCCTCCAAAATTTTCGTAAAACGATATCTATGATTATCCTCAAAGAAATTTATTAAATATTCTTTAGTTAATGTCATATACTCTGTCTGTAAAATCGTTTGTACATAATCTGGATACATCTTATAAAAATCAACAAAATCATTACTTAACAATCGTCTATTCTTCACACCAAGACAATAATTTCTCAACCATTTTGGTACTTCATTAATTGAATATTTAAAATCTTCTGTGACTTGTTTGTGTGTAAAACCTATAGCAAAGAACTGCTCGCACATAGAATACTTACTTGCATATTCAAACAAAGTTCCTAAATTATAATCAATGAAGCCCCATGTAGTTCTTCCCATTTCACAATTTCTTCGCCAATTTACATATTTTAGAAACTCTGCATAATGTGGATCGGACACAAACAATTTATCCAATTCATCAGCTGAATGTCCAGACAGAATATTGTTCAAAGCTTTCACTTTCTTGCCGCTCTTGCCATAGCAATCACCATTTGATAAATCATATTTGCAAGTTTTATCATCATCCAGATGGAAAATAATAAACTTGCCTTGTTTTTCTGCTGTAATAGTGTTTCAACTCCTTTTCTACCACAATATATAGTATATAATATTTATAGACATACTATATATTGTGGTTATTTTTAACATCAAATTCCTATTTTATATCATTGCATTTACACCCATGCTCGAATACTACTATGATTCATCCTGAGATAAAAGTCATATATATATGTACATAATTTTTTCTCATCGTCAAATATCTTGTCAGACATTTGCACCCACCAAGCATGCAATCTTTTCTTTTCTGTATTCAAAATCAGTACAGGAATATGACGTTCATATGCAATTGCAATCTCCATAGATGTACCAATGCTCTTCGGATCATTCGCATTTACCACAACAAGATCACTATTTCTAACAAAATTTGTATCAAATCTCATTACTTCTTTTTCTGTATCATGTAACTCTGTTTGAAAATTGTAATAATCAACGGGGTTAATAATGTTGACTTCTTTCATATTAACATTAAGTATTCTACGCATAGCAATAATTTGATTGCAAATTCTTTCTCTCCAAGTATTCTGCTCTTCAAATGATAAATCCTGCATACCGCCTGCAAGATAAATCTGAAATACATTATTTTGCATTTAATTTCTCCTCCACTTTCTTTGTTAAATAATCCAAAATATCTTTATCTGTTTTAAATGCCTGAGTATCTTTCATAATCCTCTCAGCACTTAGAATACATTGATTCATCTTTTTAAAATTATCCACTGTAATATGTGAAAAGAATCTGGAATCTTCTTTGACAGAGGCAGGATTCTCACCTATCTTTGTATAATGAAATTCTTCACAGATCAGTAGCATATCTTTACTACTTGGAAATCCACCCATTCTAAATGAAAAATTAACCACATGTTGAATTACTTTTGGATTACATTTACTCTGCCAAAAATCTCCAATATGTACATCCATTATTTTCTTTCTCCTTTCATAACATATGACTCAATCAATCCTTTCCTTAGTCGATCATTCATATCCTGAATCGCTTCCTCGATTGTTTTAAATTTACATGAACAAATATGCTCTTTGGTCAAATTAACAAATGAATATGTGCCATCTGACTTGTTCTTAAAAATAACAACCACTGATTCTTCTCCATTTGGTTTCTTAACAATGAATCTGAGCGCACCTTTTTGTGTTTCCTTTTTGTTTTCAAGCAAGATAGTATAATTGATTTTTAACCAGCTACCATCTGCCCATACTTGTTTAATTTTTTCTTCAGCATTTTGAAGTATACAATGTCTATAATCAATACTCTCGATATTATAGACAAGTGATTCAATGGCTTCTTTATCATTTTTTATTGTGATTTGACCATGCGTTCCATTTCTTCCATCTGCAATCGCATCAATAAATTCTTCTACAGTATACTCTTTATCAAGCACAACATCATATTTAGTACATTTATCGTTATCAGAACGTGGGCGTTTTATTAATTTAAACATCTCTACCACCCACTTTCTTATTAAATGTTTCTTGTAAATTTAACCAGAACTGTCCATCATCAGCAAACCCATAATGGTCTGCCATTGTTTTCGCAAATTCTTTTGTAACACTTTGTGATCCGTTAATCAGCCCTTGCACATAATCAACATCCATGCCGATTTGACTCGCAAGCTGATAAGGAGTCATCCTGCAAGATTCAACAAATTCTTCTAAGCATTCGCCAGGATGAAAAGCAATTTCGTCTCCAATCTTTACATACATTTTTACACCATTCCTCTCACAATTCGTTCATTTGTTGTCATCAAGAAGTTATTGATACGATCCCAGTCTGGTTCGTCTGGCAAATCAGTATTCATATAATCATAATCAAATTGATAAAGTAATCCTTCAATAAAAACATCGTATGACTGATTTGGGAAATATTCTGTATGCTCATTGTGTTTGCTAAATCTATATGTTTTATGCGTACTATTATATCCTTCTTTGATCTTTACAAGATCTTTTCCTATGTCATCCATAGATCCTAACATTGTTCCGTTATGCAATAATTCAATGCCCTGTAACAATAATCGAACTGCGTGCATCATTGATTTATTAGCGTATCGTTCCGCCTTTTGCTTTTCTTTCTCTGAATCTTTATTTTTATAATACTTAAAACTCGTTCGAGTCAGGCAATCACATATATATCCTTTATATGCATGATAAACTCTCTTAGATAAAAACATATCTCTATTTTTGATCAGTTCCATACCAATATCAGATATATATAAATAGCGGTCTGGTGCAAAATATAACAGCTCTAAAAACGTAGGATTACCCTTTGCAAGCATATTGATCATCTTAATATGCGAATGTAACACAGTATCAACATCTTTATGATCGTCTGTCTTTTCAAGATTATTTGGATTATTATTCAACAAAATCTCTCTTTTATCACTAAGGAAAACACCACGTAAATCAATGTCAGAATCCTCTGTATTTGTTCCGTAAGCATAACTTCCACCTAGTGTGAGAAAAGCGATTTTATGAGGATAATCTCGCAAAAAATCATACTCTGTAGACGAGTTTATGTAATCTTTCACTTCTTCAATTGTCATGATCTCACCGCCTTTGCCCTATGCATTATTTTTTTAATATTACCAAGTTGCCAACTTACCCATTGAATACTCTTTCCAAATTCTTTGGCTATGTATTTATGCTCAATATCATCAAGTAACATATATATAATTTTCTTCTGCTTGTCTGATAATTTGTTAAATTCTCCTTGATAATATACTGTTGTTAGTGCTTGACTCTCTATGTCATCGTTACTCACAAGCAAACTACCAATTGTTAATTCTTCTGCGTCAACTCTTTCGTCAACAGGTGCATCCAATGATTCCGCATTTCTGTTCATTTTCTCTGTTGGGCTATGCCATTTTATATAATATTTATTAATTTCTGACTGTAATACCCATCTAAAATACGTCCCAAAATTACCTTTAGACTCATCCCATTTTAATGCTGCTTTGCAAATTGCCATACGACCAAGATCCATATATGTATCAAAATCTTTAAATTTTGTAAAATACTTCTCATGCAAATGCCAAATCAAAGAATAATTATCTTCAATCAGCTTTCGCTGTTCATCATTTAGTTTCTTCACATTTCTTAGCCTCCTGTTCTTTAATAAATTTTTGTACTTCCTCTACATAACTTAATTCAAAATATCTTTCAATATACCCGCCCATTGGAACTCCAGTATATTTAAAATTAGGAATAGTTTCTTCTAGTTGACCACAAACCTCAGATCTAAATGTGTTTGTATATTTTTTCAAATCATTCATGGAATATGTTTGTTTAAAATATGGCATATCAAGAGTGTTAAATAGTCTCCATAAAAAACTACTATTTCTATACTTTGTTAACTTACTGTCACGCAATACATCCATAAAATCTCTCATAAATCGGATTATCTTATCAACATCTTTTGATGCTAATTCAAATACTAAATTTTTTGATTCATCATAATATGTATAATCATCATATTTCGTATTTGAATAAATCTTGTATACCTCATTTTCGCCTGATAGATTTGCTGATATATTATCAACACTCAAAACTTTGCCATTTTTCATAACTATTTCATTGCTACACAATATCGCAGGAGATGTTATAGAAAACTTATCCAATAAAACATATTGAGGGCTAAGATTAAAATGTGGATTATGATCGTCAAAATTACAAAACATCTCCGCTAACTCAATCCGATCCTTATTTCTCAATGAATTAATTTCTGTCCATTCATCACCAAGACAAATACCACGTACTGTTTTTAAAATCCTTTTTCCATAAATTTCTACATCGGCTTCCCAATCTGGATCTCTGCTTTTACTAAAAGCACGTTCAATTTCTCTTGTATTTTTCTTTGACATACATCACACTCCTAACACATATTTCTCACTTCTAAATCCAGCTGCATTCGGATGACCGCCACCACCATATTTCACAGCAAGTTCATATACATTTACTTTATCCTGTTCTGCTGATCGTAACTGATATTCCCACATACTACCATTGAATGAGAAACCAATAAACATATCATATTTTGAAGCATCAATAGATTCGAAGAAATCAGAATTGATTAACGCTCTGTTGATTGCATAGACTTTATGTCCCTCAAATATGGTTTCAAAACCATATGCTCTAAGATATTGTTCTGCATTTGCTGCTAAATACTCAATAATTGATAAGCCATCTGCTATCATATCACCAATAATTTTTGCTGCTTCATAAATTCCTTGATCTTTATTTAACGTGTTTAGCAATGGACTTAACGCATCAAAATCATACGATTCAAATGCATAGTGAAATGCTTTTACGAATTGTTTTGACGTTTCACCAAAATAAAATGTATCCCACATGGCTGTATATTCTGCCAGTTTTGGATAATCTGCTTTATATTTATATATATTGAGTAATCTTTTTACATTTTTCTCATCCGTCCTCTCAATTTGCTCCCAATTTTCATCACACATATATTTAAAATATAACCATGTCAAATTCGCTCCTGAAATACCCGCTCCAGTAATTCTGATTCCTTTTACATCACACTTGAAATCTTTATACGCTTCAATCGTAGACTGATGATGGTCGATCCAAAATACATTCTTTGTAATACTAAGCAACTGCCACATTTCTTCTGGCTCAATGCTGTAGTCTACAATGAATACAAATTCATCCTGTTTAATGTCATGAAACGGGAATTTCATGCCGTAATTAATTTTTCGGAAGTCTTCTGGTTTAAACTCTAAACCTCGCTGTTCGCAAGCTTTTCTGACATAGAAACCAGATACGATGCCGTCCTGATCAACATGATAAAAACATTTCATTCTTCTTTACCCCTTTCGTTTATTCATTAAGTTAAGAAAATCTGCAACATCCTGCATAGCATGTACGCCAGAATATACTTTAATACGATTTTCTTTCAATAAATTTTCGACTGCTTTTAAACTGTGGCTCATCTGCTTAGATTCTTTATTCTTTTGTTCCTGATAGAGATTAAGAAAGATCACTTTATCTGGTCGCTTATGAGAATCATCAACTACTTCTGCAATACTGTATACTCCTTTAATACCATTCGTAATGCCATACAGAACATAGTCAGATTCTTCTCTTTCCTTGACTTCCCGCAGTCGGTCTTCTTCACTCCAATTTTTTACGATTGGATTATAATAATCACAATCCAACATCTTCTGTAGCTGGTCTCTCCACTTCCATCCAGAGCATGTTCCGCCTAAAAACACTTTCATTCTTCTTTCTCCTTCACCTTTGCTTTTGATTGATTTGGCTTTTTAACCGATTCAACATATATTTCCCAGTCATCTGCATATACATCTTCCGCAAGAGGTATCCAAACTTCTGCGTTTTCTTTATCAAATAAAAAAATAATTGAATCTGGCTTATATTCACCCATATCATTACACTCAAAATAAACATTAGTTAATTCTGACGAATAAATTTTCAAATACTTTTCCTTTCCCCAAATGCCTCTTCTTATAGTAGTTTTGTCTTTTTTTATTGCGATCATTGCTTTTATAAAATTCAATTAATTATTCACCTCTTCCTTTTACTGTTAAAATCCCATCCTTGCTCAACCCAATCATTTGCGAAAATATCCTCTTGTGTAGGCAACCATCCCAATGTTATAACTCCATTTTGGTCTCTACATAAGAGTGGTTTCATTTTATATTTTTTATCAAATGGAATAATCTCATTTAATTCTTCTTCGCACATCATAAACACATAATCATAAGTTGTTCGTGTCTTCTTCCACGAACTACGACGATACAATTGCCTTGGATTAATTTCCATATTTTGCATCATCATTTCAAACGACATTCCTTGTTTCTTTTTTGCCATTGGCATTATTTCTCCTTTACAATCTTAACTTTATAACCAAGTTCCTTTTCAATTTCTGCAACCGTCATTTCTTTTGGCGGTGATAAACTCATATTTAAACTATCAATATCAGATTCCATATTCCAAACGCTTCTGTAGATCAATCGTCCAGTCAAAATACAAATTGCTTTCTTAACTTCGTCTGCCGTCGGTGGATAATGATCTAATGATGAAATAATATGTTTGTAATTTTCTTCATTCAATAAAACACGTTTAGAATCGAGGGATGTATTCTCTTCTTCCCGTGATTCAATATATAAGAAGTTGTTCATTATATCTCTCCTTTCTCAATTTCTTCTTTAATAATTCTATATGCAAGAGCCTCATCAGACTCTTTATCATTAATTCCATTTCTTTCTAACAGCCTGTCCAATTCACTGGGACTCAGCCGATCAAAGAATCGTTTTATTTCCTGTTTACGTTCTTGTCTTGTTTTCATTTTTTTTTGTTTAAATTCCTTTAGTTCTGTTATTTTTTATAGTTGCCAAACCCACAAATAACATAAATCCGACAAAATAACATAGATTTTAGTGAGTGCTATAACAAACCTCACTTTTGGCGTACTCAAAAACTATTTGAGCAGAATATTTTTATATTCCAAAAACACACCAAATATTTTAAAATTTTTATTTTGTTTCTTAGCCATATCTACTTCACTACCTTACCATCTGGCATTATAAATTCCCAATACCCATCACTATTTTCAACTTCTTTTGGTTCTTCTTTATATATTTTCTCCATCAACTTCCGACCTCGCTCAATATCTTCTTTTGTCCAATTTTCTACTTCGTCAATCAAACCTTGCAAAAACTTCAATGATTCTTGTTTACTCATGAGTCTTATTCCTCACATTTTCTACCATATAGTAAGAATCCAATATCTCGTATTCTACCTATCTTACGATCATCCTTGTTTTCAAAAAATTCTAAAGAGTAAATATCACGATTAGAGGTATTTACTGGTTTGTCAAATTTAACGGTCATATATCTATACCCATATCTGCGACCAATCTCATCTGTTCCGATGCGAGTAATTGTACCTTTGTCGTTATTTCTAACCAAACCTCCTTTAGCCGCTGGCTTCATTCTATAAATATAAACTCTATCTCCGACCTTTAGCATTTACTTACCTTCCATTTCTTCATAAAGCTCTCTAAATTTTCTAAAATCATCTGCACTGCCACCATTATCTGGATGACTTTTCTTCATTGCATACTTCACTGCGTCCTTAACATCTGAACGAGTTTCTTCCTTATTATATGTATCATTTTCTTTGTTGTTAGCATCAGCCATAAACGACATCTTATCTAAGATCAAACTTACATTTGCCTGCCTCATCCGATCTAACTTTCTTTCGTATCTCAGAAATACAATCGCTCCAACGATACAAAATCCAATCGCATAGCCAATGACAAACTCAATATTTGCTCCCATGTCTAATCACCTCCCGTAAATAAAACTCAGATTTTACTCTATTACATATCTTTTCTCACAACCACATTTCTTGCAGCGATAAACTTTTTCACACTTATAAGGCTTAGTTGATTTATTGCTCCAATATATATCTGAATCAAATATCTGTTCCCAATCATGTTTGCAGAAACAAGACCTGATATACCAAATTAATCTTCTCATTTAATTATTCTCCCATCTTTCAAAGATATCTTAATTTGTTTCATATTCCGACATTTTAAACATCGATAAACCTTTTTTTGATGTACGGAGTTACAGCATGTGGATGAGATTCTTCTATTAGCTTGTGCCAATGATGTGTACATTCATGAGATTCATTTCCGTGTTGATAATATTCTTTCACGCCATTTGGCATATGTGGAAACTCTGTGCGATCCCATAATAAGTATTCAGTCCAATTCATACTTCTTGAATCAACCCATGAATATTCTTCAAACATATTCTGATATTGATTATTTGCATTTGTGATAATTTTTTCTTTTTTAATCCATTTATCACAGCATTGGGTCAACTTAACTAAGGTGTCTTCAACATACAATCTTTTTGCCAATCTACATATCCATTTTTGAAAACCTCTGTAGACTTCATTAATGGTATACAGTGCATCTCGATATTTTCCTTCAATAACTATCATATAAGAATCTTGCGTAGAATAGCTTTTATCGATATTCTGTCCAAATTCATTTTGATACGAACGATCTGTTATGCCATTTTTTTCAATGATATGGGTTTTCATACAACCACCAAAAGAAGCACGTATTTCTGGCAAATGATCTAAAACAGTCTCTAAAATATATCGTTTTTCTGGTTGTGTCCTACCAACAACGCTAACTGTGACAACGCCACTAATCAGAACTTCATAGTTTTTTAGCTCTCTCATTATTCATCATCCTCTTCTGGTCTTAACATAATGCCAAGACCTGTGCACATACCCGTAAGTTTCTTATCCATTGCCTTAATCCTTTTGTAATTGTAATAAGTCATGTATGGTACTCCAACACCAATTGCTACGATTACAATAAACGCCAATACCCAAATTATGTAAAACAAAACGTCCATTTTATCTTTCTCCTTTTCTATCTACTACTATCGCCTGAAATCGAACCACCATACTGTGTAAAAATTCTTTTGAAAATATGTATCGTCTCCGTCATCAAGTTCTTTAAAATATTTTCTGCCTCGTTCTTTGACATCGTCTTCATTGAAATAATGATATGCCCAACCTGGAATTGTGTAAGATTCCTTATCTTCTAAGCAGAGATTCAACAAATCTTTGATCATCATCTGCAATTCTTCTTCATCATATCCCTGCGTCATCACATCAAAATATGGGATATATGCCATATATGGAACTGAGTCATTTTCATCTTTCAGAACTACGACAGGGAATGTTAGATTGTAATTCATATCAGCCTTGCTCCCTTGAATTGTAAATATTATTTTTTCTTCATCATCAACACAATTTGTAAGTGCAAATAGCGAAACATCTCTAAGTGCGTATCTAATATCGTTTATCCTTTTCCTTCTTATGTTTTTTCTTTTTGTATGGTATACAATCACCAGCATAAACCCACAACCATCTATCATCTATATATATTAAGAACGATGCAACTGCTTCCCCCTCTACGTTGGCAAGATCTCTCCCAGTATGTTTTGTATGTGTTCCATACACTTTGTATGGCTTACCTCTATATAAAACTTTCATACTATTCATCCACCTCACAATCAACATCAAATAGATATTTTATGATGCGTTTTGCTCCAACCTTGTTGGCGGCATCCTCAGCGATTTCTTTAGAAGAAAAATATACCTCATTTAGGCGTCTAAGTTGTACGGCAGGGATTTTTGCCAAATCATCCTCAGTCACATCATATCCAATATAATAATGAAAATTCGCTCCATCCCATTCTTCTTGATCAGGATCATTATGTTCATCAGCATATATTTGCAATTCAACCCTAACCTTCTGCTTTTCAATAGCAAACTCTGTATCCTTTTCAGTCTTAAATACATTACCTAAAGCTAATCTTCTAAAATCTGATGCTCTACCTTGCCATTTTGCCATACAGATATGCCCATCATCAGTGATGAAATAATACGTATCCCCATTCTTTAAACCACATGAATTAGCTTTTTCTTCTTTTTCTGATCTTTCACAAAATTGCTCAAATAATGATTTGAATAAATTCTGTTGTGCTTCAGATAATTTTGAAATATCAATTGTCTTTGCTATACCCATTTTCTTTCACCTCACTTTATGCTCCAAAGATGTATTTAATGATTCTGTCTCTTCCGATTGCTTCAATTGCATCAACTAAAACATCTTTTGATGTAAACATAACTGTACCCTGTATTTTTGTTGTAGCCCATGTATCGCAAAGAAGTCTTTTTCCGTCTTCTTCACATCGAATACAATAACAACGATTGGCAAATTCTGTGCCATTGTGTTCCTTTGCATACCGCTCAAGTTCAACTTCTACTTTTCTTTTCTTTCTTGCAAATACTGCTTCTTCTTGTGTTTTAAATACGTTGCCTAATACCCATCTACCGTTATCGACAATGCTATTAAACCATATTGCACTATAAATAGATCCGCTACCATCAATGTAATGATATCTTTCACCGTATTTTGGTTTCCAAACTTTAGACCCTGAATTAGTTTTTTCTTTTGGTTTCGCTCTTTCACAACATTTATCAAATAATGCTTTTATTAGATCCTGTTCTGCCTCTGGCAGCACTGAAATATCAATTGTTTTTGTTGTACTCATTTATTTCCCCTCACTTTTAAACTCTTCAATCTCTCTCCACGCCAAAACACTTTCGTCGTTATAGTATAAAATGTTACTGTTACGCCTTCTCCATCCATGAGAATCGTGCCATGACCTATGAGTGCATTCACCTTTTATAAAAACCCAAACGTACTTAATATCTTCTGGCAGATCATCAGGATTCTTTCTTAAGTCATGCCATCTATACTTTTCTTTATATTCTTTTAACTCTTTCAATTCTCCCAGCCACTTCGCAAGTTGCTCATGATTTAAGGCACAGTCAATCAATCCATCAAGTTCTTCATCGTCTGGATTCGCATGACACAACATGGCTTCTGTGTATTTCTTTGTTGTCATATCATTTGCGCATTTGATAGTTTCTTCTAAATTCATTTGTTTCTCTCCTCTCTAATCAATATCTGCGATACTCTCTACAAAACAGTTATAATAAATATATCTCTTACCTTTGTAGTCAAACTTGACATATCCACCATCATTTGTATCAATATCAATTTTTCCTTTATATTCAGCAATCTTCTTACCGTCTGCCGTGTATACTGTAATGACTCTATTCATACCACCATTCCAATTGCTTTTCATATCAACAACTCCTCTTTTGAATCCTGCGGTACATCCTGTCATTGATCCTAAGCAAATCGTTGTTCCTAGAACCGTTGCCAAAATTTTCTTTCTCATTTATTTCTCTCCTTCTTCCTTATAGTAATATCCATACAAGCAACAATCTCCAGAATCCCATGTGTCGTAATAACAACCGTCTGAAATTGCAACTACATGATTCGCAACATTTACCAAGTAATTGCCTTGTTTATGATCTTTTGCAAAACTTTCAACTGTTGGTCGTTTAGATCCTTTTCGGTTGCTAATACCTTGATAAGCAAACCCATTATCGAATAAATATTCTTCGTAACATTTTCGCTCTGATGGCATACACTGCATATCCCTTGCGTATGGTAACAAATCATCAAATGTTGTTAACCATTCTTTATCAAGCACTTTTGTTAATGCTCTGATCACGCAATCTGAATGATTGTCTTTTGTATCTTTATCGTTTGGTTGATAATATCTGTAAATTTTATTTGACATTTTCTCACTCCTTCATATTTCATTTTCTTGAAGTTTACCTTTCATTTGTTGAATATAATATACCACTTCTTGCACATAGTGTCAATACAAAATCTTCAACTTCTTGAATATTTTATTTTACATCCTGTATATAATATGTTACAATATAGATGTGGAGGTATATCATATGATAAGTTATAAACCGCTTTTCGTAACTTTAGCGAAAAAGGGTATGACAAAATCTGATTTACGAACCGCTTTAAATATGGGGTCTGGTACAATTGCCAAGATGGCAAAGAATCAGTATATCAGTCTCGAAAACATTGACAAAATTTGCTTATATCTTGATTGCAAAGTTGAAGATGTTATCGAGGTCATACCAAACGATTAACCAAAAAGACTTTAACCATTTAGGTTGAGGTCTTTTTTAGTGGAAACAACAGGAATCGAACCTGTGTCGGCAATTTATATGTGATGAAAATTAAATGTAAATAAATAAAAATACTTATATGGAGGTAGAAAAATGAATGTTTATGTATTGCCTGCTCTACCAACTGAGCTATGTTTCCATGACTGGCACTTTATACAACTATATATAGTGGTTCAATAATTGGATAATCACTATATATTGTGTTTTATAGAGTCATAAAATGCCAGTTTTATGTTTGTGAAATTAATTTTTGTAGATGAATTTATCTGCTATTTACGAGCGTTTTTCATCTGATCTAAGATAGCCTGAGCTTCCTGCTGTCGTTCATCCTGCTCCATACGATAATCTAATGTTTCTGCACTAGATTCATACGCAATAGCAACGCCTTTGGCTTGTTCGCTAAGTTTCTTTGCTCCTTCTCGAACCTCTTCCAAACCTTCCTGAGCAACATTTGAACTATTATATTGATCTAAATTTTTCTGTAATTCTGCAATCTGCTGATCTGCCTCCATCTGGAGAACTACAGTATCTTTTTCGCCTTTTAACTTAATGAGCTGATCATATGCCTGGTTTTTAATTTCTTCCTGTTTATCCTTTGTGGTTTGCAACTCTGGGATTTTCTTTTCGTACACTGATTTCTGTGCCTTTAGCGTGGCTAATTTTTGAGCATAATACATTGCTTTTTTATCATCATGATTATCAATGTACTGGTTGATCATTGCCTCGGTTTTAGAAATTTCTTCTTTTGTTTCTTTGAGATCATCTTCCATTGTTGCCAATCTACCAGCTACCGTTGTGTATGTACCCATTGTTTTCTTATAAAAGTCTTGTTTCTCTTTAATTGCAGTATTATATCTGGCTCTTGCTCCCTCTGGAGTCATTGCATTTTCTTTGATCTTTTCTGTAACTGTTCCAGATGCCACATTTTTAATCTGCTTTCCGTTTTTAGTAAATTGTAAATATGCGATAATCGCTACAATTACACAAATAATAATAATTGTCATAATAATTTCTCCTATTAGAACTCACGGTAATCTGCTGGCTCTGGTGTTCCAAGATTTTCATTATCTGTAGATTCTACTTCTTTATCTTCAGAAACAAAATCTTTTAGCATCTTTGCAAGATCAACACCTGTAGATCCTTTAACACCATCTGATACCTGATTCACAACATTCATAATATCTTTTGTTAATTTTGTTGTGTTTCCTTCTCCATACATAGTGATACTTCCTACATTTCCTAATGGTGCGGCTGCATTTTTAACTGCTTCTGGGAACATCTGGCACATCATTTCTACAATAGAAGCTTTACCCATCTGTTTCATAGCTTCTGCTTTCTTTTCGATTGCTTCTGCTTCAGCAATACCTTTAGCTTTGATTGCCTCGGCTTCTGCTACACCCTTTGCACGAATACCTTCAGCTTCCTGTTCCATAGCATATTTTGTAGATTCAGCTTCTTTTTCTTTAGCATATTTATTAGCTTCAGATTCTTTCTGTCTCTTGTATAAGTCTGCATCTGCTCTCTGCTGAGAAGCATATTTTTCAGCTTCTGCTTGTTTCTTAATCTGCGCATCTAATGTCTGCTCTGTTACCTCAACGTCTTTACGCTTCAGTTCAATTTCCTTTTCCTGACGCATAATATTAGCATCCGCAGTTACAACTTCAATTTCTTTACGTGATTTTTCTTCCTGAATCTTGTATGCTGCATCTGCCTCAGCCTTCTTTGCTTTTGAAATCTTCTCAAGTTCAGATTTTTTAATTTCCAGATTGTTATTCTTTTCTGCGATCGCTGTTTCTGACTCAACCCTTGCATCATTCGCTTCTTTTTCAGCCATTGCTTTTGCTTTTTCAATATCTCTTTCGCTTTCAGCTCTGGAAATTGCAGCCTTCTTCTGAATTTTAACAACATTATCTACACCAAGATTTTCAATAACATCATTATCATCCATAAAATTCTGCACATTAAAACTGATGATATCTAATCCCATTGCAGCAAGGTCTGGCTTCGCATTTTCTGTAACAAGCTGTGCAAATTTCTGACGATCAGAAACCATTTCTTCGAGGCTCATCTTTCCAACGATCTCTCGCATATTACCTTCAAGGACTTCTCTTGCGACCTGTCCAATATCGCCTACTGGCTTATTTAAGAAGTTTTCTGCTGCAAGTTTTAATCTTTCTGGATTACTGCTAACCTTTACATTGACCGCTGCATCTACATTGATATTGATATAATCTGCTGTAGGCACAGAACTTGATGTCTTAACATCAATTGGAATTAACTCAAGATTAAGATGATCTGCTTTTTCAAAGAATGGGATTTTTAACCCTGCCTTACCAATTAATGTCTTAGGTGTCTTTCTAAGTCCAGAAATAATATAAGCTTTATCTGGACTTGCTTTGACATAGCCGCTACCGATAATAGCTCCTACGCCACCTACCGCAACAACCACTGGTACCACTGTTCCAATTACTTCAATCATAAATATCTCCTTTGTTATAAAATTTATTTATCACAACACCATATACAGATGTCATAATCTAGTTACTAAATACATCCGCCACAAGAATTAGTGCGAAAATCCTCTTCGTTGATTGCCTTGAAAATCTGGCGCTGAACATCAATATCTGTTGTAATTTCATCTAACCAATATTTATTAGACTCAATCCACTCATCTTGTTTCAGTCCGTCATAATATGATTCCCATTCTTCAACCCAGTCCTTAAAATACCATCGCTCATATCTTTTATATGTATTCATAGGTTCTGTGCGTAAGTCTTCTGGAATCTTATCGGTAACATCTTTACCATCAACATAAAGCTTCCATTCTCCAATACAGAGTGCAAAACCACGACCTGTCCATTTTGCTTTAACTTCCATATTTCTCTTCCTTTAAATTACTGTTTTATTAATCAAATAATCCATACCCAAAGTGCTGTCTCAGTTCATCATTCCAACTATTAATCGATTCAACTTTTGGCTCTTGGACAAGCTTATATCGAAAATCTTCAGGCATAGACAGTGCGATAAAATTCATAATAAGTTTTGCACAATCTTTCCTTTCTTCAATATAATACACGCCATCTTCTTTATAGAAATCAACCTCTTTAAAACACCCAGAATTATTTAAAATTTCAAATGCTGTTTCGCTCATTTCTGATTCTTGATACTCTGTCCAAATCAGTCTCTCACTTCTATAACCAAGACCTAGACCCGTATAATCTTCATTGTAATTAAAAGCTACTCCTAGCTTTTTACAACTGTCTTTATACGCTTGTCGAATTTTATGAATATCATAGTTACAATCAAATAAAAAACTTTCTGATATTTTATGCCCATCTTCCGACCAGTCGCCTAATTCTAATTTATAAATCATTCCAGTCTCCTTTCTTTAAGCACCCACCCGTCAAATTTGACGGGAAGGTGTATTATCTTAATCTTCTAACGAATCAATCATTGCACGTAATTCTGCTTCTGACATCTTCTCAATAGCCTCATCCTGTTTCTTGGAAAGAGCATCAATATATTTTCTCTGTGTCAGTTTCTTATTAATACGTTCCTTTTCAGCAAGTCTCTCATTACGTTTTGTTGTAAAGATATACTTCACAATACCAATCGCAGCCGTTAATTTTGGATCAACATTTGCATCATCCAACAGACTTTCTTCTGAAGATTTAACTTCCTGATCTTTCAGATTTTTATAAACCACGTCTAAATCTTTATCAGATAAATCCCATAAATCTTCTACGGATAATTCTCCCTTTGTTGATGGGAATCTCAATTTGCTTCTTGTTGCCATTTCGAATAACTTTTCTGTTGTCATAATTTAATCTCCTTTTTATATTAAAATTTAATTTTAAGAACTCTTTCTGTTGCACCCTTGACTTTAACGATCACATCATCTCGTTTTGTAGAACTGAAGCCAATTCCTGATAACTGGTTTGGATCATCTGCGACATGCATCTTGCTTCCTAAAGCCTCGAATACTCTCTTGTGCTGTACTAATTCCTGCTTCAAAAACTCATTGAAGAATCCATTTGGAGTATCTTCATTTACACATCCGTTTAACATAAACAGATAATGTTTATGTCCAATACCTGTCTGCTCGTCCCAATAGTTAGGTGAATAACACATTACTGTTACTGGCACAAACTGATTTGTATTGATTCCCCAGATTTCTCTTGAAGATGTTGTTGATGGAAGTTTCTCTTTGATTGTGAATACTCCATCTTTTAATGTAACTGTAGCCACTGGTACGTTCTGTCCCTGTCTTAAAGGTTTATCATATTCAAATTCGTAAATCTGACCATCAAATTCAATCTCTGCTGTAAATCCTGATGTACCGTTGCTATGGCAATAATTATGTACGAAAAATTCATAATCTCCATCAACCATTTCAGATTTATCCGCCCATGTAATATTTTCTACAGCAGGTTTTCCTTTTTCTGGATTGATTACATCAACATCAAGTCTGCCTCGTGTCACGTGATCAACCATATGGCTAAAGAAAATATGCTGACAAGGTGTTTTACAATGTGCATCAAAATCATCCCTATTCCAATCTTTTCCTGCATTCCACTGAATTGAAAATCTTAAGACTCCATCGACTGCTCCACCTGCGTTCTTAACTCTTTCTTTCATTTCGCTATCTGTCATATTTCCTGTGTATGCCCAACTGAAAGGATTACTCCACTTCATCATGTTCTTAGCATCTTTATTTACAGGTGCGATCAGTGAAACCATATTCTTCTTGTGACGATTTTCAAACAGAACTTCTAATTCTTTTGCCGTTGGAAGTACATCTGATACGAATTTCTCTGCACTGATTTCTTCGACTTTAGAGAACTTCTTAGGATTTACAGCAACTTCCTTACTCATCTCATCGAAAATATCTAAACCGCCCTGAATACGTGGTGCTGCATCACGATTACAAAACAGGATATTGTTGACTGTAATATCATCAAGTTTCGCAAATCTACGCTGTAATGAATCCATATATCCTAAATCAGTCACAGTTTTCTTTGCATCCTCAAGCATTTTCTTTGTAAAAATTGCCTTTGGTCGTTTGTAATTCGCAGGAGCTACAACATTTTCATAAGCCTTAACCGCATTATCTAAGTCCATATCCTCACTGATATTTACAAGCAATGTACCAATACTATGGTTTCTAATACGACCAATTACATCTCCGATCGTCATGGCTTTTGCCCATGTGTATGTATCTTTCTCTTCATCGGATAAACTATTGTATTCTCGCTGATATTTTCTAAAGTCCTTTAAGATTCTTTCCCATTCCTGTCCTCTATAAAGAGTATTTGAAGCGATCAGTTCTAATACCGTATCAACAGCTTCTTCTGTGATTTCATCAAGCGATCTTTTGAACACGCTCTTTCGATCTCTAACTTTTGCTTTTGCTGTAGGAATATCGGATTTTCTTTCTAGTAATCTCTCTGGAATCGGTGTATACATATGAGTCCATTTGATAATCTGCTTATCTTCTGTATACTCATTTGTGGTTTTTGTACCAACTGTATTTGTAAAATGTCTCCAAATATCTTTGATTGGTTTAGATTCTACATATGTTCTCAGAGCATCAACTACTGGCTGAAATACGACATCCTCAGTGTCAATCTCCCAGATCGTATGAATCTTACCGTCAACAATTGTCACAGCTCCACCGATTGTTTTAATAAAATTTCGACAATGACCACAGTCATATTCTCTTCGCTTGCGATACATTTTGTTAGTTCCTTCAGGGAAACTACTCAGATATACTTCCCAAAGTTCATCCTTATCAATATCGGTTTCATACAATGTAGAATTGTTTTTCTCTACATAGTCGAGCATTTTATTTAAACGCTCTGACAATTTGCTTAAAAAGTTACTCCAGCTTTCATTCATTGGTGTACACATACTTTATCTCCTTTTTATGTATTATTTAATTGCTACAAAAATTTCATCGTTCTTGTTACCATTCACATAAATTTCTTTACCCTGAAGTTCTGGAAAATATTTCTTGGCAAGTTTTTTGAATTCATTAACATACTTCATATCACAGTTTTTGTAAATCAGTTTACCAGCAACAGAACCACCTGAAAGCAAACCTATTCTTCTTAAGAACTTCGCATGAGGTAAACCTTTCTGATCATCTTTTCTATACTTATCTTTCTCCAGAATCTTTTCCAATTTACATAAGTTTTCTGTCACTTCAATACAGCTGCTTGGATATTTCACATATTTGTTTGTCCAGAAATCAACTGCATCATAAGCCCCTGCGTTGCCGCAAAGGTATTTTAATACACAGGTTTTGAAGCCATTTTCTCTGTCATACACATCATTTCCTTCTACATACGCAACAGTTTCCGCTCCAGAAGTCCATAAGATTTTAACCATTCCATGATAATGTTTTACTTTAAACACTGGTTCGCCATCTTTTTCAATCTGTTTACCGTTATTGTCTAACATTGGTTCTTTTACTGTAATTTCTTTATCAACATAAATCGGTCTCTTAATCATTTCTTTTAGATTTTTTATATTCATATCTTTCTCCTCTTCGTTTCCTGTAAGTTCACTCATGATTTCATCCAATTTTTCTGACGCAAATGTTAAAGTTGCACTCATTTCACCATTCCAATCATCAAGTGTTGGTGCGTCTGCTCGTAATCCACGTTCAGTTTCGGATCCTCCACAACATTCTTTCCACCAATTCTTTTCTGCTTCTGACGTTGCGGTAATTGGTTTTTGCTGATAGTGTGGCAGAACAGACACTCTTCTTTCTGAAAGTGGTGGTGGGGCTAATGTTCCAATTTTTATTTCGTCAGCTAAAATCGTACCTGTATGAATCTCAAGATCCTCATTCATTGTTCTTACTGATTCCTTTCTTGTTATAGTAATGCTCGCTTCTGTTGATCGTATGCACTGATTTCTATACTGTTCTTTTTTATACCATGGTGGAACAATAACCAATATCTTATCATTGATGTACACATCCATTTCGATTGATTCAGCATCATGAAGTGCAACATATCGCCAAGGATGTGTTGTTCTAATAATCTTACCTTGAGGTTTTATTGTGTAAGTAGCAACAATTCGTGAAGCATTTTTTAATTCAACAATCTCAATTTTAAATTTTGCATATACATCATCATTATCTACTTCGACAATATCTCCTACATCAAATAATTTCATCATACGTGAATTATATTTAAGTTCTTGTCCATTTTTAGTCCGTATCCAAACGCCCGTTTTATTTTCTTCCATTCTTTGTCTCCTCTCTAAGCTGATGCACTCTGTGAGGCAAAGTATTGTGCTAATTTCTTTGCCAAGTATAATTGCCCTTTGCCAGTCACATATGTTTTGGTGATCAACTTGTTTCCATTCTTAGTTTCAACTTCACTTTCTGTTAATTTGAAAATGCCCTGCTTAACATATCTTTCATATGGGGTATTATCTGACATGAGATACCCTTCTTTTCTTAACCACGCAAATAATTTGTTTCTGCCCATATGAATATCTTGATTTTCTTTCTCAAGAAGCTTTGCCATTGTTTTCATGTCAACCATTGTTTCTGTGGCACTGACTGTATTGGCAAAATCAACAAGTGGTTTCTGCTGATTGATAACTTCTTCTTTTTGGGCTAATAGTTCATCCTTTTGTACCAAAGTGTTTTGCATAATATTCAATGCTTTCGCCATGATAGTTAAATCATCATCTTCTTTATCAATTGGGATATAACCACCTGTCTTACGGATCTGTGGAAGAACTTCGGATGTCACCCAATGTTTAAATTCTTTCGCACTATCAAGCTTGCTTCCAAAAATTAAAGCATATAGACCAGATTCATTAATAAATGTAAGTCCTCTGTTTGGTACATTTTCTAAGGTGGCGATTTGACACCTTAGAAATAATCGCTTATCTTCGGCATCAATATGTTTCTTTAATGCATTTACCGTATCTACATACCCAAGGCAACTGGCTACGTCTTTCCCTACAAACCACGGATTATTATCTAAAATCACTGTGCGAATATTTCCAAACTCATCATTATTAAACACTAACGTATTCAATGCTTCATTTACACCATTCTTTTCTTCTGTCATTAAATACCTCCTAAGTTATAATTTTACATTTTAATTTTGCACAAATTCCTGTGCGAGTCATCATATATAATAAGGAAGAAACTCTACCCAATTATATTCTGGATCAGCTCATAATACTTTGTCCTGCCGACATACGACTTATGTTCTGCATCTTTTAATTCTTTCTTCAAAGTACATATATCTTTCTGATTATCCATGCAATTCTGCATCACTTCTATGTATCGAATACAATTCTTGATTTTTCTGTGTAATTCTTGTAAGGTTTTAAGATACCCAATAATCACTGCACGTTTCGCAGCATCAATCTTTTTAAACTCAATCGCATGAAGAATATCACTTCTGGCAGAATCGGCATATGATAATGCCTGCTCTAATTCAAACTTCTTTTCTCCTAATTGATCTGAGTCATATGCTAGAAGTCCTACTATAGCTCTTTCCTCAGTCTCTATATTGTCGATCAATGTATTATCGCATTCCCAATCCATAAAGCAATTTCCATTACCTTTACGCATTATTTCACTAGATTCCATAGGTTTTCCAACTTTACCTAGTTCAATTTCTCTGGCATAAAATCCGTCTTTCATCCACGTATATTTATGCTTCAAACCTAAAATGTGCTTTGCTTGCTTGGAGGTAAACTGAGTAGCTTCAGACTTACGATTATCACGAACGTATTTATTTCTTGCATGATCTCTTTTCACATAGAACTCTTCATTCGTAATTATGTATTTCATACATCACTCCTATATTTAGTTGTATTTTTTGGAAAAAATTTCATGTTGACGAACATGTTTAGAATTGTTATAATGATTTAAAGGATATTATTATCCTTTCAGATTAAACAATTCTAAATATCAAATTCGATTTTCTATCGTGCTGCCAACACGGTAGATTCAAAAAATCTTTTTTTGTTATCTATGATTTGTTTAGTTGAAATTTTTAGTTTGTGTGAAAGTAGAAGTTTTACCAAAGACTTCTGCTTTCTTTTTTATTGTCTGTATTTTTATGCCAACATTGTATCTCTCTTTGTATGTAAATTGCAGGCATTTGATTATGTCAAATATGTCGTCCTGCCTAATATGAGAGAACAAATTCTCATCTTGAATAAATTCGATCCAATGATATGAAAGATCTTTATCTTTGCCATAGATCTTCATCTTTCTATCATCTGCTCGAATCTTATATTCGCTCAGAAACCACGATGACATTTCTGATGAGTGTAAATCAAGTACATCAATATGCATTTGATTTGATTGATTCGCTGCTAACATTTCTAATATTTGATTGTCCATACATATACCTTCCTTTATTCTGCCATTATTTGATGTGCACGATAATTCTTATAGTCCTCGTCTTTATATAGGTAACCAATACTTTTACCGATTACCGTTTGACGATCGCTAAATTGTTTCTTTTTTATTCTATATGATATATAATAATTATAATAAAAATCAATTGCAATATCACTAAATTGACGTGCGATTACAGATCGTGCGATTCCTTCTTTTGATTTAATATAATATAAATCTGCAATTGCCTTGATATCCATTTTAGATTTTAAATATTGTATAAAACCAGAATTAATAACATCAATGGTTGTCAATTTTTCATAAGATAAAGTGTTACCAGTTAATTCTAATTGAGACTGCACATTATTATATATCCTCTTTTGCTCTGCTTGATATTCTTCTATATTATTACATTTTTTTCGTGGTATTAATACAAAATCATCATATATATTCGTATCTCCCATTTTCAATTTATATTCATTCAATGTCTCGATAAAATCTTTGGAGACTGGTTTCCCAAAAATTGTTAAATCATTTTGATTAATATCTGAGAATTTTAGATTTCTTAACTCCTTTCCATTTATCCCATTATATAAACTCACAATGTGAAATCTAGTATTCAATTTGGTATCGGCTGATGCATTGCACGACATCAGATTCGAAATAAACGCATTTATTTTATCTGGTGTAACATAATTAACATTAACTCTATTTGAAAAATATATATCAACTGCTAATTGCAAGTTTATAAATTTATCATTAACAAATGGATTATATTTAATGTAATTTTGTTCATATGCATAAGTATATAGTTTAACGAGCTGGTCATATCTTTTTTTAATAGAATTCATACTTTTGGTTTTTTTACCTCTAGTATCTGATAATATAGCCTCTTGGATTGTACCTGGTGCATACGTTAACCCAGATTCATTGTCGTCCGCAATATCAGAATCTAATAACCAATTCCATGTTGGGCGACGTGATTCTGATACGTGAGAATCTATATAATTTTGTATCAATTCTTTATTATTCATAATATTCTCCATTTCTAGGATGCCATTGCATTCATGTACGATAACATGCCGTTTTGTATTAAAATGCCATGTCCTATTTTTAACATTAAAGATAGATCAGATATTCTTCCCCAATACTCTAAAAGATTATTCTTTGGAATTGTTCTTCCTTGCTCTAAATACACCTGTGATACCATTTTTAATCCATTACTGGTATTTGGATAAATGGTTACATGTGTCGGTATCCAGTTCCTTAATTTTTTTGTAATTGGATACACGTTAATCTCTGTACTCGTATTGTTACAAATATTATTAGAATATACAATAACTGGTCTTTTTCCATGCAAGATGTGACTACCTTCAATTTTCGGCAAATCTGCAAAATATATTCCCCAAACTTGAGGATTTTGATATTTGCCATATACATAGTCTTTTCTTTTTCTGTTATCGTTTCCTTTTCTTTCTTTGTTAGTATATCCGTTCATTTTTACGTCCCTCAACTTTCCCCAGTTGCATTTTTTATTTTCATGAATTAAATATACCATACTGTTTGCACCCTGTCAATAGGTGCAAGAAAGAAAGTTAATTTTTATTGTGAACAAAGAATCTCTACATTTCTTATTATAATGCTACCATAGAACAAAATCAAGATATTTTTCGAACAAATGTTCTCTTTTTGTTCGAACACTTTACTTTGTGCTTACTTGGAAGTGGGAAATACTGTCTAACTTTATGAGAATTATCCAGTTTCCATTTCTTTTCTTCAAAATCATAGTCACAGAAATCAAGCACTTCGTCTACACATCCATCATTATATTTGTAATCCACGATTACAGGATATGTTTTATATCTCATATAACGTGATGCGTTATCTGGTTTTAGTGGTGGAATCTCTGCTGAAATCCACATAAGATTCTGGTTTGCTTTCTTTTCTTCCTTATTTTGTCTAATCGTATTTATCTTCATACAAAATTCTCCTATAAAATCCTAATAATTTGTTCGTAAATTGCAATCGCATTATCTCCTGGAAAGTTCTGGTTCACATGCATATGTCCAAAGAACCACTTTTTATATTCAACAGATTCTTTAATCTCTTGCAAATAATCCGTCAATATATCTGTTTTATACACTCCTGATCCTTGATCCATTTGACATAATACAGATGCGTATGGACTATGTGTAATTATATAATCCACTTGCAATCCATTCTGCTTCAGATTCATCATACCTTCTGTCATTTCCTCCTCTGAAGGAAGCTCTTCTTTCCACCATGACGTATGATTGATCCTAAACATTTTGTCGTAATCTCTGTACCATTCATTAATTCTTGGATCGTCTTGTTTTAAAATTCCATCCTGAACATCATGGGAACTTGCTCCGCCAAACGTAAAGAATTTCTTGCCTTGAATATCAAATACCTGTCCTCGCATGAGATGGAAGGTAGAATCACGAATCTTATGAATCTTTCCTCCATTCCATTCTTCTACAGGATATTCGTACAGCCGATCATAATTTTCATGGTTCCCACATACAAACAAAGTAGTAAATGGTTTGTTGTCCAACCATTCCAGATTATGTCGTTCTTCTTTTGTGTCATGCCACAATCCAAAATCTCCGCAAATGATCACGTAATCATCTTTAGTCAACTCTACTCCTTCTGGGAAAGAATGACTGTTTAATCGAGTCATCCAATCCCCATGCGTATCTCCTGTTACAAATATCATAAAATAACTCCTTCCAGCAGCTCTTTTAGTGCCTGCATATTGTCCTCATGTACCCTATCATTTTGATCTGCATCATCCTTACCAGTCTCATAAGCACACTTGATAATCTCCATAACTCTATCATAACTCACATTAATAACATTTTCCTTTAATCCGTTAAATGCTCCGCTGATAATATCCTTGTACGTCTGAGCAATATCATCAAATAACACATGAGTTTCCTCTTCTGTAATTGTAGCATATAAAAACGTCATTGCAGGGCTACTATGATTCAATAATCTCATAAGTGTATACAATACGTTCTGATCATCTTTATGATCGACAAGTGTCCAATACACAAAGTTCTTTCGTAATGTATGCGTACCAATATTGTCCTCAATTCCAACTGCTTTAGCACCTTTTTTAACAAAATCCAAAGCATTTGCTTCAGTCATGTGTCCTGATCCAGACTTACATGTTCCAAAAACATAATCATCCATTGGCACTTCGCCATCAATCTTGACATCATATTTAGTTCCTGCAACAGCTTCAAAGAAAATATCCACTGCTTCAGTTACCAAATCGTTAAAGTATACAGTTCTGAATTTCTTTGTTTTCTTTTCCTGCTTACGAGTCTTATCGTCTAATAAATCGCCCCATTTGAGTCTGACGATATCAGAGATACGATATGCTGTATTGTTTCCAACTGCAACCAAAAGATTGTTTCTGGCAGCTACATATCGTTTGTACTCTGTGTACGATTTATCAATCTGGTCTCTAAAATATGCATTAAAGGCTGCAAATTTTTCTTTGTTCTTAATTGGATACACTAAAGATGATACGCCTTTTTGTTTATTAGATCGAGTCCATTTAGGATTTCCGTCCTTACGTCTTTTGATCTTTGCTTCAGGTTCTTCTGCGTTATTATTGTTTGCTGTTTTAATAACTTCAAACTGTGTTGCTGCCATGATAATCTCTCCTCTCTTAATTATTCTTACACTCTCTTAATTACTTTTTCTATTTCCTGTGCCAACAGAAAATCATTTATTGCATTTTCATCGTCAGTAATCAATGTATATTTCCATACTGGGGAACCATGATATGATATATCTTCAACCTTAAATAATGCTCTTTTACCAGTGTTATTTTCTCTATGATCTGACTCCAATAACTCTGTATGAATTCCCCAACTATCATATAGATGTCCATCGTATAGTATTTGAGCCGCAGCTATTAATATATTATATTTACTCACATCAACCTCTGTATTCACTGTTCCGTATAATTTCATTGTTCCAATCTCCTCTCTAATTATTGCACTGTTCACGTACTTCTGGTCTAATTTCTACTTCGATTAATTCCATAATTCTTACTCCTATTCTCTAAATTTAGGCAAAATAAAAAGAAGCCATAAGCTTCTCAATCTCATTCTGTTATTCAATTTCTACAATGGTCTAATAATATCAGGATTCATGATCAGAATACTATCACAATCCCAACCGTAAAGCTCATAATATAACTCATAATCACCTTTGGATAAATTAAGCTTAATTGCATCAACTCCATCTTCGACCATCTTCTCAAAATCTGGCACAACGCCCATTGTATCAAATAAATATTCTGGGAGATATCCCGATAGATCTTGCGTTGGAACCTGCTTTAAATCGGCTTTCGCTGTCCATTCAACAATATTTGCCGAATCATCCAATGTAAATTTAAAGTTTTTGTCTAGTTTATCAATTCTAAAATCATTATCAATACACCATTTCTCCCACGGCTGATCCGCCTTTATATCCGATGCCCATAAACCTCCAAATGGTTTGTTAATCATGTTTCTGTTCACAATTGACATAAACAACTCTTTCTCAAACTTATCACTTCCGTAGTGAATATAAATATTTTCTGACATTTTTCCATCCTTTCGTCAAACTTATCCTGTCATCTGCTTCTCAAACAACTGTCTTTCCAACGCACCAAAATCATAATCACGATCACATTCCAAGTGTGCAAGGTTCGTTACCTTTGGCTTTTGTTTAGCGTTCTTCTTAGCCTGATTTCGTTCCCAGTTTCGTACTGCTGCCTTCCAGTCTTGCATCTTGCTATTGCCCATCATCCAATCTTTGGCTGTGTAATAATCCACAAACTCTTCTGGATCAATCCCATTGTTTCTTTGTTGACAATATCTGGAGACTTGCTCGCAATCAGGCGGTGTGAATCGCTTTATATTATTATTATTATATTTATTATTATTCTTTACTTTCTTTTTATGTGTCGCTTCTGCGTCGTTTTGGTGTCGTTTCTGTGTAGCTTGTTCGTCTACAAAACCTTGATAAACACTGTAATTTACTATGGTTATGACCGTCTTTTTAGTGTCGCTTTTTACATGTATGATACTGTCGTTTCCCAGTGTCTTTAAAAATTTGATAACCTTTGAATTACTCCACCCCCATCGATCACACAATCTTCTGATCGAAGTAACCATCGATCCTCGCTCGACTGTTTCTAAGTTTCCATCAATATACTTAGGTTGATTATTATAACCTGCGAGAATAAGTAAGTCAATCATTGCTTGTCCTCTGGCAAATGGTTTGTCTTCCCATAGCCAATGATCTGTAATTTTCCGATGGAGTTTGATCCATCCTGTGTTACTCATGGCATCACTCCCCTCTATATATGGAGATAAAATTCTCCTTTAATACCTACATATATTTATTATTCGTCAACATAATAATCACGTTTAAACTCTTCATAAGTCATAACACGTTTCCCACAGTTTCTACAAGTCATAGTCTTTCTATAGTTGTACTCTGTAACACCTTCTTCTTCCAGCTCTCCATTGCCTGTATATAAATCGTATCCTTTCATATAAATTCTGTGCTCTAAACCTGACTCACTTCCACAATGAGGACATTTGATTTTTTTTCGCATATATTAACCACCTATCAAATTTTCGTTTTATTCTTCATCAAGTTCCATATGATTTACATCAACAGGATTCTCTAATTTTAAAATATCTTCTTTCTGTTCTACAAGAGCCTGTTGAGCTATTGCATTAATTTTATTCTGTGCAAAAGCCTCGATTTCTCCTTTAGCTTCTGTAATTGTTTTGTCTATCTGATTTTGGAATTGATCAAAGATAAATTTTGAACTAGATTCCATACCTTGAGTCACGTTGGCAAGTCTTCTCAGAATCATTTCTCGATCGCCTTTTCCAATAGATTTCTTCGTAGTAAAAAGCTCCTTGACTTCATCATAAAATTCTTTTGCATCGCTCATACGCTCGTTCATAGACTCTTTAAATTCATTTGTTATCTGCTGTCTTTTATTGATAAAATCCGCTTCGTTAATACGTCCTTTACCACGTAAATATTTAATAGTACATGGAGTACCTGTTCCAACATTCATAGAAGTAATTAATTCCGCAAATTGTGATTGCGACATTTCTACTTCCAGAATCTCATCTTCTCCAACATACCAATCATCATTTAATCCTCTAGTGACCTTTCCTTCTCTCAACACCATATGAATTGTATCATTATGCTGAATACTACTACCAAATAAATTACTATGTCCACCATGAGTACGGCTAAATGACAACATACCAAATGATGGGTGTTTATATGATGTCCCAAGTGCATTTTCTGAGATTTCATAATCTCCTTCTTTTCTAATATTTTTTTCCATTTATTTCCTCTTCCTTTCTATCAAAGTTTCATTTTATCTATATGATCATCACATTCCCATACCGCTTCATAGCAGACATCTAACATATCTCTTACGATTTGTTTCCTCTGACTTAACTTTTCTTCTTTTTTTTCAATATCCTCTTTCTCACGCAATAAATGCATATATTTTTGATACGGCATGTTTGTATCTGCTAGTTTTTCTTCTATAGCGATCCTTTCATTAATTACTTTTCTTAATTTATTACATAATTCCTTATGCTTATCTTTGATCGCTTTAATGACTGCATATTCATACATTCTTTGATATTTAGACTCAAATTTTCCATCTTTGAATTCATAACGATCCTCAACCTTGCAGGCATCTAAAATCTTATCTCCGTTTTCTCTGCACTCATTTAACAATTCCATTAAAGCCTCTTCGTTGTCAAATGTCGCATAACCAATTCCATCCTCTTTTGTTTCATAAACACACATATATGGTTTTTCTGATGTATATGCTTTAGATTTTTCCATTTTAAACACTCCTTTTTAATTCCTTTATTTCTTACAAGCTACAATGCAAGTTAGCTCTTTAAAGAACGGTTGATCTTTAACCTGATTTAATAAATAATATACATCCAAATTGATCATATCTTTTTCGGATTTATCTATACTATATATTATTAAATATTCCAGTTTGTCACTCCAATTCTCAACAATTCCTAAATATTTTTCCATTTCCTCTTTAATGCTCTGCGAATCATCTAAAATAAAATTATCACATCTTGAAAACAGACTGCGAGAAATATTTTCATCTTCAAATATGATTACAAAACATTTTTCTGATCGAGAACTATCAATAAAATCACTGAGAAATTTAGATTTTCCGTTCCCTTTTAATGTTAATATATTCATTTTTCCATCACTCCTTCTGATCGAATATTTGTTTCATTTCAATATCCCATATTAGTTTCTTTTGTAATCTTTGCTGCTACAGAATCTAACATCTCATATTTTTCAATAATATTAGACACTTCTTCTTTTGTTAGGAGTCTCCATTCATCAGTTCCATTCTTTTTAAACTCTAGTGTATGAGAGCCACGATCTACCCATACAGGAATTCCAAATGTTACTCCAACGTATTTATCCATTAAAGCTAAACATTTATCAACTAATTTCCTATATTCTTTAGCTTCTTCTTTTCGGTTTTCCAATTTATTCATTTTTGAGACAACTCCTTTTTCGTTTTGTGTCATAATTATATCATACCTCTCTATTCTTCTGAAATAATTTCCACCGCTGCTTCGTAAAATCTGTTGTACAAAGTTGCATTAGTTTTAATAAGCTGAGATTTAGACAAGCCATGAGCATATTCATCCCAGTTAACTCCATTCTCTGTCATCTTAGTGTAGATTTTCCGATAAACAGACGTTCCACCTTTAGATTTATTTCCAATATGATTGGCATAATTGGTAATTTTGATCTTCATTTCTTCCCAATCAGGCTGTGCATTTTCTTTCCTGAACTGTCGCAGAAGTTTTTCCAATGAATTGACTAGCAGATCAGGATACTTGTCATAGCAAAGATCAATCGTTGGTACATTACCTCTTTCCCCGATATTATATTTCTCTTTGTATTCTTTCCGATCCTGCTCCCACACAATTCCATATGTGTTAGTAAGATACCTGTATGCTTCTCTGAGAATATCTCTTGTAGTAGTCCCTAATTCATCAGATTCTTTTAGAATATCATCAATGATTGAATAGACATTGGACTTCCATTCATTGAGCTTATATTCTGCGATAACACTTTCAGTATCTACTACTGGAATATCTTTTGTTGGTTTGCTGATCTGCTTATACAATTCTTTCCGTTCGGCTTTCATCTCTTTCACAATGTCTGCTAACTGATTGAAACCCTTAATAGTAACTTTATACAGACGTTCATTATTCTTTTCCATCTGCTTCATAAGTTCTGTCTGTTCTGTAAGAAACTGTTCTACTGTTGTTACAGGAGTTCCTGTTTTTAAATTTCCATGACGATAAGAGGAAATCACGTCCCAAACCCAATCCATGAAGGCGTTTGCCTTTGGCTGTCTGCTCCATCTACAAATTTCCATCACGCCACGTTCATTATAGAGTGTAGTGTCATACTTCTTGTTATCAGTAGCCCCCAGTTTGAGGGTAACTGAATATTTATCCAGTCTATCTCTATATCTATTGTGCAAATTATCAATTGCTTTCTGTGGATCTCCATATTCCAGTGCCTCTCCGATCTGCTTTCTTGTCATCCAAATATCGTCCTCAGCACTATAAAAATCACACGATATATCGTTAAAATTTTCCGTTTTTACTAACTGTAGGTTCATTCTTCATCTTCCTTTCTAAACTGTCTTATTTTTCTCTACACTCATTATTTTTGTATAACTGTATTCCGTAAACCAATAGAAATAAAATCAACATTTAATTCCAACTATTAGTGTGCCAATCCTAATAGAAACCTATTCTATTCCTATTAGCTCTCTATGTAATCAACACCTTACCTATTAACAATTCTATGTTTAGTTAATCATTAGTTTGTGTATAATAAATTTGACAAAGAACCGACCTGCCAAATCGGTTCCTGTCAAATATTTCCGTAAAATAAAAAGAACCTTCCGTTCGGTTCTTTGCCAAAATTATTATATGGAATTAAATCAGCTGATAAATAAGCATTCCGAAAGCTACGATAACCCATAATGTCGTAATTGCTTTCATAGGCTTCATAATAGCTTCTAATATTTCCTCTAATACGTCTATATATTTGCTTAAATATACCTTATTATGTTCACGATCAATTTTTCTTAGCGATAACCAAGCTAGGAAAACAATCACATATAACACAAAAGATATTCCGCAGAACTGTTCAAAGAAATGAATAATCTGTTTTAATTCCATACTTCATCATCCTCATCTTCATTATCATATAAATTTTCCACTGGTGCTGTCTGTTGGAACATATCTGTTGGAGATAGGTTTCTAGCTTCACACATTGCACAAAAGACTTTCATTACCTTATCCCATTCATGTTCTTGAATCCACTGAAGAAATGGTTTCTTACCACGTTTCTTAACATCAATCTGATATTTGTATTGCAAGTTCTTATAAAGCTCGTTCCACATAACAGAGAATTGTGTTCCTGTAACGGCAGCCAACTTCCTAATTCCAGCGTTCATCTTATTGCGATCATCCCACGTCAAAATTTCCGCTGCTAATAGCTTATTATCATTCTGTAACTTCTGATTCTCTTCTTTGAGTTCTTTGTTTTGTGTTCGCAGATCGGTTACCATAGCAAGCTTGACATCCTCAGAAAATGACGGGAAGTAGTGTTCAATGAACTGTGACTCTTTTCCAAAGTCAACCGCACCGCCTGTCTTACGAATGTTTCTAAGATATTCTTTAATCTGTTTCTTCATCTGCTTTGCAATCGGTTTGCGTGACTGCATACATACTTCATAGAGTCCATCTTCTGTCAGAAACCAAAATGGATTAATAGTCTTTCCCGTAGAATCAATCTGACCTAAATTTGACCCGCCAACATTATTGGCGGTTAAGATTTTGGTCTTATATTTTTCCTCTGAATCAATCGCCTGTAACATCATATCTGTTTTATAACTTCCATCAGGACGTTTACTATAATCAATCCATTCTGCAACATCTCTTGCCAAGAATAACGGATCTTCAATGCTTCTGTATAAGTCAATTCTTCTACCTAAAATTTCCGTTGTGTCTACAAGCTGCACACCTGCCTCTACCTGCTCTTGTTCTCTCTGCTCTTCCATCGTGATGTACTCATTAATAAAAACATAATGTCTTACGTTCTCAGCAAGGCTTGAAGTTTCCATCAGTAAAGACAATCTGATCAAACATTTAAGAGTAAACACCTTAGCACCCTTATAGCCGAATGAGATATTCAATCCGTTCGGATACGTTACAATGATTCTTCCCTTCTGTTTTTCCGTTGTTGCGTCCTGACCGTCAATGATTTCTTGTATTGTCTTAACTTCCATTCCATCGTCTAAAAACTCTTTGCGATACTTCGTACACAATCTCTTAACCTCGTCAACATCTCCATCAAAAAATCGTGCTACCTGTTCTGTAGTAATATAATCTCGTCCAGGAAGCCACGGGATCGGCTTGATTGTAACCTGTTTCAAAAGTTCTGTGTTCTGTACCAGTTCATCTCTCTTTGCTTTATCCAAAATTGGATCGCAAGGAATTTCCATTTCGTTTAAATTCATAATCAATTCCACCTTTCTTATGTAAAAATTTGTATTAAAAAAGACACTCTGGAATTTTCCATAAGTGTCCTAGTTACCTATATTAATTTGTATTCACTCTAATTCTAGTTCGTCAATTTCTGGTGTGTCAGAATGATTCATATCAAATGATATTTTCCATTCTATCTTCCGTTCCAAAGATCGGAAAAGAACTTATAAATTCCATACAGAATAGCAACAAATGCTATAACCATTAAAATTCCATAGCCACCACCTAAGATAGCTCCTAACATATATTCCAAACTATCCTCTGGAACGATAAATATAATTATTAATAATAAAACCAATGGCATAATTTTACTCTCCTTTGCTAAAAAATAGGCACTATTAAAAGTGCCTATTGACAATAAATTAATCGTTTTTATATATATTATTTATTATAATTTGGTCTATCAGTAACATTCAATACTTGAATAAGTGCATCTTGTAACACTTTAGAAACATTAATTCCAGAATGTTCTGCTTCATAATTTAACCAACTAGGTAATGCAACATTTCTTCTTACAGATTTTGTATCAATTTTTCTTCGATATTCTGTTGAATCAATATCAACCAATGAAATAATAGTTTCTCCTTCATCAAAAAATGTGCTTTTCGCAATATCGATATCTGTAATATTTGTTGGTTTAGGAATTTCCACCTCTCTATCTTCCATAGAAACACAAGTTAATTCCATTGCGTCTCGTGCCATTTTAATAGCATCCGACATATCTTTTCCTTCCGTTAATACATTTAAATCTGGTGCCTCAATTAAATATTTTCCGTCATCGGTTTTTGTAAATAGTACAGGATATACTGCTTTCATATTTTCACCTCTATTCTTATATATGATTGCAAACAAGATTTTCCAAGGGCAGGCTGTATTATAACAGCCCGTTCCTTCTTAGAATCTCTTTAGCAAGTCTTTCATCAACTTCCTTGTGCCGTGGAACTGATTCAACTTTGTTTCCTTTGATGTAGATATCATGGTTACCGCCATGTCTGTCAAAGACAAATCCGCCTGCTTTGAGCTTCTTGATTAAATCTTTCTGCTTCATTGTATTGTCTCCTTTACTTACTTATATTATACACAATATCTACACACTGTCAATAATATTTTACACACTTTTTACACAATATTATTTTAATAAAATTGACATTCTATTAATTAATAGATCCATCTGCATTGACCAATCTATTTTCCATATCTGCGTTGTTATCTGCAATATTCTGCAATACATAAAACAGAGAATCATCCGCTTTAGACAATTTTCCGATTGCCTTAGATAAATTTCCAATGCTTTCAGTTAACATTTTCATATCTTCTTTACAATCATCTACGAACGTGTCATAGTCCATTCCCAAAGACATATTGAATAAGATGTTTGCAATTCTTTTTACTTCGTTATTTTCCATAACTAATCAATCTCCTATTCCCTAATCTCGTTTGCAATGTCATTTCTTGTGCCTCTAATAGAGCATCCTTCTGTATCATGTCGCATCAGGATCTCGTAAATCTGTTCTTCTTCTTCCTCTGTTAGAGAAAATCCTCCCCAGTATCCATAATCATTCTCTCCGTGACACATAACGATTCCGATAATTTCCTGTTTTGTTTCTGTATTCATAATCTCTCACTCCTGTTCTGTGATAAAACTTTTCTTTTAACTCAAAAAGCGATACCTATAATAGATATCGCTTTCTAAGTATTTTTATTTAATTGTTTCCGATTCTACTTATGTTCTTTATATTCCCATTGTAAAATCCATAACTCTGCAATTCCACCAACCATATATTGCGGATTAAGGTCTTTATAAGAACCACATCCAAACTTATAACAAAAGTTCTGCCATAAGTTTTTAAAATATGTTCGGCTCTTTTCCTTATACTCAGGTGATTTAGCACCACCTAAAAGATCCGCAACTCTCATTCTGGCTGTCTTAAGCAAAATCTGCTGTTGCTTATAATTGATCGTTGAATAATCAATCATAGATTTGAATGTGTCTGCACAAGATACAATACTCTCTACAGCTTCTTCAAATTTTCCAGTTGATAAAACCATTCCATTCTCAACAGGCTGTAAGTTTTCCATTGTTTCTTTGAACTTAAAATATGTATTAACTAATTTCCGTTGCACATCCCATGCAAGATCATCCGTAAATGATTTCACGATTAACAGATAACCACTTTCTGTTAAAAGCACAATATCTTGATGTAATCTTTCTGACACATACATGATGTTGTGTCGACGAATTTCGTCGGGACAAACTTTAAAGTAATCCTCGTTCTCAATTAAATGATTTCTATTCTTTCTAAAGTTTCTCCCTGCCGTTCCGTCAGGTCTTTGATGAACTCTGTCAATATCTTTGAATGTAACAACTCTCTGCCCATTCCATTCTTTGACTTGTAAATCATTTTCTCCGATCTTAATACTGTTTGTTTCCATCTTATCTAAGTCCTTTCTGTAAAAATATAATTTCCATCACTCTTGTATACTTCACAGCTTTTAGATGTTTCGGCTTTTCGTAGCTTCCGTTCTCAGGTACCTACTAAATACAAGATATTCAATTCTCAATGTGCTATTAAAACAAATTGGAATATGTGAAAATGAATATTTCCACTTGAAAGAATTGATAATTTGATATATACTCAATTTGTTCGGATTGGGTATATATCTTTCCATTCGTGGAAGATATCTTACACATTCTTTGGTGGTAAGTTCCAGCTTGCCACCTTTTTTGTTTTACAAGGTTTTAGGCGTTACAGTGTATTTCATTTCTACTCGAACGTCAATTTTTCCATCAACATACGACTGCAATAATGCTTCTGCAACATCACTATATTTTAATGAATTACACTTGCATTTCAGCTTAAAACTTTCTTGTAAGGTTTCTTCGATTTGGATCGACATTGGTTTTCTTGCCATTTCTCTCACTCCTTACAATGATATAATATCACTTTTTTAATTGCTCGTCAATAACTTTTTTAATTATTTTAAAGTAATTAAATCTGCATTTTATTATCCGACCAGTTCTAAGTATCCAGCTTTCACAAGATCTTCTTTTTGTGATAGTGGTTGCGGTACATACTGCATACCCTTTTCTCGATCATAGTCGTAATACCACACTCCGTACTCTTCAATCGGTTCCAGTATATGAATTGCAAGGCTAACTTCCATCACGTTAACTGCATCAACGCAAGCGTTCTTCATATCTTCTAAGCTACATAATGTGTCATATTGTGGTTTTAATTTTTCCACAAAGTCCTCAAAATCTAATCTTTCGTACTCTTCTTTACTAACTTTCATTCGTTCTTACCTCGTTTCTTTCCATCAAAAAAGGAAGATACATTTCTGCATCTTCCTAGATTACTTTGTTTTTATTTAATTTTCCGTTAGTCTATAAACAATAATTAATCAAATATTCTTTTCCATTATATTCTACAAAACTATATCCACTCATCGGTTTTTTAGTTTCAAGCATCTTCTTATATGCTTCAATTCCTTCCTTGTCTTCTTGCCAATCTTCCATAAACTGACCAAAATGTTCTGTAAAATCTTTCAATTCATATACTACTGTGCTATTTTTTAACAATCGTTCCGCTTCTTTTCGTGTACAACGATCTTCCATTAAAATTTCCACATTCTTTTCAAATTCTTTTCTTTCATAATCAAACATAATTTACCACCTACATTCCCTTCTTGATCATATTTTCCGCTACTATTCTAACCAACCATGAATATTTCCAGTGCATATTAAGGTAGTCATTATAAGCATTTCTGATAATCTCATCTGCCCTATCTTTATCATAATTTTCTTGAGTCCATTCAACGTCCCACTTTTCTGCATCGGTTGATAATAGCCAATCTTCAAAATCCATTGCATGATCACGATTATCTTTAATATCTGCGACAGCTTTTTCCATATCATCATCCATGATTTTTACTATAAGATTTCCGTTGTCGTCAACAATATTCCACCATTCTTCTTCAAATTTTCCGTAATAATCACGTTGTACTAGTATCTTGATCTTGTCGTATTTTTTCCAATCGTACTTAGTGCTTGTCACACATAAACTTCCGTCAGAACTCTTCCCGTAGTACCAATCACAGTTATATTGATTTAATTTGATTGTATAACCATGATAAGTGATTTTTGTAAATCCATCAGGCATTTCAGGAATCTTATGGATCTCAAAGCACTCAGGATATTTAATATATTCAAATAAAAGTGTTTCGATTGTGTTTCCATATTCCATAACATCAAAGTGATCAATTCCACTCATAATATCATCATTAAGGTTTTCATAATCATTCTCGCTATACCCATACTTCATCATAAGATTACTTAGATAATCAAAGTTCTTGAACTCTTCATTCTCATAAAGCACCGTTTTCTTTCCAGTAGATTGTTCTGTCATAATAAGTTCTTTGTACTTCATAATTTCCACCATCCTTTTTAGGAACTGACTGCCTTGCGGTCAGATTTTAAGTTAACTGTTCTCTTATATTATACACGATAATTTCCATCGTGTGAAGTGGCGGAGTGGAAATTGAACCCACCGATAAAAGCACTCTTTTATCTACCATACGCCACCGTTTTTCCGTTCCAATACGTCACTACTAGCAATCAATAGTACAGTCATTCCGTTCGTTTAACGTAACTATTAGCTTCAATAGTCGAGTCTTTCCGTTAAGGTGTAGTCTGCTTCATTACAGACAGTAAAAGCCTTTAATTGGCTATGTAATAAGCTATGCACGACACATAGAGAAATTGAATAGATTAGTTGGATCTTCTCTTAAAATTTCCGTCATGCCGTTAATTGCTTCTTCTTGCGTTCTATATTTCCGAAAAATTCCGAACGTATTCTTATATAATAAGAAATATCTATATCCATGCAAGCTATCATCAATTCCAGCGTTCGGAGGATTTTCTGTGAAGTATAAAGTATTATACTTTCGTTCTACGTGGCACGCTAATGCTGTCATTGTCGTTCTACGACTCATTCTTTCCACCTACTTTCTATTCTTCTAAATTTTTAGAATAAACATCAACATTACGTTTGTTATCACGACTCCAGCCCCACCCATAATATTTTCCACTCATCCCGCAATCTTCAAGATCGTACTCAATACTAAGATCCCAGTATTCATCTGGATTTGTACAGAAAATTTCCGTTCTACCATCGGGATATGTATTTCTTGTTATCATAATTTCCACCTTCCTTCTATGCCATTGCTAACTACCTAAGAAACATAAACCATGAACATATGCAAAATGACGAGCTTTGTCAACTGAATTAAATTTATACCAATAAATATTGCCTACACTATCTACAAATTTAAAAGAAGTTCCCATATTTCCAGCTCCCTTCTATAATCTTTCCATCAGTTCTACGGCTAAGATATACGCTACATACTTCCATACGTTCACATATCCGTTTAGATCTTCCAGCTTGCATTGTAATACCGTATGGATCATTCCATCGCAGAAGCCCTTGCTTTTAAGTTCTGCGATAAGATCTTTCTTTGCGATCGGTGGCAAGGCTGCGACTCTGATTTTTCCAATGTCAAAAGTGTTACGTTCTTCCTTTTCCACTGTCTGAATCACTACCATGTTTGTTCTTGTCATCTTTAAAATTTCCATAATTATTCTCCTATTCTTCCTCATCTTCTATACATTCGCCACAATCTATTGCTTCATCTTTACAAGCATACAATATACCGCCAAATCCACAGTTACACTCCCAATCCTCAAACAATTCCTGGATAGAATCTCCATCGTTCATAAAATATCTGTCCATAGATTCCATTAAATCTTTTAATGAAAAACCGTGATCAATCATCCATTGTAACTGATACTGTTCATAAGTTTGTTTCTTTGAAATTTCCATTTTGTGTACCTTCCTTTTTTCTTAGTTTTCTTTATTTTTCCATTCTTTAGAACAACGAAACACAAAATAAAATGTCGTTCCGTAGTCCTCTATAGAATCTTCTGTTCTTGTTAATCCATAATTCCCAGCAACCTTGATAATATTTTTCACAACTTCTTTTCGTGTTTCAAAATAGTTTTCTAAAGTTATTGGAATATCATATCTTGCTAAGATAATTACTTGATATATATCGCTGTAAAATCCGTTAAGATCAAATTCTATCGCTTCAACTCTATTAATTTGTAAAAGATCTTTTTCCAACGATTTACATTTATCTAAAATGCCAAACTTCTTTGCAGTTCTTAATTCTCTTTCTTTCATTTTCCAACACTCCTATTCTATGCCGTTTCTAATTCTTCTTTCTCATACTCTTCACGATCCTTATAGTAAGCATCATAGAGTTCTTTATATTTTTCATAGCTATCTGTCATATACAATTCGTTGACACTAGACCATTCATTCAAGCCCTTTTCTAAGATCATGACATACTTTCTTAGCTTGATTCTGCCCCATCTCATGTTATTATTTCCAATATCAAAGAAATAGTTATCTAACATACAGCCTTCAAAACTATCTTCTAAGTAATCATCTAAGATCGTGCAAAACATTTCTAGTGTATCATTATCAATAATCGTTCTATAATCTTTCATGATTTCCAACCTTCCTTCTTATCTGATTTTTCCATTATCTGCCACGGCTTCTACGTCATCGCAGTAACTATTGCAAGGATTCCATACACAATAGCTTGTTACGTGCTTTCCTTTGCGTACACGTTTGTTATAGGCAATGTAGTAGTTTTTTCCATACGTTCCATGTCTACCACCAGCAGAAACACTTTTGATAATTTCCACGTAAATAGTATGCTTTACAGCACGTTCACGGATCATTTTATCCGTTAATTTTCTAGTGTTGATATACTTTACCTTATAGGCGTTTAGATCGTAATTTCTGCGTATATAATCGTTTACAAGCTGGATATTTCTATTCTTTGCTACGATCTTTATAATGCTATCATCGAGCTTATCTTTTGTTCTATGAGTATTGAATTTTACAGTTACGGGCGTTGTCCCTGGATAGGCATATGATTCCTTGCGAACTTTCCAGCAATAACCATCTGCCGTATCAATTGTACCGTCACTGTTATAAATGCCGTTTATAGTTCTGTACGTGACGTGTTTCTTTTTTGTCTTTGCGTGTACTGTATTTCCCAGCATTAAAAAAGCTGTAAACATGAGTGCTACGGCTAATAAGATCTTGATTGTTTTGTTCTGTTTTGTTCTCATTGTGTTTTTACCTTCTTTCTTATTCTGTATCTGTATCATCATCAAAAAATCCAACGCAAGCAAGCATATAGACAGCGGTAATCATTACCAACAACGCTTCTAATATAAAGGCTTGCGGGATCTTTATAAACGCAATAATAGCCGTTGCAATTCCTACAATCGCAACGGCTATATCTATCGGTTGTGGTTTATGTAATTGTATTTTTTCCATTGTTCTTTCCTCCTCCTACTCGTCAACTCTTTCTATCATAAAATTACCACCATGATATAAATTGAGTCCGTGATTTCCACCAGTAATGTACATATCATCAGTGATCCCATCACGTTCTATATCTTCATCTGAAACAAATACACCCATATTTCCATCAGATTCTAGTTGATCGATTGCAAGATCTAAAATTGTGCCGTAGTCCGTTGTAGGTTCGTCAACTGTTACAAGTTCGCTGAAATAACCAAAAATCACTCTGTATTTCGTCATAATTTCCTTCTTTCTGCCCTTTACGGGACTTTCTTTCTATTTATAAGTTCAACAAAATAGACAAGCCGTGTTTTGACTTGTCTATAATATTCAATCTATAAATACGCCACAAACTCTGAAAAATCAACCGTATCATATAAGTTCTTGATTTTCTCATGATACACGTTATCAAGTTCTTCTTGAGTGTCAACCCACGATATACCATTGAAAACCTTTTCGGCTTCTTGTAAGATATACTGTTTTGCTAAAGGCTGTAAATCACAAACAACCGTTTCTGCTTCTTTATGTGGGCAAAACGGTTCAATAAGATCCATTCTTATGTTATCTTGAATATAACTTTCCAAACTTGAACCGTTCTTTTTATCATCCGATTTATTAAAAAATTCCAACAGTTGTCCAACCGTTAGAATTTTAATCTCATTGTCGTCGTATTCATCAGCATATAAGTATTGTTCCATCGTTCAAACACTCCTTTTATTTAATATCGTTTAGTGTATATGGTTTATCGTTAATATAATCTTGTGATTCTAACCCTTCTTTACAATTATGGTAATAATTTAACAACATTACTATTTCATGATCGGGTATACACATTTCATTATCGTCATTACCAAACCCTTTAACAAAAATCCCGTTTGGCGTTTCTTTGATTGTAAATAAACTATCGTTGTTTGTATGTATTATTTTCATGATTAATAACCTCCTAAATAATAATATTACTTTCTTTTTTAAGTAGCTTTCTAAACTCCCTAAAGCAAAGATAATCCATTAAGTTTGCCGTTTCTTCCACGTCAACAACTTCTCTTCCAGTCCAGTCTTTCATGATAATACTTGATACTCTTTCATCATCTTTGTATAGACAATAAATATCAGCACCAAAACCACGCAACCCCATGTGGAAATGTTTCCACTTTTCAAAGTTGGTGTATTTATCATAAATACCGCCGTTGATTTCATCTGTTATGATATTCCAGTAAGTAAGAAAAGGACTGTTTTCACAGTCCTTTTTATCATACTCGTGTGCTTCTAACCAATCTTTGATTGATTCCGTTAAATAGATTCTGATTTTTTTGTTGATTTCTTTGTTATATGTAATACTCATAATATACCTTCTTTCTAAATCTAATTATAGAAAATAGCATGAACTAATTCTTGTATGCCTCCATTTGTTGTATCTTTTGCACCAATTAATGGATACCATGACACATAAAAAAGATCTAGTCCATAGATTTCTTTGAAAGTTTTTTGTAATCGTTTAAACCATTTACTTTCTCGTTCTTCACTCTTATGAGTGCTTACTCGATTATAAGTATTTTCATTGTTTGTAAGCATTAAATTCCTATTGGCTAATCCACACAAACGATAATAAGAATTCATTATTTTACGTGCTTCTTTATAATCCGCTGGTGTTGGGTTGCTAGTTTTATAACTAATTAATATATCTAGTTCTTTTTCTCTTCTTTCTGCGATTGTTAGTTTTTTCATAATAATATACCTTCTTTCTTAAGTTACCCTACATAAAAGCGGGATTTTAAATAGTTACAAATAAAAAAGACACAATCTTTTTAGATCGTGCCTTTGTGGTTTACGCTATATTCCTTCACTAAAAAACCAATCAAGAAACTCACTTGTATATGGTTTTTTAGTTAAATGAATATCCTTTTCATTCTTTCGAATAAAAGCCCAACATTCAATTTTTGTTTCAAAACTAGTCGAATGTTCCACATTTGTTTTTTTATCGACATAATCAATATAGTATTTCATTCTTTTCATAGTTGTTTACCTCCTATCACTACGACCAGCTTTTCAAGGCTGGATTTTTTATAAGTTCATGAATGGATACAAATAACAGTGTCATGGACAGTGGCTTGTCTTTCGAGTGCATACCATGCAAGGCGTTAATTTGTACCCCATCATCGACCTATAAAAGAATTATGATATCTTAACCAGCTTTATAACTGGTTGATTCATTGTTAATCTTTGGCTATGATGTTTTATTCAAAAAAGATTTAATCAGCACATACAAGGTGTATAAAGTCTTGTTATTATGTGCTTAGTCATTCCGTACAATGTTAAGTCTATGTTGCTTCTAATAAGTGTCTACTTTTTCAACGTGGCGTGATTTTCTCAAACGAACTATGAATGCCGTTAATACTTTGGCTTAGATCCAACTAATTAATCATAGGGTTCACACGTATTTCGCTTCACTCTTTAGGGTGATGCAACCAACCCTGGTTACTTCTTGCGTAACCAGCCTTTGAAATTGTGTATAGCCGTTTGGGAAATGTGCCAAAAGAAACTTGACACCAAAGAATGATTTTTGATATACTTTAGTTGCGAAGTAAAGGTATATCAATATCTTATGAAGGTTGTTGCAATCATCACGACTGTAGCAATCTTCTTTTTTCTTTACTTAAGTAACTCATATCTTAATGAGTGATGTATTAAATTGTATAGATTTTTTTCAACTCCTTTGAAAGTCTGATTATAAGTTACTTGTTAATTGATTAGCGGTTAAGTCAAGGTTTCAAGTATCGGTTGTTATCCTTGCCCTTAGTGGCTTATCTCTTAACTTGTTTATATCTTAACATATTTGTTAGGTTTTGTCAAGAACTTTTTTGTTTTATCTTGAAACCTTTTATATCTTGTGTTAAGATATAATCAATATTTATTTATGTGATATCCTTATCACAGTTATTATATTAACATATTTGTTAGGATAAGTCAAGAAAAATCTTAACATTTTTGTTAGCTACTTATTATATAGAAAAGGAAGTAAAAATATATGATTATTAATACACAAGATGATATCTTAACACTATTTAAAATGTATATGAAAAATACTAAGCATACACAAGTAGATATTTGTAAAGCATTAAATTTAAAAGATAGCGGAGTAAGTCGTACATTAAAAGGAAAAAACAGTATGACTATAAATACCCTTTTAAACTATGTAAATGCTGTTGATGGTCAGATAGTATTAGACATTATACCAAAACAAAAAGATAATACAGATAACACCAGCAAAGATCAATAATGCTGTTTACTCTGCCGTATGCACCTATAAACACTTATACAGTCGTTTAAATGCTTTAGAATATAAGTATGCAAAGATTATTTGTATTATATAGAAGGAACACGTATATAACAGTATTATTAATATAATATATGAGTATATGTGATATAGTTTGGTATATAATGATTGTCTATGCCGTAGGTGTACTTATATAGTATTATGTATATGTACTATATCTATATTATGTCATAGGTGTATATGGTGTATAGTTATATGTTATGCTATTATATGCACTTGTATAGTTATAGTAGTTTGGATCTAGTTTAATGTGGTAGTATAAGATATACTATCGTGTTATGTTTGTATATGTATTTATTTATGTATGATAGCTTGATCTTGTATGATTGCTATATATTAATTTGTTTAGTTTATATTTTAATTTGTGTATTTGTTGCAAGTGCTGGAAGTCTGCCAAACATCGAACACTTGTTTGCTTAGTAGTGTAGCATGGTTTGGCTGTGCTGTCAAGTGGTATAGATAAAAGCTATGGGTGGATGGTTTGGTATAGAGTTAAGTTATAGGTTTGTTGTGAGTGATAAAGAAAATATTGTTTTGCTAGTGTGGTGTGGTGTGAAGTTTTATTTTGTATTGATGGCGTGGATAGACTATCCAACACATTATGTAAAAGTGTTGGATAATAGACAAGTGTATGATAAACAACAACTGTTGTGTAAATAGTCGCAAAGTAGTAGTCCTATTTTGGAATACTACGACACGTCGTAAACCATATTACATTATACAGCATCTGATACACTATCATGTAGTTTTGAATACTATATGGAAATAGTTGGAAATTATTTGCACTCCTGATCCTGATCTGTCTATAAATTATTTACAATCATTTACAAAATCTATTTGATAAAATTATAGTATTTCAAATAGATTTTTACAATTTTAACCATGTAATTTTTATACCACCAGATCAAAAAGCGGGGGTAGGTTTACATTTACATAATTGGAAATAACTGTCATTTTAGACAGACGTGTTCAATCACCGTGTCAACTAAAATTTTTCGACCCACTGTCACAAAATCATCACTTTCCCAAGCAATTTCCTACACTTTCCTAGATAAACACTTTCTGCTAATTGAAAACATGTCTTCGGAGGCGTCGTCGAGCGAATCGTTTATTTTACTACTCTTTTTTCAACGCTCTCAGAACCCCTTCTTTCAAAAATCGCACTTTTTCAAAAAATCAGCCCCATTTTCCCCTTTATTTTCCCCAATTCTCTCGACGACACGTTTTTGTTTTGCGCCATTTCATGCAAGTTTTGCCCTCAAAAACCTAAGTAATTCCTTATATTTTTCACATCAGATTTTACACAGTTTTACACAATTTATCGAAACATGATTTTTGGCTCTTCTCGAAGCACGATTTTGACAATTAATACCCTCACAAATCCCAGTAAATCCCTACACAAATCACATCTCAACCTTTGCACAAAATTACTCCCAGAAAAATGTATAAATTCAATCAATCATGCCCGAAACCGATTTTATCTCCACAATCAATCGCACAAAATAATCGTCACTTTTTCTTTATAATCACTATACCTTTAACCATTTTGCCTACGAAATTGGTGACACCCTATATCGAAGGTTCTCAACAAAGACATGCACAAAAATATATAAATTACAAGAAACCACATATAAACACTAAAGAAAACAACAATTACCTCTTCTCTCTTATCCCAAGTAAACAAGCAATTTATTGCGCAGTTTAGGAGAGACAGGATAAGCGTCAGCGTTCCTTCTCGACATTGCTACCGCAGGTAATATCACTTACACGCTTCCATTTCTTAGCAGATCATGTTATACTTCCATTGAGAGATTAGGCAACCCTCGGCATCTATGCCAAAACAGACACAACAAAAGATATTAATGGGTTCAAGTTGACACTCCCAGATAATGTATCGGCAAATGCATTATTAGAATTTATACTCAGGGAAATTTCTCTGGGCATATTTTTTACAACTAACAATCTCTCATTGCAATAAAATATCTTACATGATATAATCATATATATGGCATTGAACAAGAACATTCAATGTATTCCATGTATCAATAAAAACAATCCCTCGCAAGGCAAAACATTTTATAAGATGGAATCCCTTGAGCTATCAACCAGATTTGTGACAGATAGTGAACACAAGCAATCTATCAATCAGACACTCAGCCTTGTAAGCAGGGATTATTTTTATGCAAAAATTTATCTCTCATTCAACCCTATAAAAAATCGCACTCTACAAATCATAAATCCATTTTACCTGTCTACCTTAACAACTCTCCATAACATACCACAAAATCCATATTTGACGGATATACTCTTCTAAACATTGAGAATCACATATAATCAACACCTACCATCATGCAGCAGATTCCCAAATCAGATATCTGCCACAACACATCTTAGATCTAAGACAAAAATATCTCTTCATTATACCCTTAAAAAATGTACTCTGAGAGAGCAAATTTTAATTCTACTATCGTACCCTAACAAGTTATCGCCAAAACATATAAAATGGAAATTAGTACCAGATTTCTCATCTAAACATTGAAAATGTACACTAAGTAATTGCACACATGACCTATATCACACACTCATACCGCATAGGGGGTACACTTTACATTGAAAAGACCATTATCTGCGCCAGCATATATTGTACGTGAAAAAGTACAATGGTATTTCCTATGAAAAAATACACCTGAGAGATCATAAATCAATTTTATACCTTTCCACTACCAACAATACCAATTTACCAATAGAATGGAAATTCCCCCACGAAAAGCTCTTCTAAATGTACAGAATCCAGTATAAAGAAAATTACATTCTACCCAGATAAAAATATGACTAACTTCCCTCATTGCACCCGTTGACAAGGTGCAAAAAGTATGTTAAAATACCAATATGCTTAAAAAGAAAATGAAGAAAGAAAGGATATATACCGTGAAGAATACAAATGATTTTATACATAATTGCAATGAAGAGACAAAACTCTCTTTCAATTTGCCACCAGATATCACACCAGATATGATATGCCAGATAATCAATTATGGTAATCTGTGTAAATATTCTTTTAAAGAATATATGTTGGCAGATACAAGAAAAGAAATTGCAATAAAAATTCATGATTACTGGAAATATCATTCTGAGATATTATATCCAAGATCTTCAAGATCATATATGTGGTTGTACTACAATGAGATAAACAGAAAAAGATTACAGGTATTGCAAGAAGAAAATATAAAACAATTATCATATATGATCTACATGATGACAAACAAAGAAAGGAGAAATTAAAAGATGATCAATACAATTGTCAAGACAGATAACACAGATAAAAAGAAAAGACAGATGAAAGATCAAAAGAGAAAAGAGATGAGCGTCAGCGAACACGGAATTTTTTCGTTGAGTAAGCGTCAGCGACCGAAACAAAAAATAGGTAGGGAATATTTATATTCCCGTGTTTTGTATAGGTAATATGTCCTATATAGATAACACGTCTCTTATAGTTAATATTGTCGGTTGAGCGATTAAAAATTATTTGTCTAGCTATTTAGACGTGTCTATCAAATCAACACCTGTTGTACTTATGCTGAGATTTTGTCTACACACAAGTTAATAACCAAGATAGCAAAGGAGAATTATTTATGAAACAAATTAAACCCGAAGGAAAACGACAGAACTTTCATGTTATTCCACATTTTCTAATCTACAATCCAGAGTTTGGAGAAAAAAGAATATTATTTCAAATGGCGTTAGCAAACAATATGATGTTAAAATGGAATCCAGAAAAACCACCGATTCTTTATAATACAAATTTACTCGTGCGCCAAATGAGCTTTTCACAGAATTACAACTCATCAGGCATCAATGAACAAGTTAAAAAATTTATGAAATTAATTGAAGACAAAGGCTATGTTAAAAAAGTTGCATCACCAATCAAGCAGCTTACATTATATAATGTTCCGAATGAAAACACTGAAGAAAATTTATTCCTACAAAAGAAACATTACGGTATAATTTATAACTTCGAGTTCTTATACTTGCTCCGATTACATAAGACGAATTCAATGCCATATAATACCAGAATATGGAATGTATTACTCGTGTTAGCATATCTAAGATACAATATTATCATGCGAGTTTCAGAAGATTTTAATTTGAAAAAAAATAGAAAGAAAAGACCAGAAACATATGTGAAAACATATGATGATATCGGAAAGGAACTTGGATTACATCGAACTACTATTGAAAAATGTGTTAAGGTTCTTGATGAGGCAGGGATTATCTATCATGAGCAATTATTCAAAACTCTTCCTGGCACTGATAGAGTTGTATATAGTCGAATTGCTTTTACAAATAAATATAAATATGACGGAACTCAAGAATATCGCTTGGATTCCAATTACGATTATAAAAAAGAAATCGAAGAAATTAAATTACAGTTAAAACCTTACGGAGAATTTGGGAAAGCAACTAATGCTTCTTCTGATTTAGAAAACCTTGATTAATCGCTTTGTTGGCAGCATTGTGAGTAATCAAGTAAACACAAATTAAAAATTAACTAAACAATAATATACATAACGAAAGGATCTAACAAATTTTCATGATAAAACAATTAAATACAGAACTCAAAGACTTATTGGCTACTTCTGGTCGTATCTCATTTGAGAACATTACACAAGAACAGTTCGCAGTCAAACTTGCAGCACAGAGATTACGCACTACTCCTTCTTCAAAGAAAAGATTAAAAAGAAATGATGGTATTCGAGCAAGAGATAGTACAACAGATTCTGTAGTCTATAAGCCAACGCATGACCAGTATTATCGTATTTTCATCAACGATATTTTAAGCAATATTCGATCAGGTGGCACTGATTATTGTTTTAAATGGTATCAAGTAAAAGAATTGCTGCGGTTTCACAAACACACGTTGATATGCAAAATGGTCAAAGAAAGCACGAGTGCCCGTGGCATTTATTTCAAGGTATCTCTTCCCAACGATTGGCGAAAGATTGAGAAGAATATTATACCAGAACAGTAAGCATGAATTACTGAAATACATAATAAACACAAATTAATAATTAAACTAAACAAATACATAAATAAGGAGACTTTTCAATGAAATCCAGAAAATTTAATAAAGAAAAATACACAGAACAGAAGACAATGAAGAAAAAGAATCGTCCACAGCGCAGTTATAAAAGCCTTGGGACAACCATTGAGATTCCGATCAATCACAGAAAGCATAAAATTTTAGCTACTGCCCGACATAATGATGAAAACGGCAAAGAGGATGAAACATTTACAGTGACACTTTCAATTGCCAAAGAGACAGGAGATTTCCCAATCTGGCATCAGTTTGAAGATGATTTACAAATCACGGCAAAGAGATATTCTCTTAGAACTGCTCTGATGGCTAAGGTAGTTGAGCTTGAAACAGCTGGCGATCTTGATATACATATTGAATCTGCTGATACTATCTACAAGCTTCTTGAATGTGCAGGCGATTACCTAAGCGGTAAATCAAATACAGTGGAGGTGCAGTAGAATGATAGTTTTATCTACGATTCTGATTGGCGGTGCCGTACTGTTTTGCGCAGGAATGTGTCGTTCTGCTGCTACCAGAGAAATGATTACGGAAGATATTTATTGCCAGATCAAAGCAGAAAGTTTACATAAAAACGCTTTCAGGAAACCAAGAACTGAAATGGAACGGATGACAGACATGATTTTTGAAGAAAGCGAGGATGATGAATAGAATGGCATTAGACAAGCAGATTCATGTGCATTCTGTGGATACAGGACATTTTTACACAGAAAAAGAAAAGGCTTTACATAAGCAAAATATGTACATTCGACAGGAACGTGTAGCAATACATAATAAGTTAAAAGATTTAGAAAAACAAGCAAAGAAACAAGGTTTTTCTGATCAGCAGATTAAAAATATCGAAGCAATTCATATGCGCAGACAAGACATTATTGACACAATATATGAGAAAAAGTTTAAAGAGTTAAGACAGTCTGATGATATACTTGATCAGATTCAATATTGGTCAACACTTAAAAGTTATAAAACTTTCCCTGCGAAAGACGTCAAAGAAAAACTCTTACTCAGACTTAAGCAGGCGGTTGATACAAATGTAAATCTTGCAAGGCATGGGCATGAAGATCGAGTAAAAATTCGATGTTTTTATGAAAAAGACTTGAATGACACAAATACTGTATCTTTGTTTGAGTCATTTTTAAGCAGGACAATTCAAGCAGAAACCAATATGTTATGCGAAGATTTAGTTATTGTCCAAGTATATTACTTCGATATTTTCAAAGATCTTTGTTTTCATGGTATGAACTACTGCGATAAAGATGGCGTGATTACAAAATATAGATACTTCACCTCTTCTGCTGGTCAGATTCGTACAAAAAAAGCTGTATTTATCAAGGAAGAAACATGGCAGAAATATGAGAAAACATTAATGTGTGGACTCACAATCGACAAAATTAATGATGAAAAACATCAAGGGAACAATGTTAACAAACACTTAGCCTACCTTGCATTGACTAATTCAGCGACTGATTTATGGGCAGATTTTGACATTGACAAATCAATCGTTGTAGATGATATGGAGACTATGGTTTCAGGACTTTTTGATTCTATTGATGATAAGACGTATGAAATTAAGAGGGTTTCTTCTTCTGTTCCAATTCCTCACATGGACGGATGCGGAATCGCAGACCCAAGTGTATTAAATGCAAATGCAATGGTGCGTATCCCTTGGATCAAAGGACTTCTTGGGAAATTTGCATTTATTGAGCTGATCAAAGAAAAAGGTTGGTCGCCAATTATTACAGATATTTACGGCAAAGAACATAATGTTATTGAAGAAGATATTAAAATCATTTTCACAAAAAGTCAGTTTAAGATGTGGAAATATTATGATTCATGGGAAGAATATAAACAATATTATCACGAATTTGGATGTACCGCAGGTTTGTGTAATGTTGAGGAAGAATACATAAAAAATGCTTCTATCAATTATCAGATGTTACAGACACTTACCGATATTACTGATGTAGAGATTGAGACATTAAGTAAAAGATCAGTCAAAAAAATCTCTACACTTTGTGATTCCGTACAGCACATGCAGAGAACCTTGGGTATTAGTCCATATAACACTCACATGACACCTTTTCAGGAAGCTGTTAAAATCTATCCAAATTTGTTGAATGATACATATGCAAAAGACACTATCAGAGAAATTAAGAATAGTATGTTGAAGAAATATCGCAGTGGAAAACTAGATGTTTACGGAAAATATACTTTCTTGATTCCAGATTTATATGCAGTTTGTGAATACTACTTTGGACATATTGAAAATCCTAAAGGATTGCTTGATGACCATGAAGTGTACTGTAGGATGTTCCCTAAAAATGATAAGCTTGATTGCTTGCGAAGTCCTCATTTATACAAGGAACATGCAGTAAGATTTAATATTGCCTACGATGCATATGGAGAAAGAAAAGCTGAAATTTCAAAATGGTTTACTACAAATGCGTTGTATACAAGCGTACACGATTTAATCTCACGAATTCTACAATTTGACAATGATGGAGATAAGGCATTGGTGGTCGCAGATAAAAATTTCGTTGATATTGCAGAAAGAAACATGAATAATGTTGTACCTTTGTATTATGAAATGAAAAAAGCAAAATCTGTTTTGATTACTCCAGAAAATATCTATAATGGATTGATTCATGCTTTTACTGGAAGCAATATCGGACCTTATAGCAATAATATTTCAAAGATTTGGAACAGTGATATTTTTGTTAATGGGTCTGAGGAAGATAAACAAGAAGCCATTGACACCGTAAAACTTTTGTGTATGGAAAACAATTTTGTCATTGATTATGCAAAAACTTTATATAAACCTGTTCGTCCTGAAAAGGTTGCTAAACAAATTGCAAAATTTACACAGAAGAAACTTCCTCACTTTTTTGTGTATGCAAAAGATAAGATGGAATCTCAGGTAGAAGAACGAAATCAGAGTTTTGTTAATAAATTATATGATATTGTTCCGAATGTGCAGATTAATACACGGAAGCTTAAGATTGATGAAATTGAATACGATAAAATGATGTTTGATGTTAATACGAAAGTTGATAAAAATGTCATCAAAATTTATGATCGACTAAACAGACAATACAGATATAAATTTAATATCGTAGATGAACGAGTGGCAAATGATTCATTTGTTAAGAAAGCAGTTTTGAAAGAATTTGCAGCAACTGGATACTCTGAAATTGAAATCACAGACATACTGGTCAAACATTTGTATTCTAAAAACAAACGATATAAACAGTTGCTATGGTTTGTATATGGAGAATATATTGTTGAGAATCTTAAACATCATATTGTAATTAAGCCAATGAAAAAAGTGCAATGTGTTGATTGTGGAGAATTATTTGAAGTATATATTCGCAATGCCAAAAAGGTTCGATGTGCCGACTGTCAAAAAAATTATAGAAAAAATTATAGAAAGCACTACTATAAAACCTACAATAAATAGCAATTTGAGAAAATTGAACTTTTGATATTGGTCAAAAAACAACCGTTTTTTTCGGTTAAATATTTTTTTAAAAATGACGAACAACCGAAAAAAACGGTTGGTGAAATGTGTGTATATGGAGAAGCATATATTTATTCTTCATATACACATCAATTTTTAAAATTTTGAGAAAGTAGATGATGATAATAACTAAACTTGATTTTTATAAAATGATTGCAAAAAAAGAAAATATTTCACATGAAATGATTAAGAAGATTTTTCGTTCAGCCGAAGATATTTTATTTGATGAATTATCTTCAGTAAATGATTGTGAAATTAAAAAGATTTATATTATGGATGGATTAAGTGTAGAATCCAAAATCGTGAACAAAAAAGAACGGAATCTACCAAATGGAATTAAAGTTCAAAATGAACCAACAGTTAAAATTACTCCTAAAGTAACTCGTTGGTATAAAGAAAAGGTTAATCAGAACAGATAAACTCTCAAAATACCAATAAGCCCATGTGGACTTATGCTCACGCTGCTTGCAGCTAAAGAAATTTCACACCGTGAGTTCCGAGGTCTATGTCATCAAAAACAAAAAATCAGAGATGGTATCAGAGACTTGCAACTGTTCTATTAATATAGTAGACCTCCAGAGGAAACTGAAAAGCAACCAAAGGAGAAATCATGAAAAAGAAAATTTCAATTATCACATTAGTTATGGCAATGCTACTGGCAGTTGGAGGATTCACTACTTCTACTGCTGTCTCTGCGAAAAATAAAAAAGTCAAATGTTTGGGAACATATAAGATTACTGCATACTGCGGTTGTCGGTCATGTTCTGGCGGTTGGGGAAACCGAACTGCTTCAGGTCGCAGAGCAAAACAAGGCAGAACCATTTCTGTTGATAGGAGAAAAATTAAATTAGGTACTAAAGTCAGAATCAATGGACACTGGTATATCGCACAGGATGTTGGCGGGGGCGTAAGAGGAAAGCATATCGACATGTACTTCTCTTCTCACTCACGGGTCAAGAGATTCGGCAAAAAGTACCGTAAAGTATATGTGGTAAAGTAACAAAAAGCTAATTTTATCACACAAGAAAACATCGCCTATAGGGCATTAATGAAGATATTTTGGTGAGCATGGGACACCATGCAAAACACAGAGGTATAAAGCTCGTATGTTTGGAGCTTGCGTATAGACATTTACCATAGAATTTACAGGAGTAATATGACTCTGATTTCAAATGTGTTGGACGCCTTTTAATGTATACGCAAATTATTCGTCGGTAACTCATACACTCATTAAGTAGTGTGCACCGACCAATGGATATTTTCTCGGATAATTACCGAGCCTCCATTTATTATTCTGGCAGATGGCGAAATGTCATCTGTACATTATATTAAAGGAGAAAATGATTATGAATACAACAGCAATTACAATATTCAATAATGAAGAATTTGGAAATGTGAGAACTCTAACAATTAATGGAGAACCTTGGTTTGTTGGCAAAGATATCGCAGAATGTCTTGGATATTCTCGTTCAACAAAAGCGGTATCTGATCACGTAGACGAGGAAGATATAGATGGAATCCCAATTCAGGACTCCATCGGCAGAATGCAAAATACACCGATTATTAATGAATCAGGCGTTTATTCTCTTATCTTGAGTAGTAAGTTAGAATCTGCCAAGAAATTCAAGAAGTGGGTTACATCTGAAGTTTTACCGTCTCTTCGCAAGACTGGTACATATACGGTAATGGCGACTCAACCGAATACAACTTCTTCTATTATTGTTCAGCCAACAAGTGATATAGAGTTGCCAAAAGCAACAAATACTTGGTATCTAAAAAATAGAAAGCGTCTAAGAGAATTGTGTGATCTTATGAATATTGAGCGTAGAACTTTATATCATCTGATTCTGACAGAGATTGGAAATACGATTGACATTGAGCAATCAAAATCAATTTACACAAGAGATCACGGATTCCCACCAGAATTCATCATGGATGTTGTTGGTTATTTCACTAAAATGCAAGAAATTGCTGATGAATATCTTGACAGATTATTAGAAAAATATGAGTCTTTGAATTCAGATAATGATGAAGAAGATGAAAGTGTATGGTAATTTACCATATTATCAAACATTGCACCTTGCGTGCCCAACAAGAAATGAAGTGATCCGACTAAGATCGGTGGATTTATGCTATTAGCTGATAAAAGAAAACACAAATCGTTGAAAGAGTGATGCCGAAGTACAAGGTGGAACTCGTGTAGAAACTTGCGATACTCTAATCCAAGGTGTTTTGATCGCACAAAGAATGTGTGTCTTTTTATAGAGTGGTCTACAAAAATTATGTGCATGTGGCAGAGCTGGTTTAATGCACCTGATTGCTAATCAGGCTTACGTGGGAATGCACGTAACAGAGGGTCGTAGCCTCTCATGCACGTTTCAGCTGCGATAAGCCTAATTTTGGTAAGGCAGTAGTCTTGAAAACTACTAGTAGCCGTAGTGATACGGTGTCTCAGTTCGAGTCTGAGTCGCAGCGTTAGTTTGTCCTGTGATGTCTTTCGAGCTCACGGGCTTATATCCCTGTTTATCCCGCTAAGGAGGCGGATCTGACTGTAAATCAGATGGCTTCGGTCACGAGTGGGTTCGATTCCCTCAACAGGGACGATTAGATCTGAGACGCATACGATGCGCAGATTAACAAATATGCGAATGCCCTGATGGCTAGTGGATATTGGAATGTATACCTCTTCTGATATTCTGATGGAGTTCATCACTTCAGTTCGCCCTAGAAAAGCAATACTTACACACTGTTGCTTTTTAGAAATATGTATTGTCTCGCCAGTGTGTATGTATGAGAGGCAAATACATATTCGTTATTGACATGTAGCTCAATTGGACAGAGCACAACGCTACGGACGTTGGTGTTGCAGGTTCGATTCCTGTCGTGTCAGTTTTCCTATATACCTCAGTTGGCAGAGGGTCATCACAGCAAGGATAACATTAGATGAAAGTCGCTGGTTCGAATCCAGCTATAGGAATTGTATTTTATACAAAAAATGCATCCAAAGGGATATAGTGTAGCGGTATCACAAGACACTTTGACTGTCTCGAGCCTAGTTCAAGTCTAGGTATCCCTGTTTGCAGAATGGAGAAGTTTGGTCTATCTCGTCAGGTTCATTCTCTGAAGATCGGCGGTTCGAATCCGTCTTCTGCTATTAAAAATCATCATAATAATTCATTTAGGCTGAGACATTCGTGTCCCTACCATTTCTTGCGCAGTGGCGTAATGGTAAATAAACGAATAGATGAATTATTTAAAATTAAAAGTAAAACTAAACCTAATTATTTAGAGCAATGTATGGCTGAATTTTATTTTAACAATTAATTATAAGAGGATATCTAAACAGTTACTATTGTGTTTTGAAGGAGATTGTGTATGGAAGAAATTTGGAAAACATTAAAATATCACGATCAAGTATATAATAGATATGAAGTATCTACTTTCGGAAATATTAGACATAAGATAAATAAAACCAACAGAAAATTTTATCTTGATAAAAAGGGATATTGCAGAACTAGCATATTTAATGGATATGTCAATAATAAACGAAAAATAAAAAATATTATAGTTCATATAGCTGTTGCTTCGACCTTTATCGATAACCCAGAAAAGAAAAGCACAGTTAACCATATAGACGGGGGATAAGGCAAATAACCATGTTGAAAATTTAGAATGGGCTACAGTATATGAACAAATACAACATGCGTCATTTGTTTTAGGTTATAGTAAATTATATTCCGATACAATGAGGAAAACATTTTCAAAGAAAACTGCTCAATACAATAAAAATAATGAATTAGTAAAAATATGGAATAGTACCAGAGAAATTGAACGATCATTAGGATTCAGGCACGAAAATGTAGCTGCTTGTGCAAGAGGAAATAGAAAAACTGCATATGGATATAAATGGCAGTATGTAAAAGAAGCGTAATGTCACTATTGATCGTAGGTTCAAATCCTACCTGTGCAATCAAAGAGCTGTTTGGTGGTCAGTTCTTTTTTCAACAAAGATTTTTTCATTGTTAGCACCTAGTGGGTGGATATTAATTCATCCGCTACTCCTTTCTGCTGTCGTAGCTCAATTGGTAGAGCAGTCGCCTTGTAAGCGACAGGTTATCAGTTCAAGTCTGATCGGCAGCTTTCCAAATCCAGTAAATATGTACGACGACTGCCATGTGCAGCGTCAAGCATCACTGGAAATATTTTAAGAAATGGAGGGATCTTGTATCATCAAGATAACCAAAAATGAAGCTTTCTATCTTCGCTCAAAAGGATTCAAGGACAAATCTGATATTCATCAGACGTATTCTGGACATCCTACTTACTATGCAAGTGAGAAAAGAAGCGTAATGAAAGCTCTAAAGAAGTATAGAGAAAGATAGGTGTTCTCTATGAAGAAAAAACAAAACAATATTAGAGTATCATTTGTAGATGAACCTGCTGCCATGGATGTCACTGGTTCTATGGTTTATGTAAAAACAGATACTCACAACATTTTGATTGATGCTGGCTTACATCAGTCAAATAGTAAATACGATGACTTTCTTGTAAATAAGAGAAGGTTCAAAGAATTTAAGCCAAAAGACATTGATTATATCTTTATTTCCCATCTCCATGCGGATCACGTATTTTTAAGCCCAAGATTATATAAAGAGGGATGTTCTGCAAAAATGATTGTCGCACAAGACAATTATCGAATTATGCATCGAATGGCTGAAGATTCTGCTTATATCATTGAAAGAGATATAGAATTAATTAACAATCAACATGGGAAGAATTATGATCCATTGTATACTATTGAAGATGTAGAACGTACAATGAATTATGTTTCTGAATATCCTGTGATGAAAAAAATTGTTATTGATGATACTTTGTCATTTATGCTCATTCCAAACGGACATTTGCTTGGTAGTGTACAAATTTTATTGTATCTCAAACAGAACAATGTTGAAAAGACTTTGTTGTTTACAGGAGATATTGGAAATTCTAAAGTACATAATTATTACGTCAATAAGTTTACTCCTGTTGATCATGCAGATTTAGTCATTGGAGAATCAACTTATGGAGATCGCCCAGATTTAAAAACTGGACAAAAAGAAAGAAATAATGATATCGAAAAATTATTTTCTATTATCACACAACAGGTATGCGAAATGCATGGACAGATAATTATACCAACTTTCGCAAATCACAGACTTCAATTTCTTACAACAATGATTTATCAGGTCATGAAAGATTATGATTTCCCTTATAAAGTATATATTGATACACCGTTAGGAATTGATATTTTCAACGAATATCGTAAAATCTTATCTGGCGATGAATTAAAATTGTTTGATGAAGTCCTAAATTGGGACAACTTGGTATTTGTGCGTGATGCAGAATCTAGTAAAGCATTAGTACATAGTAATGAACCATGCGTGATATTATCTACGTCTGGAATGTGTAATAATGGTAGAATTAGACATCATTTAAAGAAAGCAGTTCCAAATCCTAATGCCACTGTTTTATTTGTAGGATTCAGTACACCAGGAAGTTTGGCTGCATTACTTAAAGACAAAAATGTTAAATCTATCTCTATAGATAACAAACAATATACTTGCAGATGTGCAAGTTTCTCACTCAAATCTCTTAGTGGACATGCTCCATTCTATCAGCTTCTTGACTACTACTCTTCCATTAATACAAATCGAATTGTACTACATCACGGATCAGAAAAAGCAAAGTTGACACTAAAAGAAAAATTAACTTCTGAACTTGAAGAGAAATGCAAAAGCACACGTGTTATTATTGCAAATTCAAGTTTGAAAATTTCATTATAGAGATGAGATGCTTCGTCTTAGAATTGTAGACGAAATTATTTAATTTTTATTTGTAAAAATGTTTAAAATTCCTCTATATACACTATACCACATTTTATGTCAAGTGTGTAGAGGTTTTTCAAAAAAATAATTGTAAACCATAAAAATAATTTAACAGAGCAAAGGAGAATGAATATGGCGAAAGCTTTATCTTATAAAAAATCTACTACTGTCACAGTTAAGGCGGCAGGTTATGTAGACATCGAAAAAGGAGTTATTGAAACAGAATAAGGAAATGTATCTTTCAAAGATTTATTAAAAGACTTTGATGGAAAATATGGTGAATTTCAGATGAAAGAAAAGACTGATGAAGATCTGGAATTAAACGTACCTTCTGATGAAGAATAGATTGGAGTGAAGATTTATCAGCATTAATTTTGAACAAGAATTAGCAAAAATAGGATTAACTCCAGAAACATATGAGGCTGTCTGTGCAGATATTGACTCAAAACTTGATGGTGTAGTTGATATCGACTGGCAGGAAATTAAAGAAAAATATCATGTACAATGTGCAAGCGATACAATTCGCAAGTCCTCTTCTACTCCATTCGGTGGTAGATTCAGAGATGCTTATTTTCGCAGCAAGCAAAAATCTGGTAACGATGAAAAATCTGAAGATCAGTTATTATATGAAAAAATTCGTAAGGAACGACAGAAATTACAGACAGTTAATTTAGAGAGAAATCGTATTTCTCGCCAAGAAAGTCGTTTTGAGCTGTTCAATGAATATGTGGCTGAAGCAATTCAGATGCTACCAAACCCAGACTTCAAACCTCTGAGAGTTGAAGATAAATCTAAAGGATATGTGCTTTCTATTGCAGATATTCATTACAATGCAGTATTTAAGAGTGTTAATAATGAATACTCTCCAGAAATTTGCATTGAAAGATTTCAAAAATTATTATCTAAGACCATTGTGCTGATACATAGACTTGGTATTTCTAAACTCAAAGTCGTCACATTGGGTGATGACATTCAGGGTATCTTACGTCTTACTGACGTCAAATTAAACGACTCTGCCGTTGTCAAAGCAGTTGTTGATATCTCAAAAATCATTTCACATTTCTTAAATGAATTATCCAAATATGTTGAAATTGAATATTATTGCGTAGGTCGAAGCAATCATAGCCAAACACGACCTATAGGAACAAGAGCTTCTGAGTTATGTGCGGAAGACTTTGAGTATATTATTGGTAATTACATCAATGAATGTTTGGCAAATAATGATCGTGTTGAAGTACATCTTGATCTGGAATCTGATTGTACCCACATTCCTATCGCTGGCTTTAATATGGTTGCAATGCATGGACATACATTAAGAGGAATTGATAGTGCCATTCAAAATATGGAGTCTATTTATAACGAAGATATTGATTTCTTATTGGTTGGTCATTACCACGGAATGCTTGAAAAATCTCTAAGTGAAGGTATTACATGCGATAAAGAAATTTTAGTGTGTCCAAGCTTTGTAGGTAGTGATCCTTATGCAGACAGTATTTTTAAAGGGTCAAAGAGTGCTTGCAAGTTATTTGAGTTTACAGAACGTGAAGGACATACAGCATCATTCAAGATACAGTTAAATTAGCAATTCGGCAGTCATTTTTTTAGGATCAATCTCTCAAAACAGGTCGGACAGACTGCTTATTATGAGCAGAGGATATTACTTCTTCTGCTCCATTTCTATAAATATACGGCTTTCAATTGTACTTTGATTTGTCGTTATCAAGTAGGCTGTTTTCCTACTTCTTCTATTGTAAGGAGGAATTCTTGGCAAAATATTTTACTAAGAAAGAACTGCAACGCTTAGGTTGTACTGATGACGAAATTAAATTGGTAATGAAATACCAAAAGAAACTTCCAGTTTTAATTGAAAATATGGAAGTTAAAGGATTCTGTGTTGACGCACGAACATTACACGAACAACTAGAAGTTAAAGCAAATTATTCTAAATGGATAAAACGTCGTATCAATACATATAAATTTCAAGAAAATACTGACTTTGTTACGGCTTGTCAAAAACGGAAAGCCGTAAATAATGGGTATTTTTATACAACGGAGTATATATTGACGATATACATGGCAGAATCTCTTGCTATGGTAGAGCGTACAGAAACAGGTGAAATTGTTCGTCGTTATTTCATGTTGATGAGAGATATTGTTGCAAATAATAAAGAATGGTGGGAAATACGTATTTCTGAACGATCAAATTATAAACCACTATGTGAAGCATTATCTCAAAATATTTTTAGGAAATGCGGTCGTTATGGTGATAAATATGATTTTGCTAGAGAAGCAAATTTCCTAAATGTTATTGCAACTGGTGCAAAAGCACAGGATATTAGGAATTATCTTATGATCCAAACAAATGAATTAACTAGAGATAGTTTGGAAAAAGATTATAATGAGCGTCTGGAATTTTTACAAGAACAAGATATTTTGTATTTAGGAACAGATATACCATTAAGACAACGGTTAGAATTTTTGATAACTGTATTTGATATTAAATATCCAACTTGTACTCCGCTTATGTCTTATATGAGCAGAGATGGCATGTTGGCAGAAAGAACAAAAATGTTAAACGAATTAACATTTTAATTATCAACAATTTACGGCTACTCTCTTTAGAGAAATCGTAGAAAATAGTCAAAAACAAAACATTAATTATAAAAAGGAGAATTAAACTATGACAACATCAAAAGATTTAATTAAAAGTATTGCAACAAAGAAAACAGCAACAGAAGGACGCAAAGTAACTCAGATCGAGGCAAAAGAAGAATTAGATAGAGTTGTTGAATGTATCGTTGATGCCATTGTGTCTGGAGAAGGTGTTCGCTTAATGGGGCTTGGAACATTTACTGTTGAAGATAAACCAGCTCATGTTGCAAGAAATCCAAGAACAGGTGAAACAATCAATGTTCCTGCTAAGAAAGCTCCAAAATTCAAAATTTCTGCTTCATTAAAAGATGCGGTAAACAAATAAGATTGGAGTGATTGTTATTTCTTATAAAGATAAATATAACAAATATGAGGATCTGAATATTACAGATTTCGAAGACCAAATTGAGCTTTTATTTACAGTTAATGATCAGTTGGTAGATGGAGATAGTTGTGTAGATATCGTTGCAAACGCTGAGACAATTCGTTATATGTTATCCATTGCAATGTCAGAACTTGACTATGCTCCACATAAAATTAATATGGAAAAAGATGGTGCCATATATTGTCTTGAAATGTTTGATGATGGAAGCTTGAGAGTTTTCTTATATGATAAATATAATGATTCTTTACAGGGAACTTCCATTTATTTATATCAAGAAGAGGTTACTCAGGATATTGTAGATTTTGTGTTGAACTTCTACTCTGATTCTGATATCTGGCTTTTTGGATATGAAGATGAAGATGATATTCCGATCAGCAAAGAAGATGTATCTGACTTGGATATCGTTGCTAAAATTATGGAAGATAAACATTTTGAAGTTTTGCCAACTATGTTGCCTTTCGAATATCTGTTAAAGGATCTTTGGAGATTTTAATATTATGAATTATATGCAGTAGGTGAATGATATCATCTACTGCTCTTCTATTATATAAGGAAAGGAGGGACTTATGGCAAGAGAATTAACGCCAGAAGAATTGGTAAAAGCCCCAATGTACATCAATAGAGACGTGCAATTTGAGATGCCAAGGCGATCTACTAGGGTAGATAAAAAATATAAATGCACATGCTGTGGTAAGAGTTGGGATAATCAGAGAAACCATTTCGCTAAATCTCCTTCTCCTTTATACCAGAGTAATGATGGGTATATCAATATCTGTAATGATTGTATGGACTTGTATCTACAGAAGTTGATTAATTACTACAATGGAAATGAAGTCCACGCAATTAAGCATGTGTGTCAGCAATTTGATGTAGTGTTTCATGTTGACGCATACAAAAATGCAAAGGTTGAAAATCAACCAATTACATTTTCACAATATCTTTCAAAGCGTAATCTTCATCAGACAACAAAGGTTGGTAATACATATCTTGATGGAATGAAGACGAAATTTTATGAAGATGGATATGATCATGTTATGAGTGCAGAACAAGCTGTAAATGATGATAACATATCTATTTCTGGTTCAGCTACTAAGAGATGGGGAGCTGGATTTACACAGGCGGATTATAAGAATCTGGATGAACATTATAATATGCTAAAAGACAATAATCCAAACATTGACCAAAACCAAGAAATCTTCGTAAAATCATTATGTAATTTATATATGTTGCAAATACGTGCTTTACAAGCAGGTGATTCAAAGAAATATATCGACCTTAGCAGTCAGTATTCTAAAACATTCAACGATGCAGGTCTAAAAACAGTCGAAGAAAAAGATGAAAGTCAGAACACCACTCTTGGAGTAACATTGGCTACTATATCAAAATATACGCCCGAAGAATTTTACAAAGATAAACCATTATATGAAGACTATGATGACTTGGCAGACTATGTGGACAGATTTATGTTACGTCCATTAAGAAATTTACAATATGGATCTTCTGATAGAGATAAGGAATATTTTATTCCTGATGATGAGGATTTAGACGATGAATAAACAAGTAAGTAAAAAGACTGCTGCCAGACGTCTTAGTAAAATGATTGAACAGTTTCCTGCCGATGAATATCAAAAGGAATTGTATAAAAAATTCCCATCTACGCATTATTTAAGTAATCCAACAAATGTTATGCATACACTAGCATGGTGTACGTTTTTTAGGAAAAATTTACACAGATTTGTGCAAGATTACTTAGAAATTCCAATATATCCATATCAACAGTTATCACTATATTATATGGGTGTTTCTAACTCAATTTGTATTGTTGCAGCACGTAATGATGCAAAATCATTCTTAATTGCCTTATATGCATGTTGTAGAGCAATTCTTTATCCAGGATCAAAAGTTGTTATTGGTTCTGCTACTCGTGGACAGAGTAAATTGATTATTACTGAAAAAATTCAAGGTGAATTAATGGAGAAATCCGCTGTTTTAAGAGCAGAAATTGAATACGTTAAGACCAATGGACAAGACGTTGTTGTTAAATTCCGTAGTGGATCTACAATTAAAGTGTTCACAGCGAATGATAACGCCCGTGGTATTCGTTCAAATGTTGCTATTAGAGAAGAGTTTAGACAGATTAAGAAAAACATTGAAGATAATGTCATTTCTCCATTTCAGATGGTACGTCAGCCAGGTTATATACAGCTTCCACAATATAAAGATGATCCAGTTTTAGCGAAAATCTTGCAAGAAGATCCTGTTGATATCTATATTAGCTCATCTTGGCAAGACCCTACACATTGGATGTGGACAATTGTAGACATGAATTATGAATTAATGTTAAAACATGGGAAGGGTATGCTATTAGCATTCGACGAAAGCATATGCCTAAAACATGGATTCAAAACAAGACAACAGTTGATCAAAGAAAAGAAAAAGCAAGATCCTACCAGTTGGAAGGTAGAGTTCTTAAACCTTAGAATCAAAGAATCTGATTCTGCATATTTTACATATTCTATGCTGATGAATCGGCAAATTTCAAAACAAGTCTTTTATCCAAGAAATAATTTGGATGTTCAAATCAATAAGAAAAACCGCTATGCAATCCCTAAACGTGACAATGAGGTAAGAGTTATCGCAGGCGATATTGCATTCGTAGCAGGTTCTCAGAACGACAATTCAGTTTATTCTTGTATTCGTGCTATCCCAGAAACAATGACGTATGGCGATAAGCAAATGGAACAAGGATATCGTAGACAATTCCCTTATATAGAATCTAACCAGATAGGTGATACAACGAAACAGGCAATTAGAATACGTCAGTTATATGAAGATTTTAACGCTGATTATATAGTAATTGATGTGCGTAACGGAGGTTTGCAAATTCTGTATTCTTTACAAAAAGTTCTATACGATGAAGATCGCAGTGTTGAATACGCCCCATTAAAATGTATGAACAACGATGAATACGGTAGATTGTGTCAAGATCCAGACGCAAAACCATGCATCTATGCTATCAATGGTACACAAAACCTGAACAGTGATATTGCTATGAACTTCAGAAAGAATCTGGTCGAAGGAAAGATTGATTTTCTTGTTAATTTTGAAACCGCAAAAGAGGAAATTCTTTCTAAGAACAAAGAGTACAGACAGGCTATTGAAGTCGATGATGTATTTGACTTTGAGCGACCATTCTTAGAGACTCAGGCACTTGTTAGTGAATGTGCAGAATTACAATATGAAAAACTAACCACAGGTGGTATCCGAATTAAGGAACGTGGAAATAACCGAAAAGATAGATATTCTTCATGTAGTTACGGATCATATTTTATAGACCAGTTGGAATTAGATATGGCAACTACAGATGAAGAATACGGATACGCAACATTTGTAAACTAATGGAAGGAGGGAAAATGGAAGAAAATGTAAAGCAAGACACTACATATGAATACAACAGTTATCAATATACAACAACAGATATATTTAACGCTATCTTTCAATGTGGTGTTTATGATTATTTTAATAAAGAAGAAATACGCAGTGTTTTAAGAAATCCAATTGAAAACCACGAAACCGCCATTAGATTGTCAAATTTTGTGTATACAAAAAACGGAGTTGTTACAAATTCTGTTGACTATATGGTTGCATTGCCATGTCTTGATAGTATATTAATCAATAAATCGAAAGCAAAAAAGAAAAATAACAACAAGGCAAAAAATAATAAACGCTTAATGCGCTCTACCCTTGAGACAATCGACGACAAACATTTCATTAGAGATGCATTACATACCGAGATGTTAGACGGAATTGCGTTTTATTACTTCGAAACCAAAGTAAGACCATCCGATATTGATCATACAAAATACATGAATGATTTTGATGTTGAGCGTATTATGGAGATAAATGACATCGGTGTCAATGTCTCTATTATTTCTTTGCCTTGGCAGTATTGTAAAATTGTTGGTAAGAAAAATGGGCGATTTGTTGTTGGTTTTGACTTGAGATATTTTGATGATTTCACAGACGATACACGGGAAAGAAAACTTAAAAAGTATCCAGAAGAAATCAGGAAAGGGTATTACGATCGCAAGAAAAGTAATGGCGTAAACGGCAATTGGTTAATATTAAATTCGGATAAAACAATGTGTAGAAAAATCAAATGCAAAGACTCAGAACCTTGGGGAAGATCATTGGTTATTGCTGCTCTTGAGGATGTACTATATAAAGATTATTTCACAGACACAAAACGAAATGTTTTGGATGACATGAACAATAAAGTTGTCTATCAGACATTCCCAGAAGGGAAAGAAAAAGGACTTTGTGCTTTAACCAAAAAGCAACAGGAAGCCCAACATAATGATGTTAAAACCGCTGTAGTTAACAAAAACAACAAAGGTGGATTAAGTTTCATTAGCGTTGCCGCAGGAACAAAGATCAATTCTTTAGATGTTTCTACAGATATTTTTAATGATAAAAATGAATCAAATCTTAGCAATCAAATCTCTTTGGATTTAGGTATTTGCGCTTCTTTACTTGGTGCAATGGAATCAGGTAATTTTGGAGCTGGAGCGAATAACCTCGAAATGATCACCGCCCAAGTATATACATGGGTGTATGAATGGCAAAAAGAATTAAATTACGTCATTAACAAAAATGTCATTAAAGATCAAAACAATCCAGTGGAAGTTTACTACTTCCCTACTTCTTTTGTAAATCGCAAGACATTCTTTGATATGTGCAAAACATTATATTCAGAGGCAAGCGGTTCCTTATCTTATCTTGTTGCTAGTGCAGGAATTAACCCAGAAGCATATTTTAATGTATTAGATGAAGAAATCGAAGATGGTATTTATGAACGCTATTTACCTCACTTAACATCAAGCAATGTTTCAAAAGATGATCAGGTTGGTGGTCGCCCAATGACAGATACCCCAACCAAAAATACTATTTTAAGTAGAAATAATAACGGAAATAGTATTCCAAGTCCAAGCGACAATAAATAATTTCATAAGAAAAGAGGCAAAATTGTGTCAAGAAAACTTACACATGATGAATGGATGGCTCGTTATTCTTCAAACATACATAAATCTCTTGAGATATTGTCTCAATATGATGGACAAAGAAACAAGATTAAAGTACGTTGTAAAACATGTGGCAAGATATATTATACTTTACCATCGGTCTTATCTTCAGGATGTCGATGTAAAAATTGCTCATTGGCAAAAACTCAAGAGCAATTTTTAAAAGAGCTTGCAGACTGTAATAATGACATAACTCCATTAGAAAAATATGTTAATGATAGAACTAAAATTTTGGTTAAGTGTAATAAGTGTGGACATATATGGAAAGGTGTCCCAACACATTTAATAAGAGGACATGGATGTCCAAAATGTGCCCATAATAAAATTGGATTTAATAAGCGATTAAAAGAAGAAGATTTTATTAAACAGTTGAAGTTAAAAAATCCAACCGTTAAATATGTGAGAGGATATGCCGGTCTAAAACAAAAGGCAACATTTACTAGCACTGTATGTGGACATGTATGGAATACCACGCCAGACAACGTGCTCGTAAACAAAAGCGGATGTCCATATTGTAATATGTCTCATGGAGAAAGAATTATTTTTGATTATTTATCTGTGCATAATATTAATTTTGAACCACAGAAAACATTTAACAATTTACTAGGTCTTAAAGGTGGTAAGCTATCATATGATTTTTATTTGCAAGATTTTAACATATTGATCGAATTTCAAGGGAAGCAACATGAACAACCTACAAGTCTTCCGTTTGTAGCAAGAAAAGAAATTACAGCTGAAGAACAATTTGAAATCCAAAAAGAGCATGATCGTAGAAAGAAGCAATTTGCAAAAGATAATCATATTGAATTATTAGAGATTTGGTATTATGAACAAAATAAAATTGGTGAAATTCTCAATGAAAAATTAAATATTAATAATATCAAGGAGGCTGTGTAACACAGTCTCCTTTTTGTTATACAAAACTTTTTAAAGGAGGATACAACATGGCAATCGTAGAGTTATCTGAAAAGAAATACAAAAATGGGCGTAGACCATTTAAAGCCGTATTGTACGAATTACAGCCTCCTGAATCAGTAGAAAATGGTATCGGAACAAAATACAACAAAAATGGAATTACCTTTTTAGAGGAATATTGTGCGCCACAACTCGGCAGTATCACAGATATGAGTGTTCGTGTTGAATTTTTAGATGAAAACAGAACAATAATCTGCGGTCACGGAGAAACTGGTGTCAACGAAGATGGCTTAATAACATTTAGAAATGCAAGTGTTGTTGGACATTTTACAAGAGGATATATTGACGACATTGATTACGAAGGTGAAACAAAGAGATGTGTATGCGGTGAAGGATATCTTGATGAAATGTGTTATCCAGAATTCGTTGCAAATCTTGAAGAAGATCTTAACAATGGCGTTGCCGTAGAAGGTAGCGTAGAAATTTTCAAAGCAAAAGGTAATACAGGAATTGTTTATATGAATGGATGGAGAGAAACAGGGAGAATTCCTGTTGAATTCATTCACTCTGGTTGGGATATGGTAATGAACCCAGCTGATACCTCTTCTATTGTATTGGAATTAAACGAAAATCAAAACAAGGAGGACAAACAGAAAATGGACGGAACAATTGATATGAAAGAAATCACTTCTGCTATCAAAGAAACAATTTCTGAAATCAATTCTAAAGAATCTGCATTAGAAGAGAAAATTTCTGAGCAGAATTCCGTGATTGAGCAGAAAGATTCTGTTATCGCAGAAAAGGATGTAAAGATTTCAGAACTTAATGCAAGTGTCGAAAAATTACAGAAAGCTCTTGAAGACACAAAGACAGAGAATGAGACAGCATGGGAACAGATCGAAATTCTTAGAAAAGAAATTGCAAAAGCTAAAGTTGCAGAAAAATTAGGTGAAGTTGACGAAGCTTTAAGCGAGTTCAATGAAGACGAAAAAGCTGTCGCAAAAGAAGATATCGACAAATTAAAATCTGATATTAACTCTTGCGAAAATATTGACGAGTTAAACGAAATTGCTTCTGAAGTTAACTCTATCAAATCTAAGATTTGCATGAATATTGTAGCACAGCAGAAAGCAGCTGAGAAGCAGGCATCTGCCACAGAGCCTACAGCAGAAACAAATTCAGAAAAAGTTGAAGATATTTTTTCTGAGGTATGTGAATCTATCGAAGTTGTTGATGATGACGAAGATGTAAGTATTTTTTAATAAGGAGGATAGATAAAAATGATTAAATTCCGCAATATCTCTGAAATCGAGAAATTATACCCATATGTAAAAGCTGTTGCAGGAACAGATGTTTATAATGGCGATTTTGGAACAGTAACAGAAGGTACATTTGCTTTAGCCGCTAACGCTAAACAGGTAGTAATGAATATTGAAGTTGGTGACGACGAAGGTTTAGACAGATACTTTATCGCAAAAGGATCAGATTTAAGAGTTTTAGATCTTGATAAATTAGACGGAAAAGAACTTGAAATTTATGGAAAACAGATTCCTACTGGGGTGGCTAAAGGTGATAAGTTAAAATCTACAGCAACGGGTGATCTTGTTAAGGGAGATACTGCTGCACCATATGTAGAAGTAACTGAAATCATTGGAAATCACAAAGGTATTGTTGTAAGAGTTGCTGCTTCTGCTCCAGCTACACAGTCAGTATCAAAATAGTTAATTTAAAAAGGAGGATAGTATAAATGTATACATTTGAATTAAACAACGAACGTAAGGATGCAAACTTTGCAAGCGGTCGTGTGTCTACAAAATCTCCTGTAGTAGAAATTTTCTCTGCAATGAGAGATGGAAAAGACTTAGCACGTTTCGGAAAAAAAGCAGATCAGGCCGCTAACTATATTAAAGAGTTAAATAGCAAAGCTTCCGCTGGTGATTTATCAGCAGTTTCTGAATTAAATGAAATCAGACGTTTCTCAATGGAACCTCAGATTCTTCAGGAAGCTAAATTATTAAGCATCTATGGAAATTACAAAGCAATCGGATATAATGATTCTTGCGAAGTTGAAATCCCAGAATTTGTTGGAAACCCAGCAAGCAAACAGGCTTTAGGTCAGGATGTTAACTTCCCAGTAATCAGAAAGAAAAGAACACCTATCGCTACAGTAGCTATTTCTGCTGGTTATGCAGTAGATTATAGAAAAGCTGCTATTGGTGACATGAGCGATGAAAACGAGTTAAAGAATCAGATCGCTATTCAGATCAGAAACAAGGCTGCTGCTTATGTTGTAGAAACAATCTACAAAGCAATCAAACATGCAGATGGAGTTAAATACTTCTTCGAGGGAGACGGATTAACAAAAACTGGTGTTGATGGAGTTATCACACCTGTAAGACGTTTCGGAAAACCAACTATCACTGGTGATTATGCTTTAGTTTCTCAGCTTAATGCATTCGCAGGATATCAGGGAACAACACCTGCTGTTACAGGTATCTCTGAAGCCGTTATGAAAGAAATCCACGATACAGGATTAATGGGAATGTATAATGGTGCAGTTGTTTCTGAATTACCAAACCCATATGATACTTCTCTGATGAATGCAGCTGGAACAGACTTCCAGACAGTATTACCACAGGGACTCGGATATGTAATTCCTGCTGGTGGACAGTCTCCAATCTATACAGTAACAAGAGGTGGATTAACATCTATTTCTGGAACAGACGTATCAACAGGTCAGTTAATCACAAGATATGACCTTGAAGTTGGTGCTTTAGTTGCTCCAGGAAGAGAATATATGATTGGTTTACTTGGAGACAAGAAACTGTCAACAGAACTTGGTACTTACTAGAATTCGTAAATAGTTGAAGAAATGTAGACCTTATGGGTCTTTTTTATTTGCAAAGATATATGGTAATTCTGTATATCTTTGCAATTAATTAGTTAAATAGAGGACATAGATCATGAACGATATTTACTTTTGCTATTCCAAAAAACTACACTATTTTTTAATGGGGTTAGGCGAAAGTTATATTTCTTCTAATATCAACAAAAATACTGGTGTGCGTTATTGGACATTCCAAAAGTCGAAAGATTTAGATGAAAAGATTGAATTGTATAATTCTGTAAAATACAAATTCAAGTAAACGATAATTAGTTGTGAAAGGATAAATAATTGAAAGAGATGGAAAATACAGAAGTTGTAAAAGAGTTAAGCATGGAAACAAAAATTACAGTACGCAGCCTTGCCAATTGGACAACAGGATTTCAGAGAATTGAATCCACAGGAGATGTAACAATTACACCAAATGGTACTACTCGTTTATCTCGTGGAGAAGTAATCTCACAGGTGCAGAACGGGAATATGCTTTTTACTGGAATTGATGGTGTTGGCTCTCATGCAACATTATATATTGAAGACGCTGATACTCGTGAAGAGTTAGACTTTGACAATAAAAAAGAAAAGAAAGTTCAGAAAATTTTAACGCCTGCATTAGTAGCAAAATTATTTGCCTATAAAGGGATGTCAAAAACATTTAAGGACAAAGTTTCTGAGTATATTGTCACAAGTGCTGAAAAATCAGCTGTCATGATGATGATTAAAAAAGGTAATTATAACGATTACGAAAAAATTCGATTCATTGAAAACTATACAGGACACAAAATGAAATAGGATGTAGGTGATTATAATGACAACCGCAGATGATGTAATTCAAAGTTTTGAATCTACATTTGCAGATAAAACGCCTCTGCCAGACTCTTTAGTTTTTCAATGGCTAAAAAAGGCAATTGCAAGATATTCTATGGAAATTGATGATCTTACATTTGATGTAGAAACAAAAGAATTTTCAGAAGATCTTGATCAATATGTCATAGATACAATGGCAGAATATATGCATCAATATTATCAAGAGCGTTACTACTCTCTTGTAAATAAACGAGTGAGTATTGTAACAAAAGAATTAAGTATTGATGGAAATAATGGGTCAAAAACTTCAGCAAAGAATGAGCTTGATGCTATTAAATATAATGCTGAAAAAATGACAAACAATCAGAAACCTACCGCTTATACATAGGAGGTGCGATAAATGCAAGATTGGTATTTAATAACACCTAATACACGACCTAATTTAACAGGCGGTTATGAAAATGATGCGTATAACGATTATAAAGATGATGAATTTGCAGAAATCCTAGATACAGGCATTGCTTCTACGGTTGAATTATGTAACTCTGATTTATCAGAAAGAACGACTATCCGATGTGTGGTTCAAGATAATGATTCTGATACTGCATTAAAAACTATGCAGAGAACTGTATTATTTCCATGTAATACTTCCAAAGCAGGAATGTATGTATATTTTGAAAATAATTACTGGATCATAGACGGAAGACCTGGGCAATGTGGTGTGTTTGAAAAAACAACAATGAAGTTGTGTCAGTCTACTGTAAAATGGCAAGATGCAGATGGTAATATCCATGAAAGATGGGCTTATTATCAATCGGCATCTAAATATGATGTTGGTAAAACTGGCAACAATATTATATTTGTTGGATCAAATAACTATACGGTAATTGTACCGCAAGACGATGATACTCTTGGTCTTGATGGAAAAAGAGTATTTCTTGATATTCGTGAAGTTCCAAATGACGTATTTACATTCACTCGTGATGATAATGTTTTATATCATTTTGGTACTGAACATGGTGGTGTATTATCTTTTATCGTTGATAAAGATGAATTTAACCCAGCGAAAGACAGAAAAGACTTGCGATTATGTGATTACTTTGAGCCAAAAAAAGATCCTGAACCAACGCAGCCAGAGAAACCAGAACAGCCAGATGCCCCAACTGTAGAGCAGGCATGTACTGCTACTATTAAGTATAGATACAAGAAAGTTTTTGTAGGCAAGAAATCTACATTTACCGCTTCTTTTAAAGACTTAGATGGCAACGCAGTTACAAAAGATCCTCAATGGGATATTGAATGTGAATTAAAAGACTCTATTAATATAGAAGAAACTGGTTCAAACATTGGAATCTTTGTGTTAAATTCTGCATTAGTTGGTCAGAAAATCATCTTGAAATTATCTGCAAAAGATGGAACTTCTTCTACTGCTTCTATTGAAATAACTATAGAAAGTCTTACATAGGTGAAATTCAATGACGAAAACAGAAAAAATGATGGAAAATCCTCTGGTTTCGCTTGGATTGATCAAAGAAGCCGTAGGAAATATTTTAATGACAAATGATGATGTTAACTCTCTTGCCATGCCATATCTTGATGATGAGGATTATTCTTTCGAGGATAATTGGTTTGGATGCAAAATTGGCGAAAATATACATGGGCAAGTGAAAGACAATCGTTTATTAGGACATTGTAAAGATGTCCCATATATGGATGAAACCATTACAGATACACGATCTATTATCTTAATGGAAACATATCCTAGTACATCAACATCTATTATTGATTACACATTGGTTATCAATGTCATATGTCATAGAGATGTTATCAAACTAGATGATGATGAAAAGTCAGAATGGCGTGAAAAAGGATACGCTGGCAATCGTTTAGATATGATTTGTCAAGCAATCAATCTTGCCTTAACTGACGAATCAATAAAAGACTCATTTGGTATCGGGACTATGAGATTAGATACTCGTACAAGCCAATTACAGTCTTTTAAACCGAACACTAACTTTTATGGCAGGACAATGGTGTATCGGATTGATGATATAAATATGGAGTTGCTTTGTAAGTGAGTGACGTAAAACTTACTTATTCACAGCTACTGTCAAGCGAACCAATACCTGTTGGAATTGGACATATTCAGCCACCTAAGATCAGTGATCGTAGGAGAATTGGTGAAGGGTTATGGATGCAATATGCTAGTTATATGACATTGACAGTAGATAGCTACTACTCTGCTCTCCTGCCAGATAAATATGATGCTTTTTTGGCATTACCTTATGAAGAACGAACAGATGTTAAATTATTTGATTTGGTATCAGAAAACACAGATGTTATACAGATTTATGTGAGAGCATTTTGTTTTTATTTTGTCGAAGATGTTGTGTATAAATTAAGAGAAAAAAGATTTGAGATCTTGAAAACACATGAAGACGAAGAAACTGGAGAAATCGAATCACAGGTTGTCGGGGTTATTGATCGAGAAATCTTTGATGATGTATTACATATTCTGATGCAAATTTCAAATATCAACAATGAACGCACAGTGTCAGAAGAATTATCAAAACAAAAAGATCCTGTTGTTATTCAAATGCAACGTAGACGTGATAAGGCAAAAGCTAAACGTACTCGTGGAAAAAACTTAGATAAACAAGATCCTAAATATGATATCGGAAATATTATCTCTGTCGTATGTGCGTATCACCCAAGTATTAATTTTACTAACGTAGGGAAACTAACAATTCCTCAATTATATGATAATTTTCAAAGAATTTTAATTGATAGAAATTATCAAATCATGGCTCTTAATGCCAGTGTCTGGGGAACTGAAGGTAGTGACTTTAAAGAAGATTCATATTTGAAAAACCTGAAAGAGGAAAAATAAGACCTATCTTTATGGGTCTTTTTTTAATACTAAAATTTAAAAATTCTAATGAAAGGATGTGACAAAATGGCAGCTAGTAAGAAATATGCAAGCCGTGACTGCGGTGTATTTGAGTTAACTAACTTAGCTACAAGCAAAAAGGCTTTAAGAGTTGATTATGCAAATACAGTAACATTAAATATTACAGCAGATTCTGTAAAAGCTAAAAAGAGAGGTAGAGATGCTGTAACATTTGCTAACCCAATGGAAGGAACACTTGGATCAGAAATTCAGGTATATCCATTTGAGTTATTCTCTATCTTTGGTAACGGTACAATTACAGAAGGTGGAGATCGTGCAGAAATGAAGACGATCACTGCTACAGAAGCAGGAAAACTTACATTACCAGATCAGCCAAAAGACGGAACATTATTCGTTTACGGAAAAGGTGACGTTGGTGGAACACAGATTGAAGGAAGCGTAGCAGAAAAAGTATTTACAGCTACAACAGATAGCGAAATTGCTGTTGGTAAGAAATACGATGTATCTTATATCGTAAACGACTCTACACTTCAGTTAGTTAAGATTAACGATAATCAGGAATTAGCTGATTTCAGAGTTGACGCAGAAATCAACCAGAAATCAGAGCAGGGAGTTGTAACACCATTACATATCACTTGCTACAAAGCTACTCCTCAGAGAAATATCGAATTAGCTTTCGCAGCTGAGGGAGATCCTATTACACTGAAGATCACATTTGACCTGATGACAGATGCAGATGATGAATTTGTAGATATTTATCAGATCAAGTCTTTAGCTTAATTTAAGGATATTATTTATCACTACTGGTTAGTTTATACTAATCAGTAGTGTATTAACTTGGAATATTGAACATGAAAAAATATTGCAGTAATCATATTATAGTTTTACATTTTAGTTAGAAGATAGGGAAGAGAACAAAACTTTAATATGGTTCACAAATTGGATTATATGATTTTTTGTTTTCTTCCCTATTTTTTACGATTTTAAAAGAAAGGGTGTATTTATTGAATTCAGAAATTATAACGCCTGAACAGTTGCAGGAAGCATATAAAGATACAAAACTAATTCCTGTTACAAGTTTGGCACAGGTTAAGTTCTATGTGGAACATGGCGTACAACCACTTCTGGTCTATCCATCTGAACGTGCAGATATTATGGCGTTTTGGTATCCAAAAAAAGATACATACAGGCTATATGTTGATTATAGAAAATATATTAACGATAAATATCAGGTAGGTGAATAGGTTGGCAAAGAATGTTGGTAAGAGATTTGAAGAAAATTGGAAAGCCAGTATTCCTTCAGACATATTCTACTATCGTTTAAAAGATCAAGCACAATCTTTTGGTGGTTGTAGTAATTTAAGATTTTCAAGTAAGAATCCTTGCGATTGTTTCTTATTTTCCTCTCCTTATATGTATGCATTGGAATTGAAAAGTGTTGGCACTTCTTCTATTTCTTTTGAACGTACCAAAGAAGAGAAAGGTGTGATCCATTATCATCAGATTAAAGGTTTAAGAGAATTTGTTGGTTACAGAAATATGGTCGCAGGTTTTTTATTTAATTTTAGAAAGAAAGATAACACAGAAACTACATATTTTCAGCATATTAATGATTTTGACAGAATGATTGCTTCTATAGATAAAAAATCATTCAACGAAAAGGATTTGGCAAAATTTAATCCAATCATTGTTAATAGTCGAAAATTAAAAGTCAATTACAGATATCATGTATCTGAATTGCTTGAGAAGTTAAACAGAGAAATGGAGAGATAATTTTATGGGTAAAATTGATTTTGAAACAAGACATTATGCAGATGAGTCTTTAAATAGATTTGAGGCAAATGATTTCGTTGAAGCCGTTGTAGCCTCTGCTTTTCCTGTAACTCAGGACGAAAACGGAATATCTAGTATGGACTATGATCCACTGAGCAAACTTATGGGAATCAAGATGAATATTATAAAATTTTATGGAAACGTGGATTTAGAAAGCATTGGTATTGATGAATTATACGAACTTGCATCAGATATTGATGTTGACGCATTTGTTGATGAAAATGATATTAATAAAGTGCAGTTTCAAGATATGTTAACTGCAATTGATGAGAAATGCGATTACATTAAACAGCAGTTAATTGCAAGTGCAGTTGATATTAAACTTGACGGCAAAGATGTGAATTTCAAGGTTGAAGGTGTTGACGATTTAGTAGAATCTGTCGTGGCTTTAGCACCTGCTCTTGAATATATCAACGAAGTGTTTGCAAAGGCTGATCCAGAGGTAACTCAGAAGATGATGCAGTATTTTGCAGAACATGGTTTTGACTTTACTGCCGAAGACATTACAAAAGCTGTTGTTGAATCTGATGATTTCCAGAAAAATAGAATTGATGCACTTGAAGCAATTAAACAGGGTGCCGCTGATGCAGTCAATAATAATGTAGTTTCTATTGACAGAAAGTAAGGTGATCTCATGGGGAACATGGGCGCAATGGCTGGGTTATGGAGACAAATCCAGAATGAAATGCGTGATGCTGTAAGTGAAGCTGAGAGTAAGACATTCTTAACTGCTAACCAAGAGCTTACTGCTTCTTATGCAGGTGGAGAGCCAATACCGCCAGAGCAAGGTGGATATGTAAGAACATATCAGATGAAAAACTCTGCAAGAACAACTGGCGTTGTTGGTGGCGGAGATTCTGTTAGTGCCACCGTGTATCTTGATCAGGGATACAATTATAACACTGGAACTTATTCTACTCCTCACGTCTTTTCAGAAGCGGAATCTGGGGGATCTGGTATTGTATTAACTTCTGGATTCTGGCAACGTACAGAGCAAAAAGCTCAACAATATGCTGAACAGGCATTTGCAAAAAGATTTAAACAATAATTTCTTTTCACATCAAATTTGATGTAAATTCCACAAAAATAAAACCAAGATTTTATATGCTTATCAACCACAATATATATTATTTATTTTTAAGAATACCACTATATATTGTGGTTGTATTTATTTTACACATAGGAGGTTTACCGTTGGCTAGATTTACGGTATATAACAAGATTACATCTCCAGAAAAACTAGCATTGGTCAATAAAGATAACAAAGATTTAGGCAATGAGTGGTTAGATTACCTTGCTTCTGTTGATCGTGCGCAGAGTACAATCAAAGGCTATCGCAATGACTTAGATATTTTCTGGTGTTGGAATCTGGAACATAATAAAAATAAGGATTTCGCAAAATTAACCAAACGTGATATTGCTAAATTTCAAAATCATGCAATTAACGTATGGGGATGGAGTCCTAAACGAACGAGACGTGTTAAATCATGTCTTTCTTCTTTATCTGATTATATCGAAAATATGTTAGATGAGGAAGAAGAATTTGAAGGATTCAGAAAAATTGTAAATAAGATTGAGAATCCTGCAAATGAGGCAGTGCGTGAGAAAACGATTCTGCCAGATGAAAAAGTTGATGACTTATTAAAAACTCTTGTCGAACAAGAGAAATATGAAAAAGCGTGTGCTATCGCTATTGCTGCTTATTCTGGAATGAGAAAATCTGAAATCATTCAGATGAAGATGTCTTATTTTACTGAAGATGCTCTTGAATTTGATGGTGCTTTATATAAAACGCCAAAGATTCGCACCAAGGGTCGTGGTAAATTAGGTAAGCAGTTAAACAAATTTATCCTTGTTGATGTTAAAAAATACATTGATTTATGGGACAAACAACGTAAAGAACTTGGCGTTGACATTGATGATATCTTTGTAACGAAAGATAAAAATGGTTGGCATCGTAGATCCAATCTTGACAAATGGACAGCTGAATTTTCAAAGATGTTGGACGTAGACTTCTACTACCATTGTATGAGACATTATACTTGTACTGCTTTCGCAAAGAAGAATATTCCGATTGATGTTATCAAAGAATTCTTTGGATGGTCTTCTACGGAATTGGTTGGTATTTACAACGATTCATCCGCAGAAGATGACTTCGGAAAATACTTTACAAAAGACGGTATTAAAGAAGGAAAACAAGGTTCTTTGTCTGATTTATAGTATTGGAAAAATATACCTGTATACATACAATATATTACTATGATATACTCAAACTCGCAATGATCAATTACACAACAAAATCTATGACGTAACACCACTTATATAGTAGGAGATGATGTTATGATGATAGAGAATAGAAAAAATTACTATACACTTATTTGTGCTGAATGGAGTATGTATGGCGGAGGAATAGTTATACATACAGAGGTAAATGTTGGTTCAGTTATCGAAGCACATGAATATGTTTTATCACATCTTTATGACTTCCCTACTGGTACATGGGTACTTAAGCCATGTTTGACAGCAATTAGTTAAACAACAAGTAACAAGTAATTGATCATTGCTCTCACGGGCGGTTGGTATAATGGAATTATACTGGTCTCCAAAACCAGAGATCGGGGTTCGATTCCCTGACCGTCTGTTAATTATATACTGGAACTAAAAGAGTCTATTTTGTATAGGCTCTTTTTATTATGCACAAAATTATGAAAGAGGTGAGTAAATGGATTTTCAAGCCGTCATTAAAGCAATATTGAATAAGGGCGATGTTGAATCTCAATTGGCTGATCTTGTAAAAGACAGGGATGTTCATATTAATCCTACTGTCGGGACAAGCGGATCAACAAATACAACACTTAATAACCAAATTAAAAGACAGGCAAATGCTCAGGCAAAATCATATGTACAATATAGTAAATCTGCAATTCAAAAACAGATGAAACATGCTTCTGGGACGTTTTATTCTAGTGGTGAAACTAATATTGATAAGGGGCTTATCAGTCGTCAGAAGAAACAAGCCGAGGAAATGGCATCTGTAATTACTGACATTGCAAAAAATGAAGGTATTTCAGATAAAGACGCTAAAAAATATGCAAAAAATGTTTCAAAAATACAAGAAAAAGCGCAGGATCAAGCACTCAAGGAACAAGAGAAAAACAACGCTAAATTTCAAGCAAAGCAAAAAGCTTTAAACGAAAAAGCTGCCAAAATTGAATCCGACATTCAAGCCAAGAAATTTGCATCAAAATCAAGCAAATATCAAAAACAATTTTCTGGGTATGTTGACAATAACAGCAAAGAATACAATGAGTTTGGAATGAACGTCATTGATTACGATAAACAGCGAAAAGAACTAAACAGAATGTATGGCAACTTTCAGAAGAATCGAAGCGCTGAGAATCGTGATCTGTTAATTGAGGCACACGCCAAACTTGAACAATATGATAAAAACACCGCAAGTAGTTTATCTTTATTAAATGCTTCTCCTAATAAAGTTCTTCAGAGCGATGTTCAAAAACAAGTTGAAAAACAACACAAAGAACAAGAAAAACAATATAGTAACTGGTTTAATCAAGCACTCAAGGAACAAGAGAAAAAAGACTCTTACGTAGAAAATGTTTCTAGGAATCTTGGAAATAAATCGTATGATGCTAATTTAGCCGCACAGCAGAATAAATTAAATAGCTATTACGCAGGTACTCAAGAATATAAAAATGCAAGTAAATCTTTTAAGGAATATGAAAAGAATGTACAAGATTTACAAAAGTTACATACTCAGTATCAGGCAAAACCAACTACTGCAAATCAAGATGCAATCATTCAGCAGAATGAGAAAGTAATTCAATCATATGAAAAACTAAATAATGAGATGAAGATTCTCAATTCAACTCAAACAAAAGCACTTAATCCTGGTGAAGGTAGTATCCAAGCAAATAAGATCAGAACTTATTTAGAGAACAATACAAAAGCTGCAAAGGATTACGGCGATGTCTTAGAAGATATTGCAAAGAAGTCTGAGTCTGCAACAACCAAAGGTGAATTACAAGGAGCAAATCAAGACTTTAAGAAAATACAGTCTGAAATTTCTGCAAGGGGATTGACTGGAAATTCCATGTTTTCAGAAGTTAAGCGTGGATTTAGTCAGATTTCTCAGTTCGTAGGAACATATGGCATCTTGCAATCTGGTATGAACAAAGCACAAGAAATGGTGCAAAATACATATGATGTAGATAGTGCAATGACAAATTTACAGATGGCTACTGGTGCGTCTAACGACAAAGCAAAAGAATTGATGAAAACATACTCAGATATGGGACATCAGTTAAAGGCTACTGGTACAGATGTTGCTGCTTCTTCTACTGAATGGATGAAACAGGGACAAAGTGTTGAAAAATCTAATAAGCTTGCAGAGAGTTCTATCAAACTTAGCAAGGTTGGTGATTTAACATCTGAAAATGCTACAAAATATTTAACTTCTGCGAGAAAAGGTTATGGCATTACGAGTGCAGAAGATACCTTGAAAATCGTAGATAAAATGTCTTCTGTAGATATGGCTTCCGCTACTGATGTTGGAGGTTTGGCAGAAGGTATGTCCGAAGTTGCGACGAATGCAAATTTAGCGGGTAAAATAGATGCCCGACCATATGGTGACATATGGGCTACTTTTATAAGTAGTAGTTATTACCCAAATCGGTTAAAACCTGACTGGGCTATCGTAGCCTAAAAGACAAGACCGAGATAACTGATAAATTTCATAACTATAAAGAAAGACGGTGATAGTTATGATTATTGATAAACAAATTGAAATAATGACATGTGGAAAAGCCATAAAATACTATCAAAATTTAGGATATAAATGTGGGTATAGAACAAAAATTCTTGTCTCACAATTAGACATCCCGAAAGGTAGTATGCAAAAAGTTGAAGTAAAATGTGATTATTGTGGAAAACATTTTTATGCTAAAAGACAGGACTTAGATCGTGGACTAGTAAATAAACATGCATGTAAGTCTTGTGCTTCTTTAAAAGCAAAAGAAGGAAATATTATTAAATATGGCGTCTCTTCTTATATGGGGACGCAAGAAGGCAAAGAACGATATAAGGAAACTTGTCTTAAGAAATATGGCGTTGAAAATGTTATGCAAAATAAAGAAGTACAGCAAAATCAAACTAAGACTGTAAAAAAGAAATATGGCGTTAATAATGTATTTCAAAATTCAGAAATTAAGCAAAAAATCAGAGAAATTTGTATAGAAAAATATGGTGTTGATAACCCTCAAAAATCAGAACAAATACGAAATAAAACAGAAAATACTTGTTTGATGAGATATGGGGCGAAGACTCCACTACAATCAGAAAAGGTTAAACAAAAAATCCAAAATACAAATATGCAAAAATATGGAGTTCTTCATCCTTTGCAAAATGAAAAGATTAAACAAAAGCAAATTCAAACTGTATTAAATAAATATGGTGTTGAAAACATTATGCAATCTAAAAAGTATATGGAAAGTGCATTAAAAAAGACAAGGCAGACATCTATTGAATTATATGGCGTTTATCCTGCGTCAAAGTCAGAAAGCATAAAAAATAAAATTAAATCAACTTTTGTTTCTTCTCACAAAGTAGGAGATATTCCTGCAAGTAAAAATCAAATTCATTTATGTAATTTATATCACGGAATCTTAAATTTTCCAACTAAATACTATTTCTTAGATATTTTATTGGAGAATAATATTTATTGTGAATATGATGGATCTGGTCATAATTTAAATGTAATCTTAGGACGTTTAACGCAAGAAGAATTTGACCGAAAAGAAATTATTAGGTATAAAACACTAAAAGCTTCTGGTTTAAAAATGTTTAAAATAATACATAAAGGAAAGAAACTTCCAGATGATAAAAAATTATTGCATATTAAACAATTAGCAACTCAATTATTATCAACTACAGATAATAACTGGGTTGTTTTTGATATTGATAATAATTTATTTATTATAAAAAACTATGAAATTAAATATGATGAAAATTTATCAGTATTGTAACGACTGTTCGGGTAGCTACTCTCTTAGGAGGTAAATATACAGTCTGAACTATATAGAAATATGTAGAGAGGCGGTCAGTAGTAAACAGACTACTTTAAGAAGAACCGCCTCCGCCACATCGTACCTTTGATGTGGTCTGTAGCGTAGAGCAAACGTGAAAGTAACAGCTTGGTCAGCATGGACAAATTGCTCGGTTATTTAGCAACTATCGGTGAAACAACTCAGGAAGGTATGAGTTCAGTCGGAACTGGTTTGAACGCCATTTTCTCCCGTATGGGAAATATCAAACTAGCACGACTTAAAGATTATCAAAATAATGGCGAAGACCTAGACATTTGGGGCGCAGTGGCATAATACATAAACCACTGTGGCAATTCTTTCTTATGATCATATGAATTTTCATATGTGCTTAAAAGCCGAGGGAACGGTCAATAAGGAGGAAGGATATATCTATATCTGCCTTGAACGACTGAGCGAAAGAAGGTCATTTCGATGACTATGCGACAGTCTGAACACACTTCTATATTTCCCATAATTCCTTAAGAAGTGGAGTTGCGGTCAAGTGTAAAGACACTTTTGGAAGTACCGCAACCGCTTCTATGTAATGAGTTTCTTCTTATTATATAGAAGTCATATTGTCTCATTCTACAGGACAAAGTAACAGCTTGGAGTGATGTAGAAACTGTCTTAAAAGGTGAAGGAATTAACCTAAGAGACAAACAAGATACATTTAGAAATTTCGGTGATGTGCTTGATGAAGTAGCTGGTAAATGGACTAACTACAGTGATGTATCAAAACGTGCGATTGCCAAAGCTCTCGCTGGCACAAACCACATGGAAGAGGTACTTGTATTATTAAATAATTACGGTAAAGCTCAAGAATATGAAAAAGTATCAGAAAATTCTACTGGATCTACAGATAAAAAGTATGAAGTTTATGAGAATAGTTTGGAAGGACGAACAGAAGATCTTAAAAACTCATTCCAATCTATCTCAACAACATTTGCTGATAAAAACCTTCTTGGTGGAGGAATTACTTTACTATCAAATGTTCTTAATGTAGTTAATAAATTAGTAAGTAGTTTTGGATTATTGCAAACTGCTGCCGCTGGCTTTGCCGGCATTAAACTTTTTAAAAACCTAGGTTGACCCTATCTCAAAATCATTAGGGTGACAGTGAGCCTACTATATATAAGGAAGAAACAGAAATGGTGTTTCGAACAAATATATAGGATACGGGGTTTTAAAATACACGTATCAGGAGTAATTGCTGGAACGAAAAAGAATATCGAAACTGAAACGGAATTGGCAACAATAGACGGAATAGTTTAAGAATTTGATATTCATATCGTATTATACGATTGTATCTAATCAGCCGCACACATTCTTGCCGTATAGGAAAAATATCGGTAAACTGCCATATAAGAAACGTGCTTCGGGATAAGGCACAGCAGCTAAGATGTTTTAATAAGAATGGATGTTCAGAGACTACCGATCCTGACAGATAATGACGACCTTATGATCATTGTCTGGTAATGTATAGCCCAAAAGTGTAAATTAATGTCGATGTTTTACCTGCTATCATCGTTTGCGTACAGAGATATTTCATCTCTAAGCAGGGAATTCAAATTCAAATTTTATGTAAAAATGACCATCAAAAAGTCCTTATTTTATAAGGTTTTTTGAAGATTGGTAATTTGGCGAATTGTACTTCTATTAGTATATATGAGCCAAAGTTATTTTTAACTTGGTATAAATATTGTGGAATAGCTTAATATATTAATACAATACAAAAAGGCACCCACACGGATGCCCTTTTGTATCACTTCTATTGATGTTTTGTAATTAAGCTACCACCCTTAATTACTGTTTGTTGGTACAAATGCTTTTTGTATCATTTCTTATTACACTTGTATTATAGAATATTTTCTAATAAAATGCAAGTATTTTTAATATGTAGCCCAATCATACAATGATACTTTTTACTTAAACGGTTATCTTTTGTGGTAGATAGATAATACGATATTTTTACACATTAAAATACTGTTTGCATTGTTGATTCAAGTCTTATCTAAATATTGCAAGCAATAACTGAATAATCAAACTTGCAATATTGAATGTTTTAGAAACACTCTGCCAGTCAATATTCTGTAATAAGTGAATGACACTTTGGAACATTTGTCACCTCCGTTCCGCATCTGCCGTAAGGCACTGAATGACGTGCAAATCATAAAGCATGATCATTCAGCAACAAAATTATATCATACAATGGAATAAATATCCATAACAAAAAAACAGTCTATTGGAAATCACTTATGGTAACCAATAGACTGCAAATCCTTTGGAAATGCAATGACGAACTTGGAAGATAACTCGTTGCATTTCTTGTAAACTTAACCGTATAACTTGACGATAAATAAGTTATATGGGATATTTTTATATTAATACAGAGATATTATTTTGTCAATAATTTGTTGTAATAAGCTGATTTGTTGCATAAATAGAATTAAGAGAGATAACTCAACGGTTACCTCTCTTTTGTTATACTCTTTTTTAATTTAGAAATTTGTTGTATAATAAATTATAACTATTAATTTATATATACAAAGGAGAGTATAATTATGAGTAGACAAGTAACAGACAAAGACGGAAATGTACATATTATTGAAACAAATAGTCAACAGATAAATAGTATGACAAACCAAGAACGAATGTTGGATAAAATTATTCAACACCAACAAACTCAGAATAACAATAAGTCAAAGGAGTGATAATTTATCAAAGAACTTAGTTTAATAATTGAAGCTGTGCCAAATATATTACAATATTACATACCAGGTGCATGTTTCTTATTTATATTTCAGCTAACAATTTCTAAGAAACTTTCAGGATTTGCATTTAATGTTGGAAGCTGCATTATTAGTTATGTGTCGTTAGCAACAATCGCATTATTACGATTAAATATCTTGAAACATTTAAAAGATACATCTTGGATCAATAATGGGATTTCTATTATTTTATGTATTATAGTAGCATTATTATTATCTCTTGTGCTATCTAATGACAATGTTAAGAACTGGATCGCTGATCAATTTCACATCACAACGAATAACAATGTTCTTGATGATGTGTTTGATTACACGAATGGTAGCTGTGTAATTGTTCGCCTAAAAGATAAAGATTATTTCTTTATGGGCAACTTACGGTTAACAGATGAAGGGAAAGACAAACAATATATTGTGTTAAATGCTTTCACAAAATTTTCGCAAAACGGTAGTGTGCTGGCTACTTATGCAAGAGCTGAAGGGCAGGAAAATGCAAATATTGTTTTGAAGATTAGTGATATTGATTATCTTGAAGTATATAATAACGGCTTTGAAGATATTGTAACAGTGTTAAAGAGAGAGGATTGATAGTCCTCTCTTTCTTACCATTTGTACTTGCAATTATTGCATATGTACATGTTTTATCAATACACTAAGGATTACATACAGAACAAGGACTTAATCCTCTCTGCTCTGCTTCTGACTTAGATATTGTAATATCACTTTTCTTTAAATATTTACATCCTGCTGCATGATACTTGCTTCCATAATCAGTAATATGTACAATCACATCGGCAGACGTTGATGAGTCGTCGTCTGATGATGAGTTGGATGAACTGCTAGATGATGAACTTGAAGATTTTGCCTTGGCAGATACCGCTTTAGGTTTGGCGGTTTTCTTCTTATACTTCTCTTTGAGGGAGTCGTATTTGTCTTGAAGATCGTCATAGTCTTCTTGAAGAGAATCATACTCATCACTTTTGTCATTATACAGTGACACATTCGCATCATTTTCAGATGATAAATCTTTATACTTTGTTTTCAAATCTTGGTATTTAGTATACAACTCGTTATATTGTGTTGTTAATCTGTCTTTACTATTTGATAATCCTACGTTACCACATAAACTGGCTGCGAAGCAAATTGCTAATATCCACATCAATACCTTGTTACTTCCGTTATTTTTCATACTTTATGCTCCTCTGTTGTGATATGTAAAACTATTTAGGCGCAGCACCACTCGTTAGTGCTTCTAATGCTAGTTTGCCTGCTACATTGCCAATAATTGCGAGTGATGCACTATTGAGGCGCTCTCCAACAAATTTTTTAGTCTTCTTCCAGATTGTATCATCTTTGATGTTATCTAGGAATTCGTGACCTTTAAATGATAATGAATCAACATCAAATTGTCTGAAGTTTAATGTTTCTGGTGTCATTGTAGCAATGACCATATCTTCAAAATATAATTGAGCAACTACATATCGTATTTCGTCTTCTGTGTATCGTGACGATAATTTTTCATCGTGTATTATTTCGTAGAAAACACGAGAATGAATAGATCGATTGCCTCGACTATCATCTTCGTAGATACAATTATTTTCAATGTAAATCATTACATCTCTTATACAATCATGATTTAATTTCATAAATTTATACTCCTTTCAGAAAGTAGGTGATTAAATGAAAACTATAACAATTCGTCAAAAAACTAAAGCCGAAGGTTTTGATACACATTGTAGCGCAATGCATGAACTTCCTTATATTATCGAAGTTGACGGAAAACCTTTAGAAAATGTTCGTAGATTTGAACTTATTCTTGACAATGATTCGGCTAATGGTTTTATTGACATTGATCGAATCGCAGAATATACTGTAACCCATTATGGTATGACATTTGACGACCTAGCAGATGGTGTTGAAGATCCTGGTCGAAAAAATAAATAATTTGGAATTTAGAGAGGATTGATAGTCCTCTCTTTCTTACCACTGATATTTACATTTGTTGCATTGATATGTATTTCTTGCACTACGGGTGGCAGTGCGAACAAGCTGTGTATCCACGTTGTTCTGCTTCAGATTTAGAGATTGATATCGAACTCTTTTTAAGATATCTACAACCAGCCGCATGATACTTTTGTCCATAATCTGTTATGTAAACTGTATAACTTGCGGATGAAGAATTATCGGAGTCTGAAGAAGACGAATTATTTGATGATGAACTGGTATTGTTTGAGCCAGATGATTTCTTTGATGTAGATTTTTTCGGTTTTGCTACCTTTTTATATTTTGCTTTTAACTTATCGTATTTGTCAATTAGTGACGTATATTTATACCATAGATCATTATATTCTCCACTAGAACGACTCAAATCTTCTTGTATTTTATCATTCTCTTTGGAAAGATCATAATAACGTGAATAAATATCATCATAAGAACCTTTTACATCTTCGTATTTTGACCTTATTTTTTTATGTTCTTCGCTAGTTTTGATATTAGTTCCAACACTAAATGATAAACAAATTGATAGAACAGCAATCAAGGCATGTCCTTTGTTTAAATTCATTTGCGTACTCCTACCATTTATATCCACAATTCTTACATTTGAATGTCTTACCTATGTTAGAACTTAATATTCCAACTGCCATTATTCCTACTGCTCTCGAAGCAAATCCAATCTTTTTGATATTTGTTGAACCACAGTTAGGACATGAAGGTTTGTGAATAACTGGTTGCTGTTGAGGTAGTGGTTTGTTTTCTGTATCTCTGCCCCAGAAATTAGTAATATAATTGATAGCATCTACTTTCATAATTAGTTGTATATCATACGGATAAGAAAATGGAATATATTTTTTATCATTTAAAAAATGTATAAATTCATTCTTTTCTTGATTTGATAATTCTGGAATCAATTGAATATGCTTAATAGCCTCTTTATTACAATACCCATATTGTTTTAAACTATCATACACTGGTGTTAAATCATATGTAACATCATTATCCTTTATAATACATCTTTTATTTTTGGGTATATTTTTTATAACATATTCTCTAAATTCAGTTTGTGTTTCAAAATCGTCATAATGAGTAGGAATAATATCTGATGTCATAACTGTTTTAATAAATTCAAGAATCCCACTATAGCTAATATCGATATTACTTTCATCTATTCTGTCAGTTAATTCTTCGAAGATCTCTGAAGAATATTTACTTTTTAACTTAGGAACTATATCCGAAAAATCTACTACTACACCATTGAAATTACATTTTGTATTGGCTTTCTTTTCTTTTAATTTTAATTGTTCGAAATATTCCTTAACTGGATATCCGCAATGCACACATTCTTTTGACTGATCTGAAATTTCTTTGCCGCATTCTGGGCATGTTGTAAGTGCCATAATTTATTTACCTCCGATACATTTAATAAATAAATTGTATCATTATATATACTAGAACGCAACTCGTATATTATAATAAAACACTTTTGTCACTGCAAAATCGAGGTAAAGATGCGAAGAGACAAGAAATATTAAAGGGTCTTGCTCCAGAAGAAAGGAATATGTCAAATGCATATTTCAAAAATGCTGTAGAAAAAGTAGCAAAAAATGAAGAAGGTTATACTCCAAAACAACGTGTAGAAACATTAATAAATAAAAATATTCCAAGAGAAACCATTTCAGATCTTATGAATTCTGCCGTTAATCAGCCAAACTCTGATTATGCAGATAAGATTAAAGATGTAACTGAAGCAGTAGATTCGATTCCTAAATCTGCTGAAAAAGCTGGACATGCAGCCAGAGATTTAAACAAGAATCTGAAGTTTAGTGATGCCGAAAAATCAACAGCTGGTTTTGCAAGTAAATTTAAAACAAAAATGTCTGATGGTGTGGAAAAAACCAAAGCAAAACTAAGTGAGTTTAAAGGTGCTATTAAAGATGTTGGTATTGGTTTAAAAGAAACTATGGTGGCAAATCTTCCTGCCGTATTACTTGCTGCTGGTACTGCTGCCGCTGCTGGTGTCAATGCATTAGCTAACAATATTCGTAGCAGAGCATTAAATGCAGGCACAAAGAATCTCAACAAATACAACAAGAAAATCAATAAGAGTCAATCTAAACTTGACTCCATAAATGACATCAAGGCAGAGTTCAATAGACTTGCTAAAGGTGTCGATAATACTACGAATCAAAACGTAGGTCTTTCTACATCTGATTATAGTCGTTATCTTGAATTAAAGAAACAGCTTGTTAAGACAAACAAAGACCTTGTTAAATCAATGGATAGTGAAGGAAACGCTATCATTGACAATAATTCTGCAATTGACAAATCTATTCAGAAATATGAACGTCAAATCCAGAAAAATAAACAGGCGATTGCCAGTAAGAAGAATTTAGCTATTCAGAACAAAGCCGTTGCTTTAAATATGAATAAAGCCACTGAAGGTTATCAAGTTGGCGATAGAAGCCTTGCTGGTAATGTCGGGCGACTACTGACTGGTGGAAAGAAAGGTGTTGGTATTGGCGGAGCTTTAATTGGTGGCGCAATTGGAACACTTATCGCTCCTGGCGTTGGTACTGCTCTTGGTGCTGTTATTGGTAATGGTGCACAAGCAGCAACAAATTTAGCTGGGCAATTCTTACTTGGTACAAAAGATTCTGGTGCTCTTCATAGCATCTTTGCAAGCAAGAAATCTATCGCAAGTGATGGATTAAATTCTAACAAATCTAATCTTATTAGTATGATCAAGAACACAAAGGCTTATAAGAAAGAAGCAAAGAGTATTCTTGGTAAAAATGCAGATCTTGACAACTTAACAGACCAACAGTTATCTACATTATTAAATAACGCAAACTTCGATAGTGGTGGACTCGGTGTTAAAGACAACACTATGAGCAAATATGTTGAAGCCACAAAGAGTAATCTGAAAGAAGTTCAGGATCAGCTTAAAGAATTTAAATCTACTACTCTTGAAAATACGCTTGAGGCATCTCAAGGATTTGCGACATTAGACAAGACATCCCAGCAATTTGCCAAAAATTATGTAAGTAATATGGATCTAAGTTCTGATAAGATGTCTGGTAAAGGTGCAGAAAAATATCTTGAGGAACAAGAACAGAAAGTTCGTAGTTTTACAAGCAAACTGGCAACCGATAGTTCTCTGAAAGATGCTTATGAAAAATTCTCTGACATTAAAGGGGATACTTCTTTAACTGCTAGTGAATGGCAAAAGCAAATCAATAAACAATTTGAGACTCTTAAGAAAAAGACAGGAGCTTCTACTAAAGAGTTGTCTGGTATGCTTGGCGTGTCCATGTCTGGAAGCGATGTATTAACATCTAACGGACAAAATGTTCAAAAAATGATCAAGACTCTTAACGATGAGTTTAAAGGTCAGAAAACTAAAGATCAAAAGACGGTAACTAATCTTCAAGATCAGAAAGAATTTACGAAATTAATTTCTCAATATCAGTCTGCCAGAAATGACAGATTATCCAAAGGTTCATCCAAAGTCGGTAATGTAGACCTCAATGGAAGACCTGTATTGTTAAATAATGATAAAAAGAAATCTTATAGTACATTAATCTCTTCTTCTATGGCTGGTGCTGACGGTAGTATGTTTGAAGGAAAGGAAATTATGTACACACCTGTATTGTCAAGCACTGGTAAAAAGCTTGATGATAAAACGATGCAGGAGTATATTTCCAAAATTACTTCTAAAGCTACAAGCAAAGATGAGTTGTTAAAACTTGATTCCAAAGGATTGGAAATTGGTGGACAGAAAGTTAAAAACGTCATTGAAGGTGTTGCTGACTCCGTAGATGAAGCCAATAAAAAGACCGAAAGTTTTCATGAAAATAATGAAAAGGGCTATGATAAAGAAGCAGAATCTTTACGAAAGATTAAAGATTATATGACCGAACAAGGCGGTAAATATGAGAAATTAGGTAAACAGCTTAATTCTTCTGTTGACTTTGACAAAATATTCGGTAAAGGATATTTTGAAAACCTTAGCCTCGATCAGTTGTCTGAAGCCTATGACTTAATTACCGATAAGAATGAAATCTTTACAGGTTCTCTTGAACAGCTAAAACAGCGTCTTGATAATGTTGCGAAATACAAAGATAGTGGATTATCTTATACTCTTGACACGTATACTCGAGCTACAAAATCTGCTGACGATGATGCAAATTACAATACTTTTGTGTCTGGATTAAAGAGCGCCAAAGACGAATGGGATAAAGGTAAAGTTGGAACCGACCAATTTAAGCAAATGGCAGGTCTTATCTCTCCTACTGGAAAGACGGATGATAAGAATTTCAAAGAAAACTATGATCATATCATGAAGTATTTTACTTCTGACGATTCAGGTCCTAAAGCGTTTGTAAGTCAGTTACAGAACATGACAAATGCTTCTGGTGAAGCTATGGCTAAACTCAATGCAAAAACTGGCGATTATAAAGTTAAAATTGACAATGTTGGTAAGGCGGCTAAAAAGATGGGAATGGGTATCACTCCATTTGAATCCATCTTGAATAATCTTAAAACATACGGTTGGGATGTGCAGTTTGATTCTCTTACAGAGCAATGGGATAGTGCTAGTGAAAAACTGAATGAATGGTCACAGGCTTGGCAGAAAAATGGTGGATCATTAGGAGATTCTCAAGGTAAGGAAATCGAAAAATACAAACAACAACTTGAAGATTTGCGCAGAAATGAAAAAGAACTACCAGAAGGATTCGAGCAAACACTTACCATAAAACTTAATGCATCTGAAGCAGAAACGGCTTTAACGAACTCTGTTGATGAGTATAAACAAAAACTCAAAGACAGAGGTGATAGCTGGGGTACATCCAAAGATGCAAAGAAAGAACGTAGTAAAATTTTCGATGAAGGATCTTCTGCTACAGACAAGGCAACAAAAGCTCAAGATTCTGTGTTAGGTCAAAATGGTCGTGAACTAAATCAAAAATACGAAGCTGAGTATGAGAAAAAAGAAAATGCAGTTCAAGCCGCATTACAGCAAGCAGATAAAACTGGTTCGAAGAAAGATATGGAAGCATATCTTAAAGCCGTTCAAGCCCGTCAGGATCTTATTACTGCTGGTGCAACAGACAATAAATATTACGTTAAAACGAAGTTTAAAGACAAGAACGATGTCCAAAAAGAGTTAAAACGTAATGGCGCAACAGTCGATAAGAGCGGAAATGTTACTGCAAGTAAAGATAACCAAGATGTTAAAACCATCATTGACGCTTATAACAAAGCACATAAAGGCAATGAGATTAAGGTTACTTGGGCTGACGGTAAATTACCAGATACTAAACCTAAGAAAAATGAGTCTGATACCAAGGGTAAAAAGTCTGAATCTGGATCGAAAGACAGCACTTCTTCTAAGAATGAGAAGCCTAACACAGAGACCAAGACAGAAACTTCTGGTAAAGAGAATAAATCTCCTTCCATTTTAGACAAGATCAATAGTTTCTTCAAAGAGCGCCAGACAAAAGAGTTCAAAAATAATACGACGAAAAAATCTGAAGAAAATACTGGCGAACAGACAAAGAAAGTTCAATCTCTAACTAACTTTGTTAAAAGTATTCCTTCTAATTTAAATGGAGTATTTAAGAGTGCTCAAACAAAACAGAATTCTACTACATATCAGAAACCACAGGTTAAGTCTGGAGCACAGAATTGGCAGACTGATAACACTAAATATGACAAGTTTACATCTGGTGCAAAAGGCATTTGGTCAAGCATTACAGGTGGCATAAAAGGATTATTTGGTGGTTCAAAGTCTTCTGCTTCTGCTAGTCAAAATGCTAGTAAAAAGCAGTCATCTAAGTCAGATGTTAAAGTAAATGCTAAAGGTAATGCTAAAAAGACCATTGACTCTATCAAGAAATCTTTATCTAGCATGAAATCCAAAAGCATTTCTATTAAGGCTAAAGGAAATGCAAAGAAAACAATTTCTTCTATTTCTAAATCTCTTAAGAAATTAAAATCTAAGAGCGTTTCTATTAAAGCAAAAGGCAACGCCTCTTCTGTCATTAAGAAGATTGCTAGTGCTTTAAAGAAACTGAAAAACAAGAACATTACCGTCAAAGTAAAAGACAATGCTTCACATAAAATCAGTAGCATTAAAGGAAAGTTGAATGCATTAGGTAAGATGCATCCGGCTCCAAAAGTTACCATCAATACAAGTGGATTACATGATGTTGAAGCTGCAAAATCAGCGATCAATGGCTTACATGATAAATCTGTTAATGTATCTGTAAATTATAGCCAAAGTGGCAAACCAGATAAAGCTTATGGTACATTTGCTCGTGGATCAATGGCATGGTCAACCGCTTATGCAAAAGGCACAGCAAATGCACTCGCAGGCGGAAATATTGGTGCCAAAACTTCAGGAAAAACACTTGTTGGAGAATTGGGTGTAGAAGCTATTATTCCTAAGAATTCCCAAAGAATGTTTTTGCTTGGTACAACGGGTCCCGAATTTGCAGATATCCATTCTGGAGATATTGTCTTTAATCATCAACAGACAGCTGATCTTTTAGCAAATGGACACACTTCTACTCGTGCAAAAGTACAAGGCGGAATGTCTGCATTTGCTCACGGAACATCTTTCAAAGCTCTTTCTTCTGGTCAGTCTGCGACAGCTTCTGGTGGCTGGCGTGGTGGTATCGCTGAGAAATCTGGTTCTTCTTCTACCAAAAAGCATACGGAATCTACTAAAAAGAATACAGAAGCAACGAAAAAGAATACGGACTCTAAGAAGAAAGACAGCAAAGCTACAGATAAGAGTACAAAGAAAAAGTCAAAATTTGCCACATTACTTGATAATATGGGTAAACAATTTGACTTTATTGCAATTGCGATTGATCGAGCTGCTACTGCTACAGAAAAATTTGCTAATATGATCAATGATTATGTGGATCCAGAGGTTAAGCAAAGCGCACTTTGGAATCAATATAAATCAACTGGTAAGGAAGTTTCTGTCAATCAGCAAGCGGCAAGCAAATACAAATCTGAAGCAAGTTCTTTTGCAAGTAAAGCAATTAAGACAGTTCCTAAGACAAAGAATAGTTCTAAGAAAAAGAATCAGAAACGATTACAAACATACTTTGAACGTGTGCGTAATGGTAGTATGAATATTAATACTATCAAAAATGATAACATGCGTTCTGCTGTTTCTCAGTATCAGGAATTATATGAGAAGTATCTTCAAGCTAATTCTGCTGCCCAACAGTTAAAGAATACTCAGCGTGATTTATTTAATCAATGGTTGAATATGCCTACTGAGAAAGCACAGAAAGCAATTGAGAATTTACAGAACTCTTATGATACATTATCTAATCGTTCTTCTGCTGCATCTACAGGAGAGTCTGGTGTTGCACGATTAGTTCAAACGTCAAACGATCAGTTGTCTGAAGCACAATCTAATGTTTCTTCTGCAAAATCTACTCAGAGTCGTGCCTCTTCTGCTAATAAAACAGCACAAAAGAAGGTTTCAAAAGCGACAAAGAGTCAGAAATCTAAGGCGAAATCTGCTACAAAAGCAGTCAATAAGTCTGGATTATCTAAGAAAAAGAAAGCATCTCTTAACAAGAGTATTAAAGCAGGTAAGACAATCTCTACTAAGGGACTCAAAGGGTCTGCGAAGAAAAAAGCTACTGCTTATAATAAAGCGGTTAAGAGTACAAAGTCTGCAAAATCCTCCGCTGCTAAGACAAGTGCAAATCTATCAAATGCTAACAGTGCATTATATGATGCACAGATATATCTGAAAAATGTGCAAGATTCTCAAGCAATTGCGAGTAATTATGCAGGTCAGCCTGCCTACACATATCAGAATGACGTGTTGGACAGTCAAGTCAAAAATAAGAAGAAACAGTACGAAAATAGTCAGACTGCTGTAAGAGAAGCTAGTAAGAATCAAGCTAAATATCAGAAAGAACGTGAAAATGCACAAGCTAATAAGAATAAGGCGGATAGTGCAGTTAAGACCAAGGGTAATAGTATTCTTAGTGGTAAGAAAGCTAAGAAGTTATCTAATTCCCAGAAAAACGCAATTAAGTCTGGAAAAGAGGTTTCTTTAAAAGGAATCAAAGATAAGACTTTATTAAAACAGCTTAAAGCATATAATGAACAAGTCAAAAAAGCAAAAGACGCTTCTAATAAATTGGCGCAAGCTAAACAAAAAGAGGCAGATGCTACAAATGCTTTGGCGACAGCAAACAAAAATGCAAATGATGCTGCTGCGGATTGGGCTGCTGAACAGACAAATGCTGCTGTGCAATCTCAGGCTAATATTAAAGCATATTATGATGCGAAAGCTAATATGGAAGCCACAAATAGTAGCAATGCTTCTTCTGCCGCAAAGTTGAAACAATCAAAAGGTCAAGACCTTGATGCTTCAGATTATCAGAATCAGATGGATGCTAATGAGAGACAAGCACAGATTATTGATGAAGAAGCTGCAAAAATGCAAGAGAACCTGAATAACAAATTGAACGATGGTTCTATTAAATATGGTTCTCAAGAATGGATGCAAATGCAAAACGAAATCAACGCTTGTAAAGGTAGCGCAGATGACTTAAGAACTTCTAACGAAGAACTTAAAAATAGTATGCGTGACGATATTTATTATCGTGGTTTTGAACGTGCTATTAAAGCGGCTCAGAATTTACAAAATTCACTTACAACAATATCTTCTCTGATCGATGAAGATGCGATGTTTGATGATGACGGAAATCTGACAGATTATGGTACTGCTGCCATTGCAACAAATATTGCTAATGTCAAATCTGAAAAAGAAGAATTGAATCAATTAATGCAAGAACGTGCCAAAATGGCTGAGCATCGTGATGAATATTCTGACACAGAATGGGCTGACGCAATTCAAAAGAGCGATCAAGATATTGCGGATGCAGTTAAGAGTATTAAGTCTGCCGAAGATAGTGTAACAACTATTCTGAAAAATAACGCAAAGCAGAAATTAGATGCGATTAACAAAACTATAGATGCTTATAAAGAAGCTATAAAAACTTCTCATGACTACTATACATATGACAAGCAATTAAAATCCTCTAACAAGGATATTCAGATACTAAAATCACAGATCAATGCACTTAATGGGGTGGCTGATGCAGCATCGAAGAGTAAGAAAGCACGTCTTGAAGCAGAACTCCAAGAGAAACAAGATGCACTTGATGATACAGTAAAAGATCATATTTATAATCTTCAGATTGACGGACTTGACAAGTTAAGCACACAGCTGAATGATGATTATGAGAAATACTGTAAAGAGTTATCTTCTTCTGTTGATAAGATTGAAGAGACGTTTACATCTTTATCTGGAACAATCAGTTCAGAGGGTGCAAAAATTGATAGTACGATTACTACCATCTTGGGACATTATGGTGTCAAACCAAGCGATCTTGGACTGACAGATAGCAATGTCACAGGCTATGCACAAGGTGGATTAGTTAAATCTGTGCATAAGAACGGAGATGATGGTCTCGCTTCTCTCGCAGTAGGTGAGGAAGTTGCTACTGTCGATGTTGTTAATCTGGCAAACAAAGTAAGACAAGATAAGGTATTAAATGCCTTAGCAAATGGACATACACTGAACGGAATGACTATGGATGGAATTGGAACAACGGAAATTGCAATTAACTTTGGTGAAGCTATTGGAAATCTTAATATTCCTAACGGAGTATCTGATGAAGAATTACAAAGAATCATTAAAGAATCATATAAGTATACTTCTCAGCAAGTTGCTCGTGATGTTGCAAAAACACTTGGTCGCAAACGTCCAGTTTAAACCTTATATAATAAGGAAGAAACAGGTTGAGCAGTGCGTAGAAATACGCACTCCTGCCTGTTATTTTTTGTGCAAAAATTTATACAGAAAGGAGATACATATATGTTGTCATTTGAATATAATGGACAATCTACAAAAACAATCTTAGATACGCCACTGATGGTCGTACAGTTTGATGTGACAAATGACATCACAGGATTTTCACGAGAGATTGTTAAAGGTGAAAAAACAATGTTACGTCAGGAGACAAATCATTATGGTGCAATGTATTCTGATGAGAGCACATATGAATTTTACCTCGTAAAAGAAAACGGACATGGGTTCACAAATTCAGAGCAGAGAAAAATCAATAAGTGGCTGACTTCTCCTACTCTTGTAAAACCATTGACAGGAATTGCAGATGATAAAGAAACTGTAATTTACAAGGGGATCTTCCAGAACATCGGATGGAAAATGATCACATGCAAACTTGGTCAGCTTGATGCGGTTCAATGCAGTTTCGTTTGTGACACCCCATTTATATGGAAACACTATGAGATTTCTGGCGAAGTTGCAACAAGTAATAAATTCTCAACAAACATTTTTGTAGATAGTGACGATACGGAGTATGAGATTTATCCAAAGGTAACGATCACTTCCCAAACAAGTCAAACGGTAACAATCGAAGTGCGTGATGAAAACTCTATGTCGGTACTGTGCAGACCTACTTTACCAGTGTGTATTGATTGTAAGCATTGCATGGTGACAGACGGTACAGTAACGGGACTAACTAATTTTGAAGATATTGGATGGGCTGATGTTGGAAATATTTCATGGATTAAACTTCATGATGGATACAATGTTGTAAGTATTACAGGTGCGTGTACTTATAAAATTGAGTTTGATGTGCCACAGAAACGGATCGGTGATCTGTTATGATTAAACACAATGCAAAAATTTATTTATGTCGTCCTGACAGAACTGTTATTTGCGCTTTAAATGGAGTACAGATTAAAAGCGTTGAATATGAACAGCAATTAAAAGATTTTAACCATCTTACATTTAATGTAGACAGATATATAGATGTTGATGGCGAATACATTGAATCTGCTGGCTATGAGAAATTAAAAGACCACATGACAATTTATCTTGAAGGACTTGACTATTTTCAGCTTCAAGAACCTTCTTTGCAAAATGATAATGGTAGATACGAATACAAGGCATGTGAAGCATATTCTGATGAGAAAACTTTTGAAGATAAGGATATGAAAGGTTTATCTTTTAACAAAGGTACAAAAGACTCTATGGAAATGCAGGCTACAAATAACGTAGACGATATGGGTTATGCGAAAGAATATATCACGTTTTGCAACGATAGAAACCATGAATTATCATTGATGCATCTGGTATTAGAAAAAGCTCCAGGAGTGCCAGGATGGAGTGTCGGTTATATCGATCCTGCAATAAAGAACGAAAAATATTCGTTTGAGGCAGATAATACCAACGCTTATGCGTTCCTTAACACAACAGTAGCCAATGTTGTAAAATGCGTATTTTATTTCGATACAATCAATAGAACGGTAAGTGCGTATGCCAAAGAAAACATAGGAAAAGACACGAATATCTTCATTGGATGGCGTAACGCACTTAATATGCTTAAAATGACTCCGCAGGCAGATACAATGTATAATGCTTTGACAATTCAAGGTGATGAAGAGTTAGATGTTACGAGAGTCAATTATGGTCGAAGTCAGATTTATAATCTTGATTATTATTTGACTACAAACTATTTTCCTCAAGAAACTATTGATAAGATCAAAACATGGCAAAAGTGGCAAATTGATAACCACGCTAAATATATTGAGAACGGAAAGAAGTCTGCGGAATATCAAGCAAAGATTGATGAGATAAATTATCGTGTGCCAAATGATGGAATCCAGATTGCTCAATATAAAACAATGAATCAAGAAACTCTTGAGAAAACTCTTAAAATGTATGAGCAAATGCTTACTACAATCCAAGTCAGTGTTGATACAAGAGATGATTATGAGAAAGATTCAAGCGGAAATTATACTAAATGGGATAAACCAGATGACATTCAGAATCGTGTTTACAAGCCTTGGACTACTTCTTCTGGCAAGGTTGATCATGAAAAATATCTTGCTTTGCTAAAAGAAAGCAATAAAGGATATTATACATATCAAGAATTAAGAGATTATATTATCCCGAATATCAAGGTGGCAATTCAAAATTTGCATTTAGCCGATAATAAAAAGATTGATTATAATGATGAATTTGAATCAAACTGGGATTTATATGGAATCAAAGAACTTGAGGGCAAACGTGACGAATACAAAAAACAGATTTTAGATATTCTTGCTGCATATCAAAAAGAATGGAATCAACTTACCGATGAAGAAATCAGTAAGGCTGGTGTAAAGGATGAAAAAACCTATAATGTATTCCATAAGAATTTTATTAAGTACAAAAATTGGCTTGGTGATGAAAATACAGAAGGTTCACTTCTATATAAATTAAAAGAGTTAAATGCACAAGTCGATGAACTTGAAACTAAGAAGAAACCATATGACGATGTAATGACAGATATGAATACTCATTCTGAACTTAATGATACGCAATTTGGATTGACAGATAAAGAATATACTGCTGTCATGAACATTGTTCGTATGGGTGATTATACAAACAATAATATCTTTACTACTTCTCTTGATGACGCAATCACATCTTACGAGCATTGCGAAGAATTATATCAAGATGGATTAAAACGTATCTCTGAAACTTCTCAACCACAATATCAGATTGAAACTTCTCTCGATAACATTCTTTCATTAAATGAATATGCAGACGTAAATTCAGATAATAAACAAGGTTGGCATAATCAGTTTACGGTTGGTAACTTTATTCGAGTTGGTGTGCGTGATGATTATGCAGTTAAGTTAAGATTATTGACAATTGCATACAATCCTTGCACAAAAAGTTCGGAAATTAGTGTGACGTATACCAACATGATCACGAGTCTAACAGGTAGAGATGATTTTTCTTATCTATTTGATGATACTGCTGCTTCGCAGAAAAATAGTATTTCTGTCGGAACAGGCGATTCCAAAGATTCTGTTGAGTATATGACTAATATGCTTCAGAGAATGACGAATAGTTCTTTGTTTGGAAATGCAGTGAACAATAGCGTACAAAATGTATTAAGCGATCAAGGAACGATCAATAAATTATTTGGCGATTACTTGAGTTATAAAGTAATTAATGTCGGGAACATCACAGGTGATAAGGCTGAGTTTAATGAGTTGTTTAGCAAATATATTAACTCAGAATATATTGCTGCTAATTCGGCTGATATTAAAAAGTTAAATACAGACGTTGCCAATATTAACTCTGCAATCATTGGCACTTCTTCAACAGAAACAGGTATCGTATTTAACCTTTCCTCAGCAAATGCTAAGTTTGACTCTGCATGGATCATAAACGGTATCGCAGGGAAAATGACAATTGGAGACTTAGCCGCAGGCGATATTACAATCTCTGATACAATGCGTATCTTATCGGAGAATGGCAACTTTATCATGAACGGCTCAGCTATGCAGTTTTTAGATACTGAAGGCAATGTTGGAATCCAAATTGGTTATGATACGAACAAGAATCCAAGCATTATCATCAAAGACAATAAAGGCGTAACAGTTATGACAAGTCAAGGTATCACTAAGGATGCGATTGCTGATGGATTGATTGTGAATAATATGCTTGGAGATAAGTCTGTTTCAAAAGATAAGCTGAATTTTCCTATCGTTGAAGCGAACGCACAAGGCGGAGTTGATATTACACAGATTTATGATGGCAAAGGAGGTTTATGGGGAGTAGAGTATACGGAAACTATGACATCTGTTAATAATAGTTTAGACCAACTAACGCAAGATATTGCGAATCTTAACACTGCAATCGACTCAGTATCTCTTACAGGACAACAAGTCTTTACCGAAACCGATACAGGTATTTCTCCTACTTCTATTGCTCTAACCGCAACGGTAAATAATGGTGCAGAAATCAGCAAATGGTATGTTGATGGAACTGAAAACACTTCTTACATTTCTTCAGACAAAACGCAAATTACAATCCCAAGTTCTTATATGGCAAATAGAAAAACAGTGGTTGTCAAAGTGGAATGTACTGATACATCTAAATATGATGTTATGACTTTATATAAAGTTACAGATGGAGCTTCTGCTTACACTGTTGTCGCAAATAGTAGCAACGGAACTACTTTTGAGTACAACAATACTGTTTATACGGAAACAATTTGTACTTGCAAAGTTCTGAAAGGAAGTAAGGAAGTTACTGCCAAAAGCTACGTTTGGTACAAGCAATCAAGCGGATCAACAGAATGGAAGCAAATTGGAACTGGTGCAAGGTTAACAGTTTCATTAAAAGATAAACAAAATCAAAAAATTAAATGCTCAGTAGAAATCTGAGTTGGATAGAGAAAACAAATGCATAATAACTAATTTTGGAGGTGAAAACTATAAATGGTATTAGAAAGTAATACATTAGATGTCTTATTTGTAAAAGATGGACAACAAGGAGAAGACGGTAAAATTCTCTATACTTGGATTAAATATGCCAAAGATGCAAATGGCACAGGAATGACCGATGATCCTAATGGAGCAGTTTACATTGGTATTTCTTACAATAATGAAAGCTCTACAGAATCAAATGATCCTACACAGTATGCTTGGACTAAGATACAGGGTGCTGATGGTAAAAAAGGTGAAGATGCCTATACAATCTTCTTAGAGAATGAAAATATTTCTTTTGCTACAGATAAGAATAGAAACCCACTTTCTGAACAGGCGTACACCTCTGGAATTACTATTATGAAAGGGGCAAAACCTGTTACAGATTTTACAATTGGGGATATAGCAAAAACACAAGGAATCGCAGTGGCTAAAACAAATACAGCTATTGCGATTTCTGTTGTTAATGGGAATCCTTTACCAAATGATAGCGGAGAAATTGAGATTCCTATTACTGTTGGAGGTACTGTTTTTAAAAAGATTCTTACTTGGACTTGTGCAAAGAAAGGCGATCAAGGTAAGAACGGTAAAGACGGTACTTCCGTAAAAATCACATCTAAATCAGTTACATATCAATCATCAACTTCTGGCACAACAGCACCTACAGGAACGTGGTCAACTACTGTTCCTACGGTTGCAAATGGTCAATATCTCTGGACTAAAACTACAGTACAATACTCAGATGGTAATAAGACTGAAGCATACAGTGTATCTTACAAAGGTACAAACGGTACAAACGGGACTTCTGTGACTGTAAGCAAAACAGAGGTTACTTATCAAGTTAGTACAAGTGGAACTACTGCTCCTACAGGTACATGGAGTACAACAATGCCAAGTTGCGATCAAGGGCAGTATTTGTGGACTAAGACTTATGTTAAGTATTCTGATGGGAAAGAGACTACTTCTTATAGTGTGAGTTATAAAGGGGTTGATGGGGAGAAATTTGCTTTCAATATGCTGAGAGAAACCAATCAAGGTAGTAAGCACTGGATTAATGTAGGAGCATCTGGAAAATATTCTGTAGAATCTATTACTACGGAGGACAGTATAAATGCTGTAAAATTAATATGTACAGAACCAATTGCGTCTAATGAATGGCAATTTTGCGATTTTTCAGATTATGAGATGCTTAAGAGTTTAAAAGCATCAACTACTTATACTTTATCTTACGATATTAAAACAAATAGATCAGGGAAAATTTTACACAATATCAAAACCGGTGGTGGACAAAAAGTGTTCTTTGCGAATGATATTGCTTGTAAAGTTTTAGGGAATGAAACATGGGAGCACGTTTCATTAAAAATGACAAGCGGTACAACATTGCCAAACTTAGATGGACAGGTAATATATATGTTTGGTGACGCCCTTTCAAAAGTTGGTTATTCAATCATCAAAAATCTCAAACTCACAGAAGGTATAGTAGACACACCTTGGGCACCTCATCCAGAAGATCTCGAAGGTCGTGGAGTTTCTGAAACAGTTCAATACTACCTAGCAACATCTCAAGCCTCTGGAGTAACTTTTTCTACTTCTGGTTGGAGTACGGACATTACAACCCAAAAACTCACTGCGGATAAAAAATATTTATGGAATTGTTATCAGACTAAATATTCAGATGGTACGAGTGAACCTATTAGCACACCTAAAGTTATTGGCGTATATGGGGATAAGGGAAATGGTATCGTGGCAAGTGTCCAAAGACCTAATAAGACCGAATTTTGGTGGAGCCAAGTTGGTGCAGTAGGTCATAAAGATACATTTGATGATTCATCTAATACTCGTAACAATTGTAGAGTTGGAGATATTTTTACAGTTATGGGAACGTCCACAGAGGGTAATTCGCATACGGTCTATTATAAGAGCACAACTGATAGCGGAGATTTAGCAGGAGAATGTATTAATCATGTTATTGCCGAAAGTGGGGCTGATGCCAAAAACCTCTCTATCACACCTTCATCTCAATACTTCAAGTCTACAGACGGTGGTAAAACATTTGCACCAAACGCAATCACAATTAAACCTACTATTCAAGGAGAAATCAGTTTTGGTAAATGGCAATACAGCATTGATGGTGGAGTGAGCTTCGCTGATATTGTGAGTGGACAAAAAGGCTTGACGATCAATAATAACGTGTTAACTGTTAGCAAAGATAGTAGCCTATATAGTGACGCTGTTACTATGGTTACTTTCAGAGCTGTTGCCAACGATAGTAGTTTTTATGATACGTGTAGTATTGCTAAGATTTATGACGTGAGTGATATTGGTGATGGTAGGAATTTACTTTGGAATAGTAATTTTGCTAAGACCGATGAAACTATCAATACAAGCACTTATACTACATGGGGATTAATTTTAAGAGGGAGCACATATACAGCAACAATTGATACATCTGTTAAACATAATAATTTCAACACATTAAAAGTTATTGGAACTAAAGCTGGTGACAGCAGTGGACAAGACTTAATCTATCGAATCAAAGGATTGAATTTAGACGAAGTAAAATTCACAGAAACAGACGTGAAATATACTTTGTCTTTTTACGCAAAAGCATCTATAGCTTGTAATTTTAGTGCAAGATATGCTTATGATTCTTACGCCAAAGATACAAATGTTGCACTGAGTACAGATTGGAAAAGATATGAAATTCAAATGCATCCAACCACAACTTCATACCAGACTTCCTTAATATTTAAAATGGATGCCGCTTCTACTGTTTGGTTTTCTGAGTTTAAACTTGAAAAAGGCTCTTCTGCGACAGGATATTCTACTGCTCCAGAGGATGTCCAAGTAGCGATTTTATCTACCAAATCAGAGATCTCTGATGTAAGTTTAAAGGTGGATAAAAACAAGCAAGCCATTGAACAAAGAGTGGAAAAGAATACTTATCAGCAAGATTTGAACTTGGTCAAAGGTGATATTAGCAAAGCGAATGAAGGGCTGAATAAGTGGAGATATGAGATTTATCCTAAGAGTTTGTTTACGGATAAGCCAGAGGATCAGAATAAATATGATATTGGTGTTTTTATAAGGAATAAAAATCTTACACCTAGTCGCACTTTGGTATTTGATGATAACAAGTGGACGCTTTTAGATTATGAAAATAATTATATTGGCTATGGTTTAACTTTTGTTAAAATGTCTGCTAAAAAGACATTTTCGACAAAGTGGGCACATAGTAGTTCTTGCTCAATATACGTTAATGGAAAATTAATTATTTCAGATAAAGGAACGGTACGACTTGATAGCAATAACATAGGAAGAGATTTTAATTGTACATTTATAGAGGGTTGGAACTGTATTGAATTTGTTATGCAAGAAACAACAGGAAATGAATGGTTTTTCTTCAAAGATGCTATTTCTGCTATCTCAGAATGCCAACTCATGAACTGTTACTATGGTACTCCTGTTGCTAGACAATCACACATTACAAATCAGTTGGTGGAAAACACGACTAACATCGAAGGTGTTGCAACAACAATGCAGAAAGTCATGACCACTGTTGGTGGATCAGACAGAATTGATGAGTTTGTGAACAACTATAACAAAACCATTGAGAGTGAAAAACAGTTTAAGAAAACTATTGGCGAGACCTATACAACTAAAGATGAGTTTAATGGACTTGAGATTGGAGGTAGGAATTTACTAACCAAAGACGATTGTAATATGTCTAAATGGCAAAATTTATATCCAGCTCATTGTAAAGTTACAAATAACGATTACTCAAATCACATAGATTATGTTCCTACACGTGGAGAATGGGAAAATGTTTATAAGAAGATTTCAATTACAAAAGGACAAAAATATATTCTGTCTTTTGACTATAAGGTTAATAAAGCCTACAACTATCTTAGCGGGCAAAAATATGGTGTATATTTATCAACATCTATACCAACAAACGCAGCACCTACAAATATCATTACAGATGGACAATATGCTATAGAGAACACAGTTACAAGCATTAAGCGTGGCGTAATCACTTTTACTGCTCCTATTGACACACTCTATATTGTAATTAATGGCGGTTGCATAGGTGACAACCAGACTGGGTTAAGTTTTGAGTTTAATAAATGGAAGCTTGAAAAAGGAAACAAGGCAACCGATTGGACACCAGCACCTGAGGACGATGAAATCAACGGACAAAACTTGGTAAGCAATCTGCCTTCTAATTGGGAGCAAGGAAGTTTCGTAGTCGAAGATGATTCTAAAAATAAAACATATTCTGAAGTGAAAGTTTCTGAGAAAACACAGATTCGTATTAAAGAATTAATTCCTGTATTTGGTGATATAACAATTTCGGCACAAGCTACACAGAATTCTTCAAAAGAAGTCCTTAATCATTATGTAATATTATTTGATGTTAATAAAAGATATATGGGAAAGCATAATCTAAACGGTTGGAACACCTCTTTTCCACGAATGTTTAATTGTGGTGATGCAAAATACATAGCCATTGCATTAAAATGGGGAGACGGCACAAAAACACAAATTACTCCCTCCGACATTTCACAAATCTGCCTAAAGATCGAACGTGGTACTTCTGCTACACCTTTCACACTAGCACCAGAAGATGTAAATGGAAAGATTGTAAATGTAGAGACTATTGCTAATCAGACTGCTAAAAAGTTTGAATGGATTGTTAAGGGTGGAGATAAATCATCTAGCATGGTGCTTACAGATGATTTTTTGAATATTGTTGCTAATAAGATAAATTTGAAAGGGAAAGTTACTTTTGAGAGTTTAAGCAGCGATGCCAAGAGTGAGATTGGGAAAGTAGCACAGAGTAAAGTCGATGGTTTAGAGGTTGGTGGCAGGAATCTAATTATCAACAGCAATCTTTCTAGGACCTTAACTAACGTAACTAACGATGGATGTTCAAACATGACTGTTGTTTCTGATTCTGTATATGGACATGCTTTAAAGTTTACTGCTGTTAACCAAAGAAGAGTTTTTTGGGCTACAAGTAATGTATGGGTAAAAAATAAAACTTACACTGTTTCGTTTGTAGCAAAATCAAGTGTGACAGGGCAAAAAATTCGACCAAGTAGATCAACAGCAGATTGGGGCGATGATATTACTCTAACAACTTCTTATGCTAGATATACAACAAAAATTACAAGCCTGGACACGAACGCAGGAGGTACATTGTCGTTTAGTTGTACAAACGCAGTGGGCGATATTACGATTACAAATGTCAAGCTTGAAGTTGGTAATAAAGCTACAGACTGGACACCTGCTCCTGAAGATGTTTCTCAGGATGCAACTAATAAAGCAAGTCAAGCTTTAACAGATGCCAAAAACTACTCTTCTAATGCTGTTAACTGGGTCACTAATAATGGTTCATCAACAACGAGCCTTAACTCAATGGTTAAAAAATGGACAGATGGGGCAGTAAGCGATACAGCACAGATTAACGGTGGATGGATTAAAGCGAATACTATTACTGCTAGTAAGATAGCATTAGCTGACTTTACGAACTATTCTCAGTTGACCAGAGATACAGCAGATGCATACGGATTCACAGTGACTGACGATACAGATGGTACATGGTTTAGTACGAAAAATATTAAGCGAGATCAGTTTATTTCTGAAATATTCCCTTGCAATGGTGGTGAAAGTTATCTTATCGAATATGATATTTCCACCAATGCCAAGGGAGCAAATAATTCAACTGACACTAAAAATTATATTGGTGTAGCTATTGGTGTTTATGGATATACAGGAACTGTTGGTTCTAATGGGCTTCCAAACAAAGCAACAAATATTTGGTATGCAGATAGAATTACTGGATCTGAAACCGCTCCATCAATACATGTAAAAACTACAATTACTACTTCTACAGCTACAAAACAATTCCGAGTATTTTTACAATCAAACGGATATTACTTTGAAGGCACAACAAAGATTAGAAATTTATCTGTTCGTAGAATGTATGGCGGAACTCTTATCGTAGACGGTTCTATCACAGCAGACAAAATCGCAACAGATGCCATTAAATCTCGCAACTACATCTCTTCTGGTGGTACGCAGGGATCATTTTTGAATCTGAGCGATGGTAGCTTTACGAGTCCTAATTTAAGTTGGGATTCAAATGGTAATTTGATTGCCAGTAATGCGAACCTGAGTGGGCTGATTAATGCCACAAAAGGTACAGTCGGTGGTTGGAATATAGCAACAAATGGTTTATATTCTGGTATTGACGAAAATGCTATAAAAATATATTCTGCTACGACTTACGATGCACAAACAATGTATCAAAAACAGAAAATACAAGATTCATTCATTTTATCTCAAAAATATATAAATCATTTTGTTTCGCAGCAAGTATCTGTTGGACATAATATTCCTTATTGGCAAACAAGATCATTTATATATAATGATTCCCAAATACAACTTGCACAAAGTGATTATTGTATAAATACTTCTTCAGCTTCGAATTATGATGCACAATATAGTCTAAAAGATGGGTATATAAGTGCTACTCGTATTTATATGGAACAAAACATTACACAAGTTGGCGGAGATGTTATTAATTCATCATTTAGCATAGGTTTAGATAGCATGATGGGGTGGTGTTCTATACAGTCTACTAAGGGGATAAATATATATGGAAATTCTTCAAGGGCGTTATACGTTCAATCAAATGATACATCTAAATATAATGCTCTTGAAACAGAAGGAGATGTCGTGGTGAACGGCAAAATTCATGCGGTTTCTGGCGACAATAAAATTCAGCTAAATTCAGATAATAACGGATCAATTGAATTATATGGGAATACTCCATTTATTGATTTCCATAGTGCGTATAGTAGTGCTGACTATACTTGCCGAATTATAGCAAATACGCCAGAACAGTTGCTTGTATGTGGCAAACTACGTTGTGATTCCAATATTATTTCAAACAACGATCTTATTGCAAATAGTTGGGTTTATGCAGGACAAAACGCACATTATACATGGCAAAACCAATTGGATTGTTATTTTTCATGTGGATATTATAATAACACAAACAATGTTTACTATTATGCTGGATATCATGCGTTTTACGTAAATGGAGATTCTGGTTCTGGAATGATGTACATCGACACAAGTGGTGTTAGCTCTCGAAAAGGTTTTAGAAATTCATCCGATGAAAGAATCAAACAAAACTTCTCTCATTTCGATGATAATTTCATTGATACATATATGAGCCTAGAGCCTGTTCAATATCAATTTAAAAATGACACCGATGATAAATACCATTTTGGATTTAAAGCCCAACAAACTGAACGGATTTTAAATGCTTATGGTCAAGAATCAGACAAATCTTATGGTATATGTGCAACTCATGCAATTGATTCAGAAAAAGCAGAAAAGTTATATGGTGTAAAAGATATGCATGAAGAATATACCCTTGCATACGATGAACTGATTGCGCCCACCACTTATATGGTACAGCATATTTACAAAGAACTTGAATCTACAAAAGAAGAACTTATCAAAGTCAAACAAGAAAAAGCCGACCTAGAAGCTCGCTTGCAAGCAATTGAAGCAAAGCTTGGACTTTAAGAACGGATAAACAACTAAATAACAAAACATACATAGAGCAGTTTTCGGACTGCTCTTTTTGTATGCAATTTTACAAAAAAGAAAGGTGAAATACATATGGTATACACAGTTAAATTAGACAGCTCTGACGACAAAGTATTTAATCTTATGCAGTTTAATAGCATGACTTTTGACATGGAATGTAAACTTGTCGTTTGCACATATGATCTAAAAACGGTTAAATCAGCATTTACAAATTTTAAAACATTAGACATCTACAGAGATGATGTGCAGATTGCAACTTACACATGCTTTAACAATTATAAAGAAATCTCTTTACAACAGGGATTATATAACAACACAAATGGAGAATGGGAAGATGCGCTGATTGTATCTCTTACAAGAGCAAATATTGTAGAACAGGTACAGCGACTTGATGAAAAAGTCAATCAGGTTGTTGATATTAACACACTGACTCTTGATGAGTACAAGAACTATTTACAGGAGAAAAACAAAGCTGCTCTCGCTGAGTTCTTAGCAAGTCAGAGTGTAGAATTCAATGATAAGCCTTATGGAGTATCTGAAGAAGATCAGAATGAAATGGCTCTGAACTTTATGCAATATCAAGCTCTTACTAGTGCTGGTCAGCAAGTAACTCTTGAATGGCATAGTAAGAAGAGTGCGTGTGAAACATTCACTGCTGAGAAATTTGTGCAGTTAACAGCAATGATCAAGGCATTTGTCTATCCTTACTTTCAGCAGATGAATGTCATCAAACAACAGATTTTTAGTTCTGCTAGCAAAGAAGAATTGGACAAGATTGAAATTAAATATGAAGTAATTCCTGTACAGTCGACAGAACCTACTACTCCTTCAGGGGAAAAGATTCAGTTACGACTGAAGAATAATTAGTTTAACAGAGAAAAGGAGAAAATTAATATGGAAATGACAAATATGCAGGCAGATATGATCTTAGGACAGTTAAATACAATTTATGCATTCCTTATGAAAAACAGTGAATTAGTACCATGTACTTTAAGTGCTGGGCTTGCCAAGAATATTAGAAAGATTCAAGAAGAGCTGAAGGAATATTTTGAAGAAAAACGCAAACTCTTACAGAAATATGATATCACTACTGATGCCCAGATCAATAGCACAGAGAACGGACAGAAATTCTTAGCAGAGTTTAATCCTTTAAGCATGGAAAACTCAGGGGTTGAGTTCCATAAGATGAGAATGACTTTTAGCGAAGTTTGTGATGTTATTGAGAATTGTCAAGGAATTCTTGAGGGAGACATCATGATTTTACAGCTTATTTGTAAAGATGAAAGTGAGAACGAAGATCAAAAAGAAGGTGAATAAATAGAATGTTACATGTGAAGAAATCATGTAAATATCTTGTCCTATTTTTCATTGGGGCATTTGCTTATTGTGGAATTGAGATCATCTGGAGAGGATACACGCACTGGACAATGGGAGTGTTAGGCGGTACTTGCTTCATTCTTATTGGACTGATCAATAACAGTCGCTTCTTCTACCATCTTATGCCCTTTCGTGAGCAAATGGTTCTCGGAGGATTGATTGTTACTGTAATGGAATTCATAGTAGGTTGTATTTTAAATTTATGGTTAGGTTTAGGCATTTGGGATTACTCTCAGATGCCTTTTAATGTACTTGGGCAGATTTGCTTACCTTATACAATTTTATGGATTTTACTGAGTGCAGTGTGTATTGTTACAGATGATTGGTTGAGATATTTATTATTTGGAGAAGAAAAACCAGAATATGTTTGGTAAAGACTTAAAGGAGTGATTTTTATAAAATAATCGAGGTAATTACATGATAGAAAATTGGAATATTATAATTAATTTTTTATCTCAACATGGGGCTGCATTGACAGTGTTTGTCTTTGCGGTTCTTTTGTTTGCAGATAAAATTTTTGATGTCACTTCCAAATTAAACGAAAAGTTTGGGTTTGAAACACGAGCCTCATTAGAAAAGAAACATCAAAAAGAAGTGATTGAACAACAACGCTTAATGATCGATAAGCATACAGAAACTTTGGAGAAACTAACACAGATTTTGAGCAATCAGAATAAGGATATTCAAGTTATCAAAGACATGATGAGAGAGCAAGCCGCATTATTAACAGACCAAAAGGTAGGCATGGAACGACTATTTGCACATACAGCTGAACTGGCTAAAAAATTAGATGATGCGTGCGTAATAGACGTTGCTTTATCTGAAGGTGTTGCTGCAATGTTAAGAGACAGAATCAAACAAGCCCACAGGTATTACAAGCAAAAAGGTTGTATTTCCCCTACGGGGCTTGAAAACATCAATGCTATTTATAAGGTATACCATGACCAATTACATCAAAATGGCGTTGGAGAAAAAATGTATAACGAAATTAAAGCATTGCCTATTAAGGATGAAGAGTCATTCTTGTAGGTCTTTTTTATTGCAAAGGAGGATTGCATTATGAACAAATTTAAAGAATTTTTGGCAAGTATTAATTGGAGTGAAGTTAAACCACATACTGTTGTAAGTCTGATTTTACAGGTGTTGGCGTGGATCAATATGGGATTAACTGCGGCAGGCAAACCAGTGATTGACGTACATGAAGATGTAATTAACCAAGTAGTTGGTATTGCTTTTGTAGTTGGAACATCTCTGTATGGAGATTGGAAAAATCATAGTTTTACATGGACAGCTCAGTTTGCAGATGAAATTGCTTACGCTCTGAGAGACGGTAGATTAACTCTTGAAGAGGCTGAGGAAATCAAGAATAAGATTGGTCAAAAAGATGTGATCGTAAAAGTTGATAAAGATTTATTTGAGAAAGAATTAGACGATGTCGCAGAGGGTAAAGAGTCTGACGACATTGTTGGATAATTTGCTAAGTGATGAATTAGTAATTGAATAATTAGTTGTTGGGCAGTCGCTGTTATGGTGACTGCTCTTTTTAGATAAAAGAAAGGAAGTTTGATATTTATGGCATTAAAATTTAAAACAAGAACGGCTAAAAGCGTAAGCTATGGAAGCAAGCGTAGCACGAGTTCTATTAAGTTTATTGTAATCCATTTCACAGGGAATGACGGAGATTCCGCTAAGAACAATGCAGATTATTTTGCCACTGGTAATACGAGAGCTGCTGGGGCACACTATTTCATTGATGAGGGAGATATTGTATGGAAATCTGTTCCTGTTAATCGAGTAGCATGGGCAGTTGGAGGATTTGTTACAAATGCTAATGGAGGTGCAAAATTTTATAAGATTTGTACTAATGCAAACAGTCTAAGCATTGAAATGGCTAATTCTGTAGGAAGTGTTCCTAAGGCTACATATAAAAATGCTGTTAGTCTAACTAAAAAACTTATGAAAAAATACAATATTCCTGCCAGTCATGTTCTAAGGCACAATGATGTATCGGGAAAACAGTGCCCAGAACCTTGGTGTGGAAAAAATAATAAACAGTGGGCTAAATTCAAAGCAGACATTTCTGGTTCTACAGTAGTAAAACCAAAAGCATCTTCTAAGTTCAAATCTTACAAAGTGAAAGTAACTGCTTCTGCTCTTAATGTACGTAAGTCTCCATCTACAACGGCTGCTATTGTCAGAGACGCTTATAAGAAAGGTACAACAGTTACAATCAAAGCTGTTAAGAATGGTTGGGGTAAAACTAAAGATGGTTGGATTAAACTATCTTATACAAAGAAATGTTAAAGAGTATGAAAAGAAATAAGAAACAGTTATGATTGATCTGGCGATCAGTCGGTATTTTCTTTATTAGTTTTCTTTGTTAGTGATAAAGAAGTGTTACTCTCTGCTGCGGAGAGGTAAATATGAGCAGAATAAAAATTCAAAGGGTACATCAGGTTAATTTCTGGTGTACCCTATTTTTTACGATTTTAGAACATTGAGCTTTGTTGTTCGAGTGCTACTAATAATGCGCCCATTGTCATTGGTTTGATCTTTTCTCCCTCTTGAAGTTCTGATTGGTCTATTGGAGAATCTTCATTAATGAAGTCGTAATTTGTGTAAATTGTTATTCCGTCAATCTCTTTGTACCAAACTGCTACAATATAGTCATTTCCAAATTCTAAAATATCTTGCTTTAGATCTGCTATAAGCTCTAAGCTTTCATAGATAATATGAGTGTCATTTTGATTAATTAATGCCATATTGTTTCTCCGTTCTGATACTTTACGCTTGTATGGTGTAGCTTCTCTTCCATGTAGGAACTTTCTCAGATGCATATTGTGCGCCCATAATATAATTCAAATAATCTTCATCAACTTTTGCAATCTTTCTTTTCATATGATCGTCATTGTATGAAAATGCATAAAGCATCATTCCGTGTAAAACCTTATCACCAGGGAATACATGCTGTGATGATTCATGTCTCATAAACCTATTGGCTTTTTGATACTCATTCATAACATTTTTGCGAATATTGGTCATGCATGTCATATTTGCGTGTTGTTCGATAGATGTTAGAATCATAGGATATGGTTTCTTTAAGCGTGTGCTGATTAATTGAAAAGCACAATTCAAAAAACCGAGAGACCATAATACTTTCTCTCGGTCTGTTGCTTCTGGTTCGTCACCAATCTTACCACCTAACTTCATGTGTTCGTAAAATTCATCTCTTTCTTTTTTATCTGAATAAAACATTGTATAACTCCTTTTCTGTGTGAATTGATAGTTATACGCCTTGCGTTACGGTTTAAATTAAGAAATAAACTAATTTCATTTCTTTTATAGGTTTCAAAACATCCTATGTTACAGTTTAATTAAAGAAAAAGTAATATTACCTCTTCTTATATAAATTTCAAAACACCATGTGTTATGGTTGATAAAATTGTAGTTTTATGTGCAAAAACAACCCATATGAAAATGTCATTTTTTGTTTATTTTACTCATAAAATTAACATTCCACTATTACCATAAAAATATTATTAATATACTTTAGATTCCAATATGGATCAATTAAATATGTGGGTTGCTTTCTTTATAATCATATTAACACCAGAAATAATACATGTCAATATAATTTATTCTACTCTACACATATCATCTATTTCATGTTCAGACAAATATAAAGGCATTCCACATTTCTCATTGAAGAATGAAAGGACGTATTCTGTAGAATCAATTCTAGCCCCATATAGAGTTGTTTTTATAGGCGTCTGAGAGTCGATCTCTGTAAGTTGTACTGTGTCACCTATATGGAATAATCCGCACTCTGTGTTAAGTGTCTGAGTGCTTTCGTTGTATTCGTATATTCTCATTGTGTATCTCCTTATCTGTTCAAGTAACTCTGTGATCGTAATAAGTCTGCATATTCTCCGCAGATATACCATGTGCCAGATGATGGAATGTATTTTAGTATCTTTGTCTTAGTAGAAATGTTGAATCGTTCTAACACTTCTATTCTGCTTTTATAGTATTCTACTTCACGTTCTTGTCTTGCTGAGTTGGTTTCTTTTCTAGTACCCTGTAGGAGTAGTTCTCTGATGTGGAATTTTTGAAGCTTACCATAAGAATCTAACATAGACATCCAGATGTCAGGAGGTGTGTCTCCTGAGATGTTTACTCTCTTAGTAGCTTTTGGAATGTTTGTTGTATTGTACATTTTATTTCACCTCTCGAATATTATAACACGAACATGTGTTTGGTGTAAAGGTTATAAAAGAAAAACCACAGATTATAATAAACCTGTGGTTAAGAGAATCTATAGCATTAAAACTCCATAATTAATTTGTTATTTGTTCCAATTATATTTTTAAATGCTTATTTTTATAATTTGGTGTAACTAAGTGTTTTGTCTAAAATTATAATTTTACTTTATTGCAGTTTTCCTTTATTTTATGCGGGTTTCCATCATTTAAAAATCAATGAAATATTTGAACTTTGCATTTGCATACAAAATTCTATGTTTTTCTTCAGATTTTCTTAAGATCCTGAAATAATTTACAATTCTGGCTTTTATATTCTATTATTTGCGGATCTGTCCATTTCCATAAATAATAAATTTGCTGGTTGTCAGTGCATCTAATCCCATTGGTCCTCTGGCATGAATCTTCTGGGTACTGATTCCGATCTCTGCTCCAAATCCAAATTCAAATCCATCAGTAAATCTTGTGGATGCATTAACATAAACGGCTGCTGCATCGATCTGATTTAAGAATTCCTGTGCATTCTGGTAAGAATCTGTGACGATCGCTTCCGAATGCCCCGTATTGTAATGATTGATATGTGCCACTGCTTCGTCAAAGCTGTCGACAGTTTTCACAGAAATGATAGAATCTAAGTATTCTGTTCCCCAGTCTTCTTCTGTTGCAGGGATGACCTGGTCATTTAAAGCACAAACTCTCTCATCTCCACGTACCTGTACTCCTTTTTCTAATAAAGCATCGATGATCGCTGGACCGTGACTCTCCAAGATGTTCTTATGTAATACTAAAGATTCACATGTATTACATGTTCCAAGTCTCTGTGTCTTTGCATTGATGATGATGTTAACTGCCATGTCTTTCTGGGCAAATTCATCTACGTATACATGACAATTTCCTGTTCCTGTCTCGATCACTGGCACTGTAGAATTCTTTACAACACTCTGAATGAGTCCTGCACCACCTCTTGGGATCAGAACATCTAAGTATTCATTTAACTGCATCATCTTTGTAGCTGTCTCACGGCTTGTATCTGTCAGCAGCTGAATGCTGTATTTTGGCATATTGCAGGATTCTAGTGCACTCTGGATCACATTTGTGATCGCAAGATTTGAATTGATCGCATCACTTCCACCACGAAGAAGGCATGCGTTTCCTGTCTTAAAACATAGTGCAAATGCATCTGCTGTTACGTTTGGTCTTGATTCGTAGATGATACCGACAACTCCTAATGGTACTGTTTTCTTACCGATCAAAAGTCCATTCGGTGTTTTCTGCATATGTTCTACAGAACCAATGGGATCATGCAGTTCGGCTACCTGACGAAGTCCTTCTGCCATTGCTTCGATACGGTCAGGATTCAGGGATAAACGATCGATCAACGCCTCGCTCATATCATTGCTTTTTGCATTCTCTACATCTTTATAATTCTCACTTAAGATATATTCCTGATTCTGTACCAGACATTTGGCTGCTTCTCTTAATACTTCATTCTTATCTTCAATCCCTGCTTTTCCAAGAATTATCGATGCTTCTTTTGCCTGTTTTCCTAGTTGTTCCAACAT